CATTACAACAGTACCTTCTGCAGCAACAACTGGCGGAGGTACCCTATTTGTTGATGCAGGTGCTCTAAAGTATCGCGGAACATCTGGTTCTAATGCGACAATCGTAAATGCTAATGGAACTATTACTGCTCCTTCAGAGTCTATTAAAGTTGCTGCTAACCGTACAACATCAACCACTGGAACTACTGCGTTAACAGATAATGATAGTGAAACATTTGCTATAACTTTCCCTGTAGGAAGATTCTCTGTTTCACCAGCTGTAACAGCTTCTACTAGCTCAGTAAGATATGTAGCAGCTGTTAATAGCGTTTCAACAGCTGGATTTACTTTATCTGTAAGAAACGTTTCTGGTGCTACAGGAACAACATATTTATATCACTGGCACGCAATAGAAATTATTGCAGGAATGGGTAGCTAATGGCAATTATATTAATTTGTGAAACAGAGCAATGCGGGAATGCAAATATCCCCATTACTTTTGAAGGAACTGCTGACCGCTATATATGTGGTGTATGTATGAATGAGATAACTAATAAGGTTGAACAATAATGTTAATCATTCTGCCATCGCTAGATGAAGAGAACAATCAGATATACATAGTTATCAACAAGATAACAAAGAAGACAGTAGCTACCTTTACTGACTACGAGTCAGCAAGGTCTTACCTACTCGGAAAGTAAGTCTTTCTTAGCTTTAGCTTTAGCTCTAGCTGCTTTCACTTTTGCCTGGTCCTTCTTCGCCTTAATCATTCGTTCTGCACGCTGAGCATGATACGCATCAACAGCGTTTGCACTAGTACGACTTTGCCATTCAAAGCTGCACTCAGTGCACTCAACCATACGCATAGTTGCCCAGCGTCCGCCATTTGGTCTGTTGACTATCTTAGTGATTAGGTCAGCTGTACCTGTATTACATCCAGGACACTTAGGGAATCGCTTACGACGAATCTCTTGCCCTTCCCAGTTTACTGAGAGGGTGCGTCTAATCTCGTCTTCATCTAGACCGCCCCATACACCGTTTATTTGCTTGTTCTCTAAGGCCCACTTTGCACACTCTTTTCGGACTGGGCACACATCGCACATTAGCTTTGCTGAGAATATGTCGTTGTTCTTGTTTGAGAAAAATAGATTTACTTTGTCTCTGTTTGCTGGTTTTGCACATTCGGAATCCTCGTGCCATTCTTGACTTATCACGGGTACTGTATTTCTACATAGGTTACTTCTATGACTTCATCTACTTCGCTACCTTCTAGAGTAGACCCGTCGTCAGCACAAACTGTTAGGTATATGTCTCCACCAACGGGGCCAGCATACCCCTGCTCTATAATGCCAGCATCTATGAGTTGAAACGCCTGAGCCAAAGATGATACAACACCTTCACGCTGTAGAGAGGATGCTAGAGCACGCCTAACAACTTCTATCTCCAGGTCGACATGTTTTTCAGTGTAAAAAACTAGGGAGGAGTCACCAAAGTTATAGTGGTAGCCGTAGCCTTCCCACTCTGACCAGAGTGACTCGCCTTTTCTTAAATCCTTCATATAAAAGATTTTAGCTTGTTTAGTTACCTTTTGTTTGAATACTACCCGTGGATTTCAAAAATCATACAGGCCAGATATATTCGTAAGTTTCTGGTCTTTTTCCGGTGTCTTCTGGCCATTTAAACTGGGAGTACCATTCGTACTCTTTACTGAGTAGAGCTAGGCGATGACTAGATGCAATATTTCTAAAGCTAGAAAGGTTTGAAAGCCATTTAGGATTGGTTGACGCGTCCTCAAGTAACCCTAGCTCAATTGCACGCATGATAGTTGCCTTGGCTTTGTCGCCAATAGTTGACTTAAAGCCACGACGCTTCCACTCGTCAACCATTGCCTGAATGTAACGGTAAAGAGCGTATTCGTGACCACGCCACATCTTTACAGCCGGATGGTTTACCCAGCCTTTTGGTATACGGTGGTCCCCTTGAGGGTCAAGCTCGAGCAGAGTCATAAGAATCTGCCAGCCTTCTAAGGCTTGCTTGTTGAGACGCTTATTATCAAGCACCTTGGCAATGTGTTCAAAGCTATCTGTTACGGGTACGAATGTTTGCATATCTAGACCCTACTGTAGTTATTTGTGGTTGTCAAGTCCAAAAGTGACAAAGTTTGCTTTGACTTTGCTATGAGCAGTTATCTCGTATTTGCCATCATTGAGCTCTACTTTGAGCTCTGTGTCGACCTTGTCCGCTACCTCACTTGGTTCAATTCCTAGGAATCTGCTGATGTAGTTGATTGTAGCTTCGCAGGCTGACTCGTAGTCTGTGGCGATGAACTTTAGTTCAAACGATGTACGCATTATCGAATTCGCTTTTCTAGCTTGTCTGGAGAGTAGTGAACTCCAGAAAGAACCGGCTGCTTGTTGTCAGTAATGTTTACAATAATGTCTCCGTAGCGGATTCCAGTAACTTTTCCACGACGTCCGTTGTGCATAGTTCCTGACGTATCGCCAAATGCGTCAGTCTTTACTCGCACCTCATCGCCGACAACGATATGCCCTGGCATAGCCTGTACCCAAACTTCATCAGCATTTGGCTTAGGGTCTGACAATGATTGGTTGAGTGCTAACTTGCTAAACATTTCGGCAGCTTCCTTAGCCATTCCCGCTGAAAGCTTGCTATCATCTGCCCAGACTTCTAGCAGTTTTAGAATCATGTTTCCTGAGCCAACCTTTACTTTGGCGTCTTGCATTTGCTGGCGTACCCATTCAAAGTTTACTTCTGGCATTTTTAGCTCCTTGTTATTTGTGTTAGTAGTGTTTGTAGTGTTTCTAGTGATTCTTCCCTATCAGGGATGGCTGAAATGTAGTCTTCTCTTTGCTGTACAGCAAGCATAAATCGGTCCTTAATTGGCAAGTCTTCGATGAAAGATGGCAATAATGACCAGCTTGACGAGATTGAAGATGACTCACGCCACTCAGTTGCTACAGGGGTTAGAGTGTTCATAGCTTGGATGTACGATGGTGACCACCAAGTACCTCCAATTCGGTCTTGAGGGGCCACTAGAAGCCCTACAGAGGCTCTTAAGGTGTCCATAGCTTCTTGGTCTGTTTCCTTCTTAGAAGCCTTTAGAGGCTTAATAGGAATAGATGTATTGTCCGCAATTCTCTTTGCCCACTTGGTTTTAGGGTTGCTGACGGCCCAGTGGGTGGACACTCTTTCAACCTCTGAACGCTCTGGGTTTAGTAGCAATACGTCAAAGTTTAGACCAACTACGCTACTACTTGCGCCACTTGGTAGATGCTCGCTAACTGACTCGTCTGATTTCCAAGGAAGCCCTGGATAGACAGTTGTTGGCCATGTTTCCGTAAGTAGAAGTTCGCAAGCGTGGAGCATCTTGTCTAAGTTCTTGGGTTCTTTAGCTAGTAAGTACTCACTGCGTTTGTTGTAGAAAGGCTTAACTAGACTTTGGATGTCGCTAAGTACAGACTTTAAACTTGACTTAATTAGCCAGTGCTGAGGGTTATCTACTACTAAGTGTAGTTTTGAAGACGTGTAAAGCTCCTCGATGAGGCTAAGGGCTCCGTATGCTTGATTTGCACTTAGGCTAGTTGGCGAAACTAGCCCTACAAATACTGCATCAAATTCTTCTAGGTCTTTAGATGTCCAAAGAATATTTGGACGAGACCAGACAACATTGTGTCCAGCCTCGGAGAGAGCACGGTCTAGAACACCAAAGAAGCCTAGATTTGCTTGGTGAGCTTTTTTAGAGGTGTGACCTGAAGTCATACCAGTTAGAAGTACTTTCATAGTTTCCTATACGTAGAGGAGAGAGGCACTACTAGAGTGCCCCCCTCTACTACATGATTTAGAACGGTGCGTCAGTTGCAGCAATAGGTGCTGCAGGGGCTGGAGCAGGGGCTGGAGCTGGAGCAGGAGCAGGAGCAGCAACCTGAGAGGCTGGAGCTGATACTGTAGCATCGGTAGAAGCCGAGACGTAGTACATCTTAATCTCGTTCTTCTTGTTACCCTGCCAAATGCGGGAACCAACCTGGCCACGGAAAGTGCGGCCGATTAGAGCCTGTTCAATCTGTGCGTTTGATGGGTTCTGGTCAAAGTATGCGCGATTCAGGCCAAGTGCAGCCATCTTCTTAAAGAACATACCTAGTGCTGCTGAAGAGTCTGGAGAGACAACTAGGTTGTCCCAAACTAGACGCTTTGCGTGTGGACCAGCCTGGACCTCGGTCTTTAGCGAGAACATAGTCTTGCCTGACTGAGATACTTTAGCTGTAGCTTCAACGACCTTTAGGTCAAAGTCGCCGTCTGGTAGTGGCTCGTAATTGTTTACTTCGCCTGCCTCTTTTACGAGGTCGCTCCAATTTAGTGAGCTCATAGGGGTTAGCCTACTTTCTTTGTTGTAGTGGATTTTGCCTTCTCGCCGAAGACCATGTCGAGCATACGTTCAATACCTAAATCGCCCTGCTCGACAACTTTGCCGAGACGACCTTGGACACGCTCACCAGCTTCATATTCTGGTGTGCGTTCCACATACATACGACGGACCTTATATGGTGGCTGCATCGGGTCAGGGTTGGGTACCTGCTCCACGGTGATAGCACCAAGGATGTCGTAGAAATATGGAGCCTGAATTGCTAGCTGACCCTGTAGGTAGGGACGGTATACGCCATCCTGACCCTTACGGGACATAGCAGTCAGAACGATAGCCTCTAGAGGCTGTGTTGGGTGCATTGTAAGGTCACGGAGGTCACGAAGTAGTGCACCCATGTGACGAAGTAGTTCGCCCCACTGTTGCATCTTCATTTGCTCTGTACCAGCAATGTTGTCCATGCACTTAACCTGTAACTCAGAAATTGAGTCAATGATTAAGGACTTGAACTGGTGTTTGCCGCTCTGAAGCCATTGGAATGCCTTCATAACGACGTCGTAGTCACGAACTTGTACTACAACTGTATCCCAGGTGCCATCGGCCACTGGTGGCTCTTCGCGTACTGGGTCCCAATACCTTACGTTGATTGGTAGGAAGCGGTGGCCTCCCTCAACGTCTAGCATTAGACGTGGGTATGGTGCTGTGACAGCAAAGGTGGATTTACCGACCTTTGACTCTCCATGGACCATGATTGTCAAACTACGTTGTACGTCAGACATTATTCATTTCCTTTTTTCTCTTCGGTGGTTCCGTAATAATCGTAAGGGTTTCCAGCCACAAACGAATCTCTGATTGCTGCTTCTGCAGCACTTCCGTCATCCATTAAAGGGCAGACGGAGAAGAATGGACACTTCCACTTACAGTCACGACTTGGGCGTGGGTACGCAACCAACTGGTGACTCACTCCCTCGTCTAGAGCCTTGCGGACGTTAAGCATGTCTCCAACAGCGCCCTGAAGTCTTTGCCAGAAATTACGCAGTGCGTAGATGTTGTGGCGCACTTCAATCTGCTGGTAGAAAGGTGGCTTTGCATTAGCAGTACGCTTTACTTTCTTGAGCATAGTAAAGATACCACCGTCAGAACGCTCGCCGTCCTTGTTCTGAGCAGCTTCAAGAGTCATGTATGTAAGAATTTGCTCATTCATGTGAGCGGTAGAGCCAAACTCAGTGAACGAACCACCAACAGTCTTGAAGTCACGGAACATGCGGGCACCGTCAGACTTGCGACGAACACGCATGTCCAACTTACCCTGAAGTTCAACGGCTCCATCAAACATTGGCATAGAGATAATCTCTTCGTTTGAGATACGCTCTAGCTCCATGTCGATGCCCTCGTCTTCTACCCATTCAAGGTAGCCAGCGAGCATGATATGACCGAGTTCTGCTTCGGCTTCTAGGTCTGATGTATCGCGGTAGTCGTCCATCAAAATCTTGCGGTCTTTAGCTACGAGTTCAGAGTGAACTTCTAGTAGGTCAAGAGTCATGTCTGAAGAGTAGTACTGGTCCATTGCTTCGTGGATACGAGAACCAAGTGCAAGTGCTCCAGTAAAATCTTTCATCTTAGGCTGAAGACGTAGGTAGTAGCTGAAGTACCATCTACGACGGCAGTCCTTGAATGTTTGAATCTCTGAGTTAGAGATTCTTAGTGGGGGTTGTTGTTCTGTCATTGTTAAATTACTTTACTTTCTCTGAGCGAAGCATGTCAAGTAGTTTCGCTTTATCGCGCACAACTTGTTCAAAGTTGTCTGCCTTGGTATCGAGAGCCTGAATTACACGCTCTTCGATTGTGTCCTCGGTCACATAGTCAGTAATGAGAATCGAATCGTGAATCTCAGAACCAATGCGGTGAACTCGGTCCAGTGCCTGCTTGTAGTCAACAAGAGACCATGGTCGTTGTAGCATAACAAGTCTGCGAGCGGTTGTCAAGGTGACACCAACTCCACCAGCCTGTGCAGTGAATAGAATCCACTTGATACGTCCAGCTTGGAAGTCGTCAATAGCTTGCTGACGCTGGTCTTCGTCCTGAGCACCAGTAATTAGACCATGCTCAATTCCAGCCTTAGTCATGCGGGCACTCAGTAATTCAATCAACTGGCGAGACACGGCACATACTGCTACCGAGTCGTCTCCAAAGTCACCGTTATCAATGTCATCCATCAGAGCATCAACCTTACAGGATGGGTCTGACAAAAGAATCTTTTCTTCGCCAGTAACTTCATCTACAGTTACATCGGCATACGAGCTGGCTAGTTGAAGTAGACGCAATGTCTGAGTTAGAGGGTTTGGAGCAACGATGATGTCACTCAAACCTTCTTCAGCAGTTTCTTTGCTGAGCATGGCAATCATGTTGTCACGCATCTGCTCGTAAGCTTTCTTCTGCTTAACGGACATCTCAACATCACGACGGTCAGTAATAACTTCTGGTAGCCAAGGCAGTACTCGCTGCTTTAGCATTCTACGCATACGAGGGTGGATAGCAGAGTAGAACTCTTCTTCCATGTGAGGCTTGACACCAAGAACCATCATTCCGCCAAACGCATTCAACATAATGTTGACCATGCGGTCAATCCACTTGGTTTTGCTAGGCCACTCTTCTGGAGAAATCCAGTGCAAGATAGCCCACATGTCAACAACATTGTTTGCAATAGGTGTCCCAGTGAGAGCAAAGCGAATATCCGCATCTCCACTGGCAGCCCAGAGTGCTCGGCTCTGCTTAGACTTAGGGTCTTTTGAGCGATGCATCTCGTCGGCTACAACAGCTTTGAAATCGATAGTGTTTAGTTCACGCTGGTGTACTTCACATCTGGTAGGCGTTACACGAGTATCGTGACCACCGCAGTTGGCACATCGGGATAGAGCGATTGAGCCATAAGGTGCAAGCTTGGAATGAGTGCGTAGTGACTCCCAGTTAATTACATAAACATTTGCTGGGTGCTCAAACTGTGCGCGACGCTGAGTAGCAGTTCCTTTGATAACCTGAACATCAATTCCAGGCCACCACTTCTCAAACTCACGCTTCCAGTTTTTCTTCAAAGTGTTAGGGCAGACAATAAGAGCAGGGAAGACATCTTCGTCCTTGTCATGCAGAAGTTTTAGAGCGCGGATAGCCTGGGCAGTCTTACCTAGTCCAGGTTCATCGGCTAGCAATGCACGACGGGCAGTTGCTAAGAACTCTACCCCTGCACGCTGGTGCGGGAATAGGTCGTCATTGCCGACATAGTCGTCTGGCATTATTTCTAGGTCACGAAGATGGTTAGATGGCACGATGCGGTTGGTACGCTCGTTAGCCGCCCATATAGCTAAGTTTGGACCAATCTCTAGACTATCTTTGAAAGTAGAGCGGAGTGCTAGGCAAGTAGCCCATGAAGTTGGGATACGCCAAATCTGCTCTCTAGCAGACCAAGAGGCACCGGGGATGCTCTTACAAAGCTCCTTGAGACGCCACTCGGCGTTGATAATGATGTGTTTACCCGAATCATCGAGTTCTACATTTACAGGCACTAATGCCTTCCTTTCGTCTCTACATACATACTAGCACAAAAAAGTTTGGTTTGTTGCGTTTTTTGCTAATATTTTTTTAATTCAGTAATTTCACAGGTTTCCAACCAGACTTCACTAACCTTAGCAGACCGTGTCTGATTGCGTCAAGTGCGTGTCCTTCGCCACCTTTGTGCCAGTACCCGAGCTTCTTTAACTTCTCATTTGTAAACATTGCTTTAGCATCAGCAGGAGATTGGAAGTAGATGTCATCAGGAGCAACTCCAATATCCATAAGACACTGCTTAAGAATGCCAATCTGCTCAAGTGAGTACGGTGCCTGAGTGTTACGTACAGTCTGAGCATTGATGGTGAATCGTTCGCACACAATCTCGATAGGGATGGAACGCATCATAGCGTCAGCCAGTGCTTCACGAATTGGACGTGCGTACTCTTCTTGCTGGTATTCCCCAGACCAAATAATTTCTGGCTCTGAGCCATCGATGTACGCAAATAATGCAATACCACTGGCTTTGCCGGGGTCTACAGAAAGGACAAGTTTAGACATACTTTGCTCCCCAATTTTCTAGTGGGCCGTCAACATCAGCAGTAAGAGGTACTGCCCAACCTTCGCGTGTAGTCATGCACTCACGGACAATACGTTGAATCTCTTCTGCATCTTCTCGTGGTGCGTTGAGCACAATCTCGTCATGCACTGGGACAATCAAAAGCTCTGTAAGGTCTGCTTGGTCAAGTTTGATTAGGTTCGACTTGAACACCTCGGCGGCACCACCTTGAATTAGGTAGTTGACCAAAGTGTAAACACGGTCTTCATCACAAGGTAAGCGGCGACCAGTCCAAGTATTTACATAGCCTTGACCCTCTGCTTTAAGGCGACGCATTCCGATGTCTTCTACTTTCTTCTGGAACAAAGCCATTCCAGGGAATCGCTCGTCAAAAGCATTTGATACGGAACGCATCTGGTCTTCTGGCACACCTGCGGTAAGAGCTTGCTTAGCAACACCTGCACCATATAGACGTCCATAAACTACACCTTTAATTAGACCACGACGTTTATCGGACTTCTGCATCGTTGGGTCTTGGTAAATCTCGCGGCCAATCTCTGTGAACGGGTCAGAACCAGTTGCATCAGCAAGGTTGAATAGGTTGATTAAATTTTCATCCTGAGACATAGAAGAGAACATGCGGAACTCAACTTGGTCGAGGTCGGAAGTGATAATTACGTGGTCATCGTCTTTAGGCAAGAACGCACGGCGCACTGTGTCGTCACCTTTTGGAAGAGTTTGTAGTGCTGGGTTTTGGATAGACATACGACCGGTTCGGGCACCAAGAGTCTTTACAGACGGGTGCACGAATCCATTTACGTTGTCATTGATGAAGTTAGAGAAGTAGGTAGACGCAAGTTTGTCTGCCTTACGCTGCTTGAGTGCGGTGGATGCAAGTTCTTGAACCTGCGGTGAGCCGTCTCGAACTAAAAGCTTTAGCTGGTCTGCGGATGCAGACTTGGCACCGCTTGGTGTGGTCTCAGTAATTACCGCACCTAGTGCTTCAAACTGACGAACTAGTTGAGCGTTGCTAGTGATAGACAAGCCACTGTAGTTAGCTTTTGCCCAGTCTTTAACTTGCTCTGTGTACTGCACTAGTTCGTCATACTTCTTCTTTGAGTAGTCAAGGTCTAGACGAGCTCCATTGAGTTCCATGCGGGTAACAATGCGACGGGTGTTCATCTCAAGTTCGTAAGCACGAGAGTATGGCTGACCGGGTCCGCACTTTTCCCAGAACATCTCCCATAGACGCATAGTAAGAATTGGGTCGAGGGCACCATATGCCCAGTAAGGCTGATAGTTGATGGGGACTGTCCCCCAAGTCCAGCCATTCTTGACAAGTCCTTCGTCAAGCTGTCCTTGTAGAGCAGCAGCCTGGGGGTCCACATACTGTGAGGTGAGTCGCTTTAGTGCTCCTGAACCTAGCGGGTCAATCAGGTGAGCCATAATCATGGTGTCGTGAGCACGCTCCCATGGCATTTTCCAGCGGGACTGGACATCAAACCAACGAGCTTCGAATGCGATGTTGTGGCAGACTAGTGGACCATCAAACTTATCCATTGCTTCATAAAAAACACCATTCCATTCGTCCCATGGAATTGACCAACCAGTTTGACCATCGCCAACTTGAACTAGACGCATGCGTCCATGCCAAGGAGATAATGCGTCTTCACGCTTACCACCTGGAAGTTCTCCAGTTTCGATGTCAACTGCAATTGCATTGTGAGGGCGGCGTTCGCCCAGCCAATTGATAAATTGTTGTGCTTGGTCTACGCTATCCACCAGCTCTAGTCTGATGTCGCCAAGTCCGGTCATCTATGTCCTTAGTGTCATTGTGTTTTTTGTACTCTATCAGAACTCTGTTCTGAATGCAACTCTGCTTAGCTACTGCATGTTTACGGAATAATCTCAAACTTGTAGATTTCTGAAATCTTTTCATCATGCTTGGATGCCTCTTCAAGTAGACGTTGAGCAACATTAGTTAAGTAACGAGCACCGCCATCGTCATACTTATAAAGAGCGTCTAAGACCGCGGTTGGCTCGTCGCTAACCTGAGCCCAGTATCTGTGCTTCTCTGGAAACACTAGCTCTGCTTCTTGAGTAGGCTTGCATTCTTCGCATGGCAAAGCATCCTTGTGCAGCTCTTCAAAACTTATCTCAGTAAGGCTGTATCTCTTAACTAGTACGCAGCTTGAGCCGTGAAATACTAGAGATACACCAATTCTAGAAAGTATGTATGAGCCACTCTCGGTGCGATAAAGTTCAAACTCAATCCATCGGGTTGAGCCCTTACGCCATGACGAAGACTTGCCTAGTAACTTTCCGTTAAATTGGAGTGTCCTCGCTCCATCTTTAACTTCAATCACTTTTGGTCCTTGGCGTCCTTGTCCTTGGTAGCAGTTAGCTTGTCTAGTTCGGCCTGCAGCAATTCGTTACGCTGACGCTCTAGGTTTAAAGCAGCTTCTAGCTCTGCATTTAAGCTGACTGAGCGTGATAACTGCTCTCTGGTAATCTGTAGAACTGCGGTTACATACTCTACGTTTTGTGTCTCTGACATTTGTCTCTCCTGTTTATTGGGGTATATCTATGATACACCTATTACTTGTAGCCCATTCGATTTTTGATATCGGTGGTGCTGATTCCCTCTGTGTAAGGGACATATATTAAGCCTATACCACGTTTGTCAAGCCAATCTTGAGTAAACCCCATTTGTAGGTAGTAATCTTTCCTGGCCCAGTCGGAGCCGATGATTATGTAATCTGGATGAACCATCTCGATTGCTATCTTGGAATCAGTCCCGCCTACATTTGGCACTACCTGGTCTACCCAGCGGCATGCTAGTAAAGCTTCTTTACGTTCTTCATAGCTTAGGATTGGCGGTCTACCTTTATAAGATTCGATAAACTCGTCAGTATTTAGGGCTACTACCACTATTCCAATCTCGGCAGCACGCTTTAGAAGCCTGTAGTGGCCTTTGTGTGGGAGGTCGAAAGTTCCTCCTGTGTAGACTATTGGCACTAGATATCCAACTCTTCTATGCTAGATGCGTTTAGGTATATGCTCAAAGGCTCTACTTTTTCTGGACTATTAGTTCGTACTTTTTGAAAAAACGCGTTATACACGTGTCGAGCTTGACGAGGGTCCGAGCCTTTTAGAAAAATATAATCAGCAAAAGCGTCCATAACTTTTGCTCCTTCTTTATTTCCGTCTGTATTGTAGCTACTTCCTACTACTGTTGTAACTGGGAAGTTTAAGTCTTTATAGACTTTTTTATTACTAAGAATTGCCCATGTGCAGTAGACAACGTCAATAGAGTGTCCAGAATGCATTGTATCAAAGTTCATAATCCCTTTTGCGAGCATCCACTCATAAAAACCTAAAACTTGAAGAGCAAGTTCTCGCCTCAGCATAACTATGGTTCCGTCAATATGGATGCTTAAATGAAGATTGCTGTGCTTACTTGACTCCATTATTGAGGTAGTTCTAGAATCAGGTCCTGTCCAGATTAGGTTTGGTCCAAGCACCCAAATATTATTATCCTGCTCCATTAGCTCGGTCAGTCTATTGGTCATTTCGGCGTGACTATCTGTAAACGCATCTCCTGCGTTGAACGAAAAGAGTAGATGGTCTGTATTTTTGAAGTCTTTGAGTGCGTTGTAAAAGTGTCCGTAGTATCTAACTTTCTCTGCTACTACCCAGTTGCGTCTCTCCTCTGGATTGCTAGTAACGTCAAAAGCAAGAAAGTCTAGTCCAGCCTTTGTAAGTTGTCTATCAATTTCTACAGAGTTGTGAAGCATTTCGTCCCAGGCTACGAAGTAGGTTTTGCTAGTTGCCACTACAACCTCACTGGGAGAACGCTTAAGTGCTCTCTTGGGTCGAAACTACCGCCAATGACCATTGTTAAGAGGCCAGGTTTTGATTCCATACCTGCACGGTCGCGGAACCATTCGCTTCCAGGGTCAGTGGTCGGAGCCTGTACCCAGAATCGCTGACTGATATCCATGCACTTAAAGTTGTGGAAATGCCCAGATACCCAGACGTCTGCGTTACCTAAAGCTGTCTGTCCAGCAGCCTGATTTGCTAGGTACTTTAGCGGGTCACGAGATTGGTGTCCGTGGAATAGTCCAAGCATGCAGCCGTCAATGTCTACAGTTAAAGTTTGATGTCCCGATGCTGGGTAGCGAAACTCGATGTGTTGCAGTGCCGGGTTCTCTGCACAGGCATCTTGAACTGCTGAGGCAATCTCAACATTCCATCCGTCTGCTGGGTCAGCGGCAACTTGACGAGTTACCTCGTCGTGGTTTCCGTTAATTACTGGAACTATCATGCGTTCGGCTAGAGGAGCAAAAGCTTTAATCTGTGCCATGAGCAGTCGACGTGCAACACGCACCTGTTCAGTGAGTCCAAGGTCAGATGATGCTTGGCCTTGTAGACGTCCACCCTGTGACACGATTCCTTCTACGTGGTCGCCTGGAAGCCCTAAAACAAGTCCACCAATAGATAAGCCTTGTTTGACTAGCATCTTCTGACGTTCTACGGCTGCTTCAGTAAGATGCAGGATGCGGGCTACTGATTGCTCGGTGCCTTGACCGTTTGCCTTCTTACCAATCTGCTGGTCGCTAGGGAATACTGCGTAAGAACCATCTCCAGTTGCAGCTTTTAATCCACGCTCTGGACGCCACTTCTTAATCTCGTCTACGAGCTTTTCTGCATCTAAGCGGTCAGCAAGTGCAACTTTTGCTGGTACAACATTGACTCGAAGGGACTCAAGATATTCGCCATCATACTTCTGCCACTTACCTCTACGTACCGATGTAACTTCCCAGTCGTCTGGATTCAAGTCAAAGTCAACTAGAATCTGACGAGCGTCTTGAGGCTGCCCTGGGGTATGTGGTTCAGAAATAATAAAACCACCAGAAAGGTCATCAACATCCATACGTGGACGCCAAGATTCTGGTGTGTTTAGGTTTTTGATGTCTGACCCGGATTTACCCGGGCTGACTAACTTGTCAAACTTATCTGAGAGGCTCATTCGCTAGTCTTTCTGCTGCAGCCGCACTCGGCTCTACGGTGTCGGTCTACTGCACTATTAGATGTGTCAAAACCCTCTTCGCGAAGAACTCTGGCAATAGTTGCGTTGTTCAAACGATTAGGGGTATCTTCGGGCGTGTCAAGCATCTCTTTGAGAGCTTTTCGGTCATCTTCGGAAAGTTGAGTGCCGTGGATGATTGAGCCAATTTTGCACAGTGATGCGCGTTTAGGTGCATTGCTAGCTTCTGCTAGCTTGTCTGCAAGCGACATAACGTTCCTTTCGTACTTCGTCTTTGTCATTTGTAATTCTACTACAGCTAGTTGCTATTTGTGTCTTATCTAACTAGCTTTTTTTCTAACTCTTTTTTTTGGCATCACTGACACTGATTGTTCTGTTTCATCAACATACACAAAAGTTGGGTTATTTGCAATTAAAATCTGCTTGATAAACTTGACTTCAGTTGACGTTTCTTTAGCCATTTCTGATGTTTGATGCACTCGGTCGGCTAGCGAGCTGCCTCCATTTGGCCAGAGCTGATGCTCGACTCGGTCCAATCTGTCCGAGATAGTGCGACCCTTTTCGTCTAAACCAATCGAGTTGCTGATTGTTCGTGCTAGTCTATACACAGCAATAATGCCACCAATGATTACACCTAACGCGGTGATTACTGCTGCAGTGGTAAAAATAATGTCTATAGGCATCGGTTATACTGGTATCTCTGGTAGGAGCAATTAGGTTTGCTTCTATAATTCTACCCTAGTAGGGTCGCCCTGATTCGGCAGGTTGTTAGGTCAACCACTCTCGGTCAGTTTGTGCTTTTGCACACAAAATTGTCGTTTCAACTTGCAATCGGTTTACTTTCGTGTATGCTGATGCCAGTAGATTTTAGGAGAGAACATGTCGGACTGGGACTCATCGGGTAACGGAAGATTAGCTAAAGGTGCCGCTTGGTATGCCTCTAAAGGGTGGAGAGTATTGCCATGCCACGGTGTTGCCGAGGGTGGACGATGCACATGTAGTCAGCCTCACGGTGAGCCTAAAGATGTGGGTAAGCACCCAGCTATTCGTGAGTGGAATATCAACGCCACTTCTGATTTGTCGACTGTTGCTGGCTGGTGGGAACGCAATCCTGACTATAACGTTGGTGTTTTTTGTGGACCATCTGGATTCCTTGTAATCGATGTTGACCCTCGCTCTGACGGCCTTGAATCATTTGAAAAGTTTGAAGAGCTTCTAGATGGCTCACTTCCTGCAACTGTTGAAGCCGAAACTGGCGAGTACATGCACAAGGGAGTAATTGTTCGTGGACGTCACCTCTACTTTAAGTGTGACCCTGAAGAGCAGTTTGTCGGTAACCTCATCAAAAACGGCCTTAAGGGTATTGACATCAAGCACAACGGGTATGTGCTTATTGCTCCTAGCCGACACTTTTCTGGTACTTCTTATGACTGGAAGCCAGGTCACGCTCCTTGGGAAATGGAGATGGCAGATGCTCCAGAAGAACTTCTACAAGCAATCCGTAAGAAGACTCGCCGTGGTACTGGTACTAGTTATGGCGAAGGCAGCTGGGAATGGCTAGGAGAACTGGATTTCAAGGGTGAAAAAGTTGACATTCAGAACATGCTTGAAGAGGGCATTAATGAGGGGTCTCGTGCAGTAGACGTTTACAAGCTTGCATGTGCTTTAGCTAACAAGTTTGGTACAAGTCCTGAATCACAGATGATGATTGAGACAATGATGATTCGTTTCAACCATGAAAAGGTTCGTCCTCCGATGGAACTTGAGGGGCAGAACTCGCTTCTTATGCACACTCGTCGTGCCATTGAGTTTGTAGCTAACAATCCTAAGAGCAATAGACTTTGGCCTGGAATTGACGACTGGGAAAAGGGTCGTCAATGGGCTCAAGATATCTCTAGTCCTGAGGTCCAGGCTCAGATTGCTGGTTCAGTGTCTTCTATTCCTAATGTTGTTGGCAATACAATTACTAACCTTGTTGAGTCTGGTATGTCTTTAGAAGAGGCTACTAGCAACGACAACATTGACATTCCTGATGACCCTGACTCGCTAGATGAATCTAAGGGCGGTCGTCCCGGATTCCGCTCGCTAACTGATATGGGTAATGGTCGTCGTCTAGTAGATGCTTATGGTTCTGCAATTCGATACACTCCTGGCCTTGGTTGGTTTCGCTGGGATGGTAACTACTGGAAGCCAGACCTAGAAAGCCTGGAACTGCAAGAGATTGCAAAGAACGTTGCTACTGTTATTGCTGCTGAAGTTAGCAATCACGATGACCAAGATAAGAAGACTGAAATCTTGAAGTGGGCATATCAGACTAAGTCCAATAGCCGAATCAAGAACATGACTGTCAGTGCCAATTCTGACAAGAGAATCCTTGTCGGTGTTGACCAGTGGGATAGTGATGACAACTTACTTGGTGTTCAGAATGGTGTTATTGACCTCAAGACTGGCGAACTACTAAAGGGTCAGCCAAACCTATACATTACTCGTCGTGCGCCAGTTGCTTACACTGCTGGTATTCGTAACCCACGCTGGGAGCAGTTCATTGACTTTGCTACTGGTGGAGATAAAGAACTTCAGGACTGGCTACAGCGTGCTGTTGGCTACACACTCACAGGTAAGAAAAACCACGACCTTATGTTTCTGGTCTATGGTCCTCCGGGCTCTGGTAAGAACACTTTTGTTGAAGCAATCGTTAAAGCACTTGGCACTCAGCAATATTCTTGGCCACTTGACTCTAGCGTTCTTGCTGCTGGAGACGGAGCGGCTAACCGCTCTGATGAATACCACTGGGCTCAGTTGCGTGGTCGTCGCATGGTTTGGGTTGACGAGCTCCCAGAGTCCGAGCGTCTCAAGGAGAACTCGGTCAAGAAGTTGACTGGTTCATCTGAAATCTCGGCGCGTTCTCCAGGTGAACAGCCATTTACTTTCCAGGCTCAGGCGAAGTTGTGGGTAACTACTAACCACCGTCCTACTATTACTGATGACGCTATGTGGCGTCGTCTACGCCCAATCCCACTTGGTAATGTTCCAGAAAAACCAGACCCAGATTTGAAGGCTTATCTATTTGACCCTGAGGGCGGGCTTCCTTCGGTATTGGCGTGGGCTGTAGAGGGTGCTATCAAGTACCTAAACTCAAGTGCAAAAGACCCGCTAGCTATGTGTACAGCAGTTGCAGAGGCAGCCTCTGTATATCGTAAGAATGAAGACCGTATTGGACTATTTCTTGAGGAAGAGACTGCAGTGTCTGAGGGCACTTCTCTTGGAGTCAAGGCCCTTTACACTATTTACAAAATGTGGACTGAAGAACGTGGAGAACGCTCCCTATCTCAGACCAACTTCCAGCGTCGTTTAGCGGACCGTGGAGTCAAGATTGAGGGTCAGGGTTCTCGTGCCATGATTATCGGTCGTATTATGGTTCCCCGTGCTGTTCCTAGTTCTGAGGTTGACTGGGGTACTGCGACACGCTTTGCTAAGAATTTTTAAAAACACGTCTTCTAAACTGGATTAGACTAAGACATGCTATAGAATACAAGTGTGCACTCTGGGGAGAGGCACAAATGGGGGTTGGTTGTCCCAGCTTCCAACCCCCTACTAAATACCTAGGAGAGTTATGAAAATTTGCATCGCAACCCCGATGTATGGCGGAAACGCTAAAAGTATGTATGTTGCATCCCTGATTGAGCTTCTAAATACATTGGCTACAAACGGTCATCAAGTATTTCAGACTGTAATCACCAATGAAAGCTTGATTACCAGAGCTAGAAACTCTCTTGTTCACGAGTTTCTAAAGTCAGATGCTGATGCAATCCTTTTCATAGATGCAGACCATGGATTTATTGCTGAGAACATTCTTCGCATGGTTGAGTCTGGTAAAGATTTGATTGGCGGCATATACCCGATGAAGGCTATCAACTGGGGAAATGTTCGCAAAGCTGCCTTAGCTGGTAAAGAAAATCTAGAAGACTACGCTGGCTATTTTGCTGTCAACTTTTTAAGTGAGGCTCAGACGTTTCAATATTACGAGCCGTTCAAAGTTCGTGACGTTGGTACTGGGATGATGTTTATCACTCGTAAAGTGTTTGAAGACTTAAAGCCTGTATGCAAACAGTACAGAAATAACTCAATTAACAATGGCAAGATTGAAGATGCCTACATTACCGAGTATTTTACAACAATGATTGACCCAGATGGTGATGTTCTTTTATCTGAAGACTATGCATTCTGTTATATGTGGCGTCAACTTGGTAATGATGTGTATGCTGCCCCTTGGGTAAGGTTGACCCATGCTGGTGATTACAACTTTGCTGGCAGCTTCTTGAGCATGTTAGAAGCTAACGAGTGGTCAGATGTACCTAATTCTGTTCCAGTAGATTCTTCACCGTCGTCGGATACCACTTCCGAAGATTCTGAGTAGGAATCTCGTCACGGTTTAGACCATCGGCAATTGTTTTAAACGAAGCCCCTGAAGCTCTTTCAGACAGAACTCTCTGTTTGATTTCTTCAGGGGTTTTGTTCTTTGGTCCCATGTCTACGCCCCAAACGATGCCGCGAGCTCTGCGGTCTTTGTGGACATCACGTTGACGCTCAGCGATAATTCCACGCTCCATCTCCGCCAGGGCAGACATGATTGTCACAACAAAGCGACCTTGATAGCTGGAGGTGTCTAGGTTTAGGTCTAGCATCACAAGACGCCAACCATTCTTATTAGCTCGGTCTACTATGCTCAAGAAGTCTTGAGTGGAGCGAGCTAGGCGGTCGATGCGGGTAACAAAAAGAGCCTGTGCTTCACCAGCATCTAAACGCTTCAAAGTTTCTGTGAGTGCTGGTCGTCCAGAGATAGATTTACCAGAACGGCCTTCTTCACGAACTAGTTCTATCTCGGTAAATCCAGCTAGCTCGGCTGCTTGTTGAAGCTGTCGCTCTTGTACGTCAAGGGATACGCCATCGTTCACCTGCAGCTGTGTAGATACACGGGCATACAGTAGGGCTAATCCAAGGTCTTCAGTAATCACTTACTAATTATAGTTTGTGTAGCAAGTCCCCTACTCGGGCCTCTAACCCTCGAATGGTGTTGGAGTTATCAATGACTTTGTCAAACTGATAATCGTTTAAAGCATGCTCTGACGCGTGGTCATTTGCTGCTTCTACTCCAGGTCTGAGTACACGCCACACTTTGCCTCCTAGTTTTCTGACTGCATCCGCCTCGTTAGGGTATCTTACATCAGAGAACACTGCTTTGGCTCCGTCTGGAATCTGTTTAATTGCGGCATTTACCCAAAAGTCGCTGCCGAACATTTCTCTACCAACTTCTGTCCCAAATCGTTGAAGCAGTCCTCTTACGTCTGGGCTTCTCTCTTTGATGCCGTCCCAGCCGTAAACATCTATACCCACTCTGAGTGCAGTGTTAGTGATTTCGTTTACAGTAATTCTAGGGTTGAGTCGGTACATTGCTTCTTTCATAGGAGCAGCAAACGACATTTTTGTATAGCCGTGCGACTCTACTAAGTAATCAGCAACAGTATCTTTACCTGACCTTGCCCAGCCTGCTAGACCAATACAAGTTATTCTAGGCTGTAGTTTTCCGTCTCTAAGTATTAGTAGTGGTATTCCTAGTGCTTCTGCAACTTGAACTTCGAGCGAAGCACCTTTACTGCTCTTCCAATTTGGCAGTACACATACAGCATCGGATAGACAAAGATTAGATAAATCACGCCGCATATAAGAAGACCAAGTAGCCCCATTATTACGAGCGGATATTGCATTTTGTATGGCAGTTTCGAGATTAGCACCGTCATTAGTGGCTGGGTTGAGCGTCTCATGTCTTAGTTCCTTTAACTGTTCTTCGGCCTCAAAAAATGCTGGAAAGTTCCAGTCTTCATATCCGGACATTGGTCCAGCGATGTAAATCTTCATAGGTCTTCCTCCGATAGGTCGTTGATGTCAATCTCCATGCCTGCTTCTAAATCTTCCATGCGAGTTGCCAGAATAGCAATATCATACCCGTCCTCGTAGCCAGACACGTATGCTTCCATTTCTTCCTTAGATGCTTCTCGAACAATGAAGTCTATCCCATTAATACCATTCACGGCTTCAGCGGGTGATGCGGCACCTACATAGGCGTAGTCTTCATCTACTCCTTTTTCTAGGTCAATGTGCTTCCAGTCAACTCGATAAAATTTGTTCTCTTCGGTGGGCTCTTTGTCGTAATCCATATCTAAATCCTATACCCAGATAAAGTAAAAAGCCACCCGATTGGATGGCTTTTTTGTATTCCAGGCTCGCAGTACTGGATTAATACGGGTTTAGTCTATGGCTCAGATAGGGTCTTGTCAAGCCATGGGATACTTGACTTACAACTTAAAAACGAAGGATGTCATGGCTAGAAGAGAAGATGACCCTAATGTGTGCAAAATATGCTTAGAGATGTTTGTAGTCCCATCGCTAGCTCGATGCTGCGAGTTGAAACATGACGGAGTTGTGTTTGTGAGGCCAGAGTATAAACCTCGTCCAGGTCAAAGACCTAAGAAAGAAGACTAGGCTGAAAGGTTGTCAACTTGCTGCTGCAATGCTTCAACTTTTGCAACAAGCAGAGTAATAGCTTCGCAAGCTTTTGCCAATGAGTCTGGGTTGATGTAACCATTTTCTTCCCATTCGGTTAGTAGTTGCTTAATCTCTTCCATTATTTATCCTTATGCCCAGGCGCTTCCAACGTTAGTAACAGTTCCGTTACCAATAGGTCTAATAAAGATATATGAGCCTGCAGCTGCAATAAATGTATAGTCAGCTTCCACTCCAGTAGATGTGGCTGCTGGAGCAATCTCTACGCTACCTGTACCAGTTACACGGATGATACCTTTTACGTTATAGATTGAATATCTAGAAGTACCTGCGGTAGTAGCAGCAAGAACAGTGACAGTGGCGTTGTTGATATTTCTAAGAGTAGTTGGGGTTGATGCAGTAGCAAGGCTTGTTGTGTTGGTTGCAAGTGAGATTTGTTGATAGATAGTTGTAGTAGGTGACCCAGATACTGTAGTCAATAAGAATGAGTGGCTCTTTGCAAGGGCGCTTGTTCCAACAGCAGTAACGCTTGTATAAACGTTTAGTTCGAACTCGTAGGTTGTTCCAGCAATAAGTGTCAGACCAGTTGTAGCGCTTCCAAAAATAGGTTTTGCAGTAGCAGTGGCTGAGAAGTCGGCAGCGTAACTTCCATCAGAAACATAGTAGTAAGAAGCAACGTCGACTGCTCTACCAGTGGTGGCGTTAGGGGTTGAGTAGAAAGCTATTCCATCAAATTCTCTTGCACCAACAGCTGGCGTAGTTAAAAGTGCAGGGCTAGTGTTTCCAAAGTATAGCGGTGCAGTGTTTGCTGTAGCAGTTCCAGAGCGAAGCGTTAGAGAGCCAGCTGTTATGCGGCCATAGAGGTTTAATAGCGTAGTATCTAGTGTTGCCGAGGCACCAATGTTTACAGTACTTGTTCCGCTAATAGAAGTGGCGGCTGCAATGTTTATAGTTTGGGCTGAAGAATTAGATAAGGCAGTAGAGCCAATGTTAATTGTTCTAGTATTTCCACTCAGTACGCTGTTACCAATATTTGCAGTACTTGAGCCGTTATTGGCAATATATACTGTTGAGCCACCTCCTTGACCAATGCTTATTGATGCGCTAGAAGCAGTGCTAATAGTTAATGATGTGGCTGCTCCAGCAAAGTTAACTGTTGTTGCTACTGTGTTTAGCAAATCAAATGATGTAGAACTGGTTATTAAGCTAGTTGTTACGTTAGGACTGGTAAGTACTGGACTGGTTGCAAATACAAGAGAGCCTGACCCAGTTTCATCAGAAATAACTCCTAACAACTGAGCAGAAGTTGTTGCTGCAAATTGAGCAAGTGTTCCTGAGGTAAGACCTAGACCTGTGGTCGGGTGAACGTGGTCTGCACGAGCAGCTGTAGTTGCCGTACCTACTGCAGCAGTACCATCGGCACTAGGGGTAGTTGAGCTTAGTCCAGTGATGCTATTAAAAGAGGTTGCTGAAACTGTTCCAGGGAAAGATGTGTTTCCAGAACCATCAAGTAGTGTTGCGGTTCTAGCAATTGTTGTAAATACGCCAGTGTACTGTCTTACATAAATTGGCTCGGTGCCGTCATCGGCGGTTGCAAGTTCTACATAACCAGCGTTAGTGGCAGTTCCACCAACAAGGATTCTGAACTGGTCATTATCGGCCATGTTTCCACGTACTAGTTCAGTGGTGCTAGTTCCTGTTACTGTACCAACTACCGATGATGCAGTACCGATTAAGTTAGTTCCAGCAGTTGCTCCACCGCCAGTAATGTCGATGTAGTAGCCACGAGCAGTTCCTCCTTGCTCGAAGAAACGAAGTTTATTTTGATAGACATCAATAGTAACGCCACCAGAAATTGTTGTATTAGTTACAGCATTAGCAAGGAAGATTTCTCCACCCTCATCGCCAGCAGAAGCGTTGACGTTAAGTTTTCCTGTTGTAGAGATATCCCCTTCTACAGATACAGGGGTTTTAAACGAGCGAGCCATAAGCTAATCCTATCACTCTACTAGCCAATAACGACTACGCGGTACTCACTGCCTGTTAATGATGCTGAGTTGAAAGTAAGAGTTACTACAGAAGTGCTTGTAGCCACAACATCTACGTCTACTAGAGCATCTGTAGAAGTTTGGTATACAGCAACATGTACGTCTTTAGTTCCAAGGCTGTGAGTTACAGTCCATGTAATTACACCAGAAGCTGCGGTTAGAGCACCGTTTGATACTGCATACTTCTTTGTGTAAGTTCCGGTGTCTTGTACAAGCTGTCCGCCAGTGCTTAGCTTTACAAAGCCTGATGTACCTACTGTAGGAAGTTTTACAGTTCCTGAAATTGTAGTTATAGAATCGATTACACCAGTTGCACCAATACCAATTGTAGTACCGCTACCACCTGAGTTAGTTCCAATATTAATTGTTTGACTTGCGGTGTTGCTCATACCAGCAGCACCAATAGCAATTGTTCTAGTTTGAGTGCTGGTCATAGCACCTGTACCGACATTTATGGTGCCTAGGATGTCTGTACCTATGTTTAGCGTGGTAGCTGTTCCTACTATAAAGTCGAAGGAAGTGCTTGAGGTAGTAATGCTAGTAGTTACGTTAGGGCTAGTCATTGACTGAACACCAGTAAATGTCTGGGCCGCGTCGATTCTAGCAATAGTTGCGCTAGTGCTAGGGAACGTCATTGTAGTTGAGTCAGTACCAGCAAGAGTTAAGGTGTTGCTTACAGTAAGAGTCTTTAGGTTGGCAATTGTTAATGTTGCACCAGACGCTGGCTGAGTAATTGCAACTCTGTTGATGCTTGTAGCAGTAGCTACTCCAAGAGATGGTGTAGTAAAGGAAGGGCTTACTAGTGGGGCATAGTCAGCAATTGTTGCATAAGCACCAGTACCTAGAGTTCCACCTCCACCAATAGCAAGTGTTGAACCGTCAGTAGCAGTAAGTGTAACTGTATTGCTTACTGTAAGAGTCTTGCTTGTGGTTCCACCAGCAACAGTAAATCCTGTAGCGGCTGCAGTCAAGCTAAGACCGTTGTAAGTCTTAGTAGTAAGTGCTTGGCTGCTAGCTAAATCTACAAGAGTAACAGTTCCAGCAGGGAGAGTGGCGTTAGTAGTTCCTGATACAGTCAGCGTTGTAGCATATGCACCTGCGGTAGTTAGGTTTCCACCTAGGGTAATGGTTTTACCAGAGTTTGCTACACCAGTTCCACCATATAGACCTGGAATAACGTTGGCAGACCAGGTACCAGTGGTGACATTGCCTAGAGTAACTATAGTTGTCTGACCTGCGTATGTTGAGGCAATATCGACAGTATCGGAGCCTACAGTAATACGGTCAGTTGTACCTCCTACGTTTAGGGTGTTACCAGTTTTGGTAAGACCAGTACCAGCGGTAACTTGACCAAGACCAGTGAACTGAGTGAATGTAAGGGCAGTAGTTCCAACAGTTACTGTACCGTTGTTAGTAAGTACAAATCCGGAGTCTGCGTTATCTGTACCTTCCTCAACAAAGACTGCAAAAGCAGCTGATATTTCTGTTGCTGTGTCTGCATCAACTGCACGAGTAGGTGCTCCTGTTGCATTTACGGTATAAATACCGTTTTCTGAACCAGTAGTTTGGTCCTTAATAAGAATGCGGTTTCCAGTAGCAAGCGTTACACCGTCAACAACGGAGCCATTAGCGTATGCCGAGGCTAGAGTTCCATTAGCAGTAGTGGCTGCACGAACAGATGCTTTCCAGTCGATTCCCTGTGCTGTTGAGTCAACGTATAGCTTGGTTGCTGCGTCTGAATCTGCTGTAGGAGTTCCAACGTTAGTAATCTTGTTGCCACCCATAGACACGGTTTGTGTGGCAGCAATTGTCAAACCATTCAATATACCAACGGAAGTTAGAGATGATGAGACAACAGTTGCATTAAGTACTGTGTGAGTAAGAGTTCCAGCATTAGCGGTAACCGTAATCGCGGCAGAACCGTCAAAGTTAGTGCCGTTGATTGCACGAGGGGTTTGAAGAACAGTTGCATTGGCTGCAGTTCCCGTAAGGGTTGCGGTAATTGTGTTAGCGGCAAAGTTACCGTTTGCGTCACGAAGGACGATTGTTGATGCACCATTTGCTGTGGCCGGAGTACCTGTTGTAACTGCCAACCACGATGCGCCGTTCCAGAATTTTAGAGTTAGACCAGCGGTACTATAGTAGACTTGACCCTGGGCTGGGGATGCCGGGTCGCTTGCTAGATTCTGAATAGTGGCATTTTGCAACTCATTCTTGTTGAGGTCAATCGGTGTTAGAAATTTACGTGCCATTTTCTAGTTTCCTATGTTAAGTAAGCGTATCCGCTTAGAGCTTGAGAGATTGTAATAGTTATCTGATTAAGTGAATTGAAAGCTATATCTCCTTCAATTATGGTTCCAGCTGAATCAGTCATCACAACGTTTGGGTAAAAACCTAAATTGTGCGTAATTACCCAACTCAATGATACCGCATTCTGAGTATGGGTATAAGAGATAGTCTGTGAAGGACCGGCTGGTCCTTGGGGTCCTGTAGGTCCGGCTGGGCCAGCGGCTCCGGTTGGTCCCGCGGGTCCTGTGCTTCCTGCTGAACCTGTGGCTCCGGGTGGCCCTGGAATTCCTTGAGGCCCCCCCTGAGAAATCTCAATCTTAGTAATTTGCTCTTGAACAACAATCTTGTTCTGGTCGCGTTTATCGACTACTACTCTATTGGGTGTGTCATTAGTCTCTAGTGCCATTAGCGAGTTACCTCTGCCTTAACTACGAAGTTACCTTCAATAAGACGGTCAACAACACCCCCGCCAGACACTATCTCTAGGTCATAAACATAGATGGCTGGCACTAGGTTTGCTGTATCAGCAGCTGAAATGGTGAGGGTAATCTGGCCTTTGGTTGCAGCATTGCTGCCTAGGGTGATTCTAGAGTTGGCGGTAGTCAGCGTGATAATAGTAGTATTAGCTGCAACATTGCTACGAACATGCATTCTGGCACTAAATCCAGTTAAGTCGTAGGCGTTGTTAGCTGAATCCTTCCAGGTGATAGTGCGGCTAAAGGTAGCACCCTGGTTGCATGTAAAGTTGTGAATGCCTGTAGGTCCACAGCAGCTCATGTTGCCTCGTTTCGGGGGGAGAGTAATCTCTTCTAGTTTACAACAGTATTGGCATTCTAATACTAGATAGCCAGGTGTATAGTGGATTTAGACATATACCGAGAAGACTTAGAGGGCTACTTTGATTTCTAGAACTATTCAGACTAAATACCCTAAGATTTCTGACTGGGGCGGTCAGACTAAGAAGTTTATGCAGCTTATGGACCCTGATGATAAACGTTGGTCTGCATTCAACCCGTCTATTGGCTATTCGCCAGAGGTTGGCTATGCCATGACTATTCGTTCCAGTAACTATGTACTGAACAAGACTTCAGGAACTGTAGACGTTACTGATGGCGGATTTGTAAAAAGTAAGGTATGGTTTGCGGACTTGGACCAAGACACTCTTGAAGTTACTGCGGTCCGTCAGATTCAGTTTGCCTACGACGAGTACCCACTTGTTCGTGGGATTGAGGACGCTAAGCTGTTCTGGCGTAATGGTTCTTGGTACTTCTCTGGAATTATGCTTGAAAGAGAGCACACAACCACTTGTCGAGTCTGCCTATATCAGTATGACCACGTAAACAACATTGCAACGCTAGTTAAGAAGTGGGAAGGTCCGGATATCTTTAGACCTGAAAAAAACTGGATGTTTTCCTACAATGAGAACCCTCACTTTGATGCTATCTACGGTGCTACTGGCATAGTCAAAAATGACAAGTTAATTGCAGAGTTTTTGAATGAGAAAAGTCTTGGAGGACTGAGAGGCAATACTAATCTTTGGGAACTAGAAGATGGCACCTATCTTGCACTAATGCACACTCTGTACTTAAAGACAAGTACTTACTATGACCCTAGAACATTCGGCAATGCCACTGCTCAGCAAAGGCGTTACAGTCATCAGTTTGTAAAAATAAACCAGTACGGAAGCTTAATAGAGCTGTCTGAGGAATTTATCTTTGATGAATTGAACATTGAGTTTGCTGCTGGACTAGTTGAGAAAGATGGAAATTACATCATTACTTATGGTGCCAGAGACGTTACGGCGCACATGGCAACGATTCCCGTAGAAGAAGTACATAAACGTCTGGCACCAATAGGAAATCTAGATGTCAACATGTATGTTCAACCTATGAATTAATATGACTAATTTAGATGTTTTAGACAAAGAAGAAACTGATACCACTGATAGCAGTGATGAAGAGCAATTTGCTCATTACGCTGAATCCTCTGAAGTAACAGAGGGGTATATTATGGGAACTCCCGTAATAGCTCTCTGTGGAAAAATTTTTGTTCCCTCTAGAGACCCCAAGAAACTTAGGGTCTGCCCGATTTGCAAACAAGTTGTAGAGGCACTATTCTTGAACCACGAGTAATACTCGACCTTTCAAGGTGGATGTATACTTGTAAAACATCAATAACTCCCCCTAAAGAAGGTATAACTACATATGTTCTCATTTAAACTAAATGAAGAGTTCGTGGCGGAGTACAAGCAAAAAGAATCACCTTTCGGATACAAAGATGCCGCTGGCAACTCTGTAGGCGAAATAACTTTCTTGCGCACGTACTCACGCAAAAAAGAAGACGGAACTAAGGAAACTTGGTCTGAAGTATGTGAGCGTGTGACTAATGGCACATACTCAATCCAGAAGGACCACGCTAAGCAGAACCGCTTACCATGGTCAGATGCTAAGGCTGCTGCCTCAGCTAAGGAGTTCTTTGACTCCCTGTTCAATCTAAAGTGGTCTCCTCCAGGTCGTGGACTCTGGGTTATGGGAACCAACATTGTAAACGTTCAGAAGAACTCGGCTGCTCTGCAGAACTGCGCTTTTGTGTCTACTTTAGAAATGACTAAGGCAAACCCTGGTAAGCCTTTTGCGTTCCTTATGGAAGCATCGATGCTCGGTGTTGGTGTTGGGTTCGATGACAAGGGTGCAGATAAGAACTTTGAAATTTACACTCCAGGGGCTGCTCAGACCTACGTTATCCCAGATACCCGCGAAGGTTGGCAGGAGAGCACCGTTGCTCTAATTAACTCATACCTAAAAGCAGACCAAGCAAGCATTGAGTTTGACTACAGCGAGATTCGTCCTTATGGTGCAACTATTGCAACCTTTGGTGGAACTGCTTCAGGCCCAGACCCGTTGGTTGCACTACACGACAAGATTCGTGAAATCTTCAGTGGACGTGCTGGTCAGCTTTTGACTACTGTTGATATTGCTGACATTGGTAACCTAATCGGTCGCTGTGTCGTATCTGGAAACGTTCGTCGTTCAGCTGAGCTACTAATCGGTCGTATTGATGATGACAACTTCTTGAACCTCAAGAATATTGAGCAGTTCCCTGCTCGTAACTCTTATGACTCTGAAAATCCTGGCTGGGGCTGGATGTCAAACAACTCGGTCATGGTAAACGTTGGAACTGACTTCTCAAAGATTATTGACGGAATCATCCGCAACGGTGAGCCCGGAGTTATCTGGGAAGACGTATCTAAGGCTTACGGTCGTCTAGGTGACCCAATCAACAACAAGGACCACCGAATCATGGGCTATAACCCTTGTGCAGAGCAGTCACTAGAGAGCTACGAAATGTGTACTCTTGTTGAGACTTACCTAAACCGTCACGAAAGCAAGGAAGACTACCTTCGCACTTTGAAGTTTGCCTACCTTTACGCTAAAACTGTAACTCTTCTTCCTACACACTGGGAGGAGACAAACGCAATCATGCAGCGTAACCGCCGTATTGGAACCTCGATGTCTGGTATTGCTAACTTTGCTGACCGTAAGGGTCTGCCAGAGCTACGTACTTGGATGGACGAAGGCTATGCGGTTGTCAAGAAGTATGACGTTACATACTCAGAGTGGTTAGGTATCCGTGAGTCAATCAAGACCACGACTGTCAAGCCATCGGGTACTGTATCTATTCTTGCTGGAGAGTCTCCGGGCGTTCACTGGACTCCGGGTGGTAAGTTCTTCAACCGTGCAATCCGTTTTGGAAATGATGACCCTATGTTGGCATTGTTCAAGATGGCTAACTACACAGTTGAACCAGACGTATCTAACCCAGACCACACAACGGTTGTCTACTTCCCAATCAAGTCAGATGCGGAACGTGCAGAGCGCGATGTAACTATCTTTGAGAAGATGGCACTGGCTGCAACTGCTCAGCGTTACTGGTCAGATAACTCTGTATCTGTGACAATCTCGTTTGACCCTGATACAGAAGCACAGCACGTTGAGTCTGTATTGCACATGTACGATGGTCAGCTAAAGACTGTGTCATTCTTGCCGTCAGGCAACATGACCTATCCTCAGATGCCGTACACACAGATTACAGAGGAAGAGTACAACGAGTCAGTATCTAAGTTGTTCCCTATCTCTCTTGACGGCATCTACCAAGGTCTCGGAGTCGAGGCTGTTGGAGAGGCTTATTGCGTGACAGACGCCTGTGAAATTAAGTTGATTGTAGAGAACCAGAAGTAATGGTAACCGTATACAGCAACCCAAACTGCACTGCGTGTGAGCAGACTAAGCGATTCCTTACTGTAAAAGGCGTTGTCTTTGAGTCCAAGATGATTTCAGAAAGCCCTGAAGTCTTTGCTCTGATTGAGGAGAAAGGCTACACGGCTGCCCCTGTCGTAGTTGTCGGAGACGACAGCTGGTCTGGATTCCGTCTAGAGAAGCTAAGCACTTTAATTTAGTAACCCTAGTAGCCACTGAGAGCCCCTTCTTCGGAAGGGGTTTTCTTTCATCCTATAGAATTGAACGTATGCCTACATACAAATACAAGTGCTCCAATGACGCTGAGCATACTCAAACCGATACTCGTTCTATCACAGCTCCTGAGCCAGAGGACTTGATTTGCGCTGAAGAGGGTTGCGGAGGTACAATGAATAAAGTATTTGGAGCCCCTAACATCGAGTTCAAAGGTGGAGGGTGGAGTACCAAAGAAACTTGGCGATAACTATATAGGAGCGACATGAACGACATCTTCCCGAAGGACTATCCAGACTTCCAGGAATTTGGAGACCCTCCTTGTGCAGAGTCGTTCCCAGATGCGTTCTTTCCGGAGGACGCTCCCGAAGGTAGCTTGAGTAAACGAGGCACCTACCTTTATGAAAGAGAAGCTAAGACTATCTGTAGCTCCTGCCCGTACATGCGTGCATGTCTAGAGTACGCCCTAAAGAATCCTGATTTGATGGGTATTTGGGGTGGCAGTAACGATAGAGAGCGAAAAGCCCTCAGGAAAGGCATTCGAATTACCCTATCTATGCCTCCTAGTCGTAATCGATAAATTGCGGTAGAATAGAAGTAGCTCTTGGGAGAGAGGGTCATTAACCCTACTACTCTTTTGGGAGAAAACATGAACATTGCAAAAATGATTTTCAAGCGTACAATTGCGCTTGTAATCCTAAAAGTCAGTGCTGTTCTTGCTGCTGGTTCTATCGGTGGCGTTGAGCTTTGGCAGTCAGCCCTAATCGCAGCCTTTGTTGGAATTATGGAAGTTGCAGAATCGCTAGCTCGTGCTTACGTTGTTGACGGAGTTCTAGACGAAGAAGAAATCAATGTTGCATTTGCTTCTTCAGCTGAAGCGGCTCTATCTGACACAAAGAAAAACAAAGTTTCTGACGACTCTGGTCTATAGTAACTAACTGACAGGTCCCTCCAAGTGATTGGGGGGATTTGTTGTTTTTGGTTTAGAGTTGTGTTAGCCTATCTTTGCTGCAACCCCGTGTGGGTGCGGAGCATTAATATTGGAGGAGCATCATGGATTTTGAAGAGTGGCTTAAGTTTGGATTTGACCAAGGTTGGTGTGGTCCAGCAGTTTGCTATACGCACGATGGGCTACCTACAACTCAGGCAGAAGACGAAGAGTTTGAAATGGGTGACCCATGCATTCATATTCTGCGTCTTTACGATGATGCTGAAGTAAAGCAAGCAGTTCAGGAAAACCACTCTCCGTCAGTGTGGCGTGCTACAAATAATGGAATTGATGTATAATAGGAGTTATTATGGCAAAAGGTAAGAGTGGCGCAAAGGCAGTACCAGAGGTAAAAAGTTCTGGTAGACAAAATGGTAAGGCGTCTAAAAAGCGTCCTAAGGTTTTTGATAAAGAAAAGCGTAAGCTAGTAACAAAACAAAACTAAATAGTGAACAAGGGGATGACTGGTTTCGACAGTTGTCTTGATGTTAGTGAAGCAAGCAGAGATGACAGTATCTCTTGAATCTGTCAAAACAATAAATGCTAATACATCTGCATACGCTCTAGCCGCGTGATTTAATCGCAACGCTTCGGCCCCTGACAAAGCACTAGTTCTAGGTGGGCAGTCAGGTTTTAAATAAGTAGAACAACCCCCTGCATTACCATTGCATTACCGTGGTTGGTAGAACCTAAGCTTGTAGAAGAATAACTGAATGTCCGCTGGACCGGGGTTCGATTCCCCGCATCTCCACGCTTGTAGACAAAGGAGCGTAAAGCGGTCTACCCGTCCTAGGCAACGGAATCTTCAAGGACTGGCGTAGCCAAGGTGCTACGAGTCGATTCGGTAAGTAGTAGTCGGTAGTGCAAATCTACACAGTCCACTAAAGGCTCTTTACTGCTGAGTCCACAAGACCAACCAGCAGAGCGAAAGCTTGAGACGACTCGAAAGAGTGGGAACCTCTGGAACCAAGGTCCAAACTTGGGAAAAGTCAGTACTAGGTCTTCCAATGACCATTAGCTCAACGGCAGAGCAGAGAGCTGTTAACTCTAAGGTTCCTGGTTCGAATCCAGGATGGTCAGCAAATAAACTTGACATCTTGATTCATGTGTGCTAGCTTTTCCTTACACGTTAAATACGTAGGAAGGAACGACATGGCGACACACGCTAAGGAGCTAAAAGAGCTCATAAAACAGGCCCAGAAGCAGGGCTGGATAATCACCCCAAATAACAAGAACCACTACAAGTGGACTTCCCCTAGCGGAGCATTTTTCTTCTCTGCAGGAACACCCTCTGACTGGAGGGCACTAAAGTACATTGTGCAGTATCTTAGGAAGTATGGGTTTGATGACCCGTCTAAGAAATCGAAGGGTAGTAAGTAATGGGTATTGACGCATATGACTACGGAATCAAAGACGGTATAGCTGCTGAACGCAAGCGTATCCGTGATTGGGTTGAGAGCAACAGACGTGCTTTTGAGCTGGACGATGATGTATTTATCTATCGTGACAGCTTCGGCTCCGAAGACCTGTTGAGGTTTATTGATAGTGGGGAGCAACCAGAATGAGTACACCTGTAAAGATTGCATGGGCACTATTTGCTGCTGCTTTAATCTGGATTGGGGCTGCTAGTGGTCAGGGTCCAACTAACTGCTGGGACCAGTACCAGACCGAAGATGAAGCCATCATGCATTGCGAGAATCACGATGACAACTGAAGAAATCGTCCTTAGAGTCTTTTTGACTTATTTAGCTATCTTTGGTATATTCAATCTAGGTGGTCTTATCTACCTTAGGCTGTTCGTAGCTAAGAAAGAAAAAACCCCTGTAACTAGGCGTACTAAAGCCTGACGTTGTATAAACTTAGGTTTAAAGTTATACAGGAGACTGTCCGATATATTGTGTACGAAGTTAGTACCTTAGTCAAGTAAAAGGAGACATAGCATGACAGAGCCCAAAAAAGACTATGACCGCATAATTAAAGAGATTCGCTTAGATAGGGATATGAAAAAGAAGCGTCTATTTGAGCAAGCCAAACGAGCCCGTAAGAATAAAACCGTCGCCGCAAGTAAGGAAGAAACGAATGAGTAAACCAAATAGTGCTGCTCGTAATACCATGAGTAAGCTTGAACGCCAATGTTATGACTGGGGATTTGAAGATGCTGAGGAACGCATCATCAAATTGCTAGAGGAACTCAAAGAGTTTTGGTCAGAAAAAATGACTCTTGAATATGGCGAAGCAACAATGATTAATGTAGATGAAGCAATTGCTCTTATTAAAGGAGAAACCAATGTCTGATGGATGGACATGTGCAATCTGCAACACCCGACTAAGCACCAATAGCAACAGTGCCCACAGTGTAGCTTTTGACCTGGAGATTATCTCTCACGCTAAGGGTCACGAATGTACCTGTGCTGATGGTGCTGATAAGTGCTTGCGATGCGAGCTGATGAACCAATGAGAGAGTACGAGCTTGACTGTATCCATGGGGTAGGTCACTCTGCTGGGCTACATGGCTGTGACGGCTGCTGTTTACATCTTACTAAGGCACTTGCTGATAGGGAGATTAGGGCACAGGCTTTGCTGGCTGCTGCTTACATGATTGGCTCTAAGGGAATGCCAAATGACGCTATTATCGATATGGCGGAGAAGTTCGTCAAATACATTAAGGAAGGTGCCTAATGGAACCTGAAAACGTCGACGCCAGTATTGATGCTTTACTAGAGCGAATTGAGTTGGTAGGTGTTGAATTAGAGGTCCTAAGAGAACGTACTGCTTCTCTGAGTGATAGACTGACTTTGCTACAAATGGAAGTAAATGAAGACTTCTAGCTACAAAGGATACCCTTGTCGAAAGCATGGGATAAGATTTAAAGGAAGTTACTGCCCTAGGTGTTATAAAGAACGCCGACAAGCAGAAACCTCTAATTTGCCCCGATAGCTCAACGGTAGAGCACCGCTCTTGTAAAGCGGGGGTTGTGGTCTCGGAATCCACTCGGGGCTCTCAAAAACAAACATAGGAGAAATAATGGAAGACCTAACGACAATGGTAGGTAAGCACGTAACAATCTGGTGGAACTCCACTGCGTATAGAAACGTGAAGGCAGAAGACCTACTAGTACCTATAAGTCATGGTTATGGTGTTGTAGAGAACGAGAATAACTTTGGTATCTCTATCCACAATGAGAATGACCAGCATGTGTTTATTCCGTGGAACGCAATTGCTTCGATTACATTTAACTAATTAAGGTATAATAAGTTTAGATACGCCAATTGGGTATCTATAAATCAGCTGGTCTTCGGACAGCGAAGACTGGCACAAATCACGTCTAAGGAGTGAAATGAGCAATACAAATAACTGGCCTAAAAACCCGTACCCAGAAAAAGATGGTCCCTGGTCAAACCTAAAGAAACCAGAACCAAAGGTTCTAACTATTCAGGACCTCTTCCCACGCATTGAGCGTTGGGGAATCGGATGGAGCCCCGTGCTTCAGACCCTCAAAACAATCTCGGATATCAAGCCGACCTACCCGCCGTATGACATTATCCGCAAGGAAGATGACTATACAATCGTGGTGGCTGTTGCTGGTATCAAGAAGCATGAGCTTCAGATTACTCTTGATGGTCAGAGCCTTATCGTCGCCGCAGGTACTGATACATCAGAAGAACTTGTAGGTGAGGTAGTCCACCATGGAATTGCACAGCGGGACTTCAAACTAACCTTTGCGCTCGCAGAGCATGTAGTTGTAAAGTCTGCTGGACTGGAGGATGGGCTTCTTACTATCAAGTTGAAGCTTGAGCTTCCAAAGCACTTGGAGCCTAAGACAATCAAGATTGACTAATAGCTCTTTGAAGACCCCTCGCTTAGGCGGGGGGTTTTCTATTAGGATTGATATATGACTAAATCCGTTTCCGTCGACGCCGCTATTGTTGTACCCTGGAGACCAGCAGAGGGTAGAGAGCAGTCATTTGATACTGCTTGGAGATACAACAATAAGGAGTTTGCTGACTTCAAGGTTTACTTCTCGGACAGTGTGGGGGAAAGATTTAATGTATCTGAGGCTAGAAACCGTGGCTGTCTTCAGGCAATCAAAGATGGTTACAAGACACTAGTAGTCATGGATGCTGACACTATCTTTATCAAAGAAGGTGTACTAAAAGCCATCAATGAAGTTAGTACAAAGCATATAGTCAGCTATATCTATACCCACCACTTAGTGGTTGAGGAGCGAGATTCGTACTTACTAAGTATTGGTGCTTCTTCTCCAGATGAATTGGCAGAAAGTAATACTTTTGAAGGACATGTTGGTAGTGGCTGGGCAATGTCTAGTGAGATGTTCTTAGAGATGGGTGGTTGGGACGAGAACTTTCAAGGTTGGGGATGGGAAGACAATGCGTTCCAGAAGGCATATGAACTTCTATTTAGTAGTGAGATGTCCAGAGCTCCTGGAACCTGTTACAGTCTTTGGCATCCTAAAAGGGATAGTAACAACACAGAGGATAATCGTCTAAGATATGAAAAACTATACAATCAACCTAGAAATAGTGTAGACATGGTGCGTTCACTCTTGCGTGGCAACATGGTACATCGTTTGAATAGTGATGTAGGATAAGAGTATGAATGAGTATGGCGTTGTACAGCTGGGAGAGTATCTAGTATCTGTCCCTGGTGCAATCCTGTACCTAATTAGTACCTTCTTAGGTGGGCTACTTGCTTGGGGTATTGCTTCAAATAGCAAGGTGTTGCACCTGAAGACAAAGGTGTTGCACTTCAGACTAACTAAGTTTCTTGTCTTTGGACTACTGTTTGTGTCAGCAATAACATTACTTTGGATTCAGTTAGGAGTTTGGTTCTATGTCAAAGCGTGATGTTTGGACTGCCTTGTTTATCTACTTTATTTTGGGTGAGATTCTTTGGACAATTATCTCTATGTCGTTCCCTTGGCAGGTTTGGCTACTCGGTCAACCTGTTCTTGTCGCCGCAAGTATGGTTATCGTCGGTGCCACTATGGGAGGTAGAGACAAGTGAAGATTCCAACAATGCCTATGGAAATCAAGATTGGTACTCAAGTATTCAGAGTAGTAACTCGTGACTCTAAAGAAGATGGAATGCTAAACGAGGGGTCATATGGCTATACTATGGACTCGTCTTCGTTGATTGTCATCGACGCCAGTATTTCTAAAGCCAAGCAACGAGTGACCTTTGTGCACGAGATGCTACATGCAATCCAGATGACTTTTGGCGGCGCAACTAAGCCAAGCAAAGATGCTGACTTTGAAGAGTGGGAGCACTACTTCATCGGTACTTATGAAGAGGCTCTGCTTATTGTTCTGAAAGAGAATCCAGAAGTAGCGAAGTATCTGACTGCATGATATTCCACGGCAACGCTGTGGAGTTTATGCGTCAGTTAGAAGATAACTCCGTACAGCTTATTTGGACAGACCCTCCGTTTGGAACGGACATGGTTCAGCAGATTGACTCTACTGGTAAGAAGTATCGGGACCTTTCCGTCGACGCAGTTATTGTTCTAATGAAAGAAGTAGCAAATGAAAGTCTTAGAGTTCTATCTGATGATGGGGTTCTTGCTGTTTGTCTCGATTATCGGGCGGTCCATCAGGTTTATTGCACGCTCTTGGAAGCGGGGCTTACGCCGCAAGGCGAGATTATTTGGACGTTTGGCTTAGGTCGAGGAGCAACTAAGTGGTGGGCAAATAAGCACAACACTATCCTTCTATTCAGTAAGACTGGAACGCCTTTCTTCGACGCCAGTAAGGTTCCTATGGTTGAAAGAAAGTGGCCAAAGAAGGGGTATGAGGGGGCTAAGAAGGTGTCGTCTGTTTGGGATATAACGCTGTCAAATACACATCCTGAAAGAGTTGGCTACCCTAATCAGAAACCATTAGACCTCATAAAGCCTTTCATAGAAGTACACACCCGCGAGGGTGATTTAGTTATAGACCCGTTTGGTGGGTCTGGTAGTACTGCTAAAGCTGCTCAATTGCTTGGGCGCAGGTATGCAACTGCTGACACGAACTCGGTGGCAATTGATACAATGAAAGAGAGACTTGGTAGTGATGCATTCGTTGTTTGCGAGTGTTGTGTACTAAGATATTCAGTGGAGCCACCGCTAAAGTGTGGTCGCGGGTGTAGACCTTGTGGTAGTTGTATAGCAGAGAAAGAAGTTAGAAGTGCGAGAAAAACAGATTCGTAAGCTGCAGAAGGACCGTCATCTCGCTGAGATTGCTTTTACTCTTCTACGTAACCCAACCTTCAAGAACCTCACTCGCTCAGAGCGTCACAAGATGGCAAAGCTTATTTACAAGGCTGAGCTACTTGAGATGGAACTGAAAAGCAAAGACCTTAGTAAAACGCTTGCTGCGTTCCAAGACATCATTAATCAAGTTGAATCTCAGATGATTGAGGGCCTTGATGACGATGAGGATGATGACCCTTTCTTTAATAGATAGTCAGCGTTTTGTGTTGACACCTCCCTAAAATTTGATACACTTATAAGTGCAATAGTTGTTTGTTGTTCAACGTTGTGTATTTCCTTTCTACTAAGTGAACCCCTCTAAGCTGCAAAGCTTAGGGGGGTTTTTCTTATGTCAAAATAAAGAGAACCCCCCAACCGCGAGGTGGAGGGTTTCTTTCTAGGGGCTTTGTATTACGCGTTATGAGACTGTCAATGAGCGAACGCCTTTATGCCTTATCTAGCTTTACTTAGCCTTGTGAGCCAAAATCCATTTCAATGGGTCAATTAACTGGTTGTATGCAGCCATGTGACCGTTTTGTTTCTTTGACATTCCCATGTGGAGATGGGCCCCGGTACTTGCGCTACCGGATGGGCTAGTAGCTTTAGAGCCACCGACCTTACCAATAATCTGACCTAGCTTAACCATGTCACCCTTTTTGACAGTAGCTGAGCTACCTGACTTTGGAGCCTTAGGGTTAGTAGGTGCGAGGTGGCAGTACTGAGTGAATACCTTATCTAGTGGGTTGTAGATTTCAACTACCCATCCAAGAACGTCAGTCCAAAAAACGTTACTAACTTTACCAGCACAAACTGCAGGGATTGGGCTCTGGTCTTTTGGAGACCAGTCCTGACCACGGTGAGGGTGCGAACGGTAAGGAGCCATGTTGCCAAACTCATCGTTGCGAAGCTTAGGGTTGAATGGTTCCTTGTAGACGTTTGCAGGAACAGCTTTTACAACTGGCTTTGCAGCTACTGGCTCTACTGAAGCTACTGCAACAACTGGAGCCTTCTTCTCTACTGGAGCTACAGGTTCGTGAGCTGCAACTGGAGCAGTAGGTGCTTCTGCAGGAGTTGGGTTTGGAGCTTCAGCAACAACTGCTTCGGCTGCAATTACAGTCTTGATAAACTTCATTGGGTCAACAAAGCCTTTACCATCAGCAGACCATACATAAGTCTTACCAGCACAGATTTCAAAGTGTAGGTGCTTGCCAGTGACATCACCAGTTGCTCCCATCTTTCCTAGAACTGTTCCAGCAGTTACCTTCTGACCAACTTTCACTTGTAGTGAGTCCTTGACCATGTGAGCGTAAAGAGAGACATACTGCTTGCCATTGATTGTGTGAAGAATCTGAACATAGTAACCAAAGCCACCTAGTGAACCGTCAGCTTTCTTGCTCTTGCTTGGACCAGCAAAGACAACCTTGCCATCGTGGAATGCCTCGATGTAGATTACGTTTGCTGCACCCCATAGGTCGACACCATTGTGGTGCTTACGCTTAGTAGGGTCAGTTGGGTGCTGACGCCAGCCGAATGGACTGGTTACTTTGTATTCTTTGCCAACGACGCCGTCGATTGGGTATTGTGTTTTTGCCATTATTTATCCTCTGTTATAGGGCCGCCAACAACCCAGGCAGAGCAGGTTCTTGAGGCGGCACATTTGAAATCGAATGCTTCACAGTAGCCCAGCTCGGCCGTGTCGATAGCATCCCATGCATTTTGCTGACCAGAATCTCCAGCAGCAAGGCCGCCTTCAATACAGTCCAACATCTTTGGTGTACGAATGAACATTACGCAAGTTCCGCAAACACTCTTCTTTGCTTCTGCAATTGTTACGCTCCAACGGTCAGCCTTTTCTTTCCAGAATGGAGTGTTAGGTTCGTTTGGATTTAGTGGTCCGTACTTGGCAGTTTCAATTGCTTTCTCACGATTAGCAAGGTTTACAGCAATATCTTGAGTTGCAGGAGGACACTCTTCGGTGTTGGCTGCTGCAAGAAGAGATGCAATTATTGGTGAGAAGTTAGAAGCTTCGCTGGAGCGTGGGTGCATTCTTGGAAGCAGGTCGTTGTCAGAAACGTATTTAGGGTTGTTAGGCTTACCTGACTTTACAAGTTTCAAGAAAGCGTTTACTCGACCCATGGCCCAAGAGTTTCTGTTTTGGTCTGGTCGATGGGAAGTTGAGAATGCACCTGCTCCACGACGATAAACCGCTTTAAGTTTTGCTAGTGTGACCTTGCGTCCTGCTGGTGCTTTCTCGTTGTGCTCGGCAACTTTGTTTTCCAGAGACTTAATAATTGCTGCTGTAAAGTCGACGCCCTTACCTGTATCAGCAGAGCCTGCTTTGTTCTTGTCAGAGCCTTTGACTTGGTCTTTCTTTGGTGCTGGTTTAGAGCCAGCAGTAGCAACTAGTGGACCTCTGTATAGCTTTGCCATAATGTCGCTTTGACCACCACCAACTTTGTGTGCACAGCGGTGGTGTCCGTCTACTAATTTGTAGCCTTCGTCATCTAGATAAACAGTGATTAGCTTTGTGTTGTCGCCAGCACCCTGCATCTTGATTGGGTCTAGGTAGTCTTGAGTCGGGATTAGGTCACTAATCTTTACAGACTCTTCAGTGTAGTTGTCACCCATGGCAGCAACCTTTTCCTTGAGCTGGTCTTGAATTAGATTAGGAGCCTTAGAGAACACCTTATCTGGAGTAACTGTGCCATCTGGTAGAACAGCGAAGCGACATAGGCCGCCTTCTTCTGTTTCGTGAGAGATGATGTCGCAACCGTTTGGTGCGTTCCAGAACACGCAGTTGCCACACTTCACGCCAATAGCAGCGTTCTCTGCGTTCTTCTCAGCGGAGTCATAGCCTGCCCAAACTCCGGTATTATCTTCATTGAACTTGCCATGTCTATTAACGATGACGCGCAGAGCGTTCGCTAGGTCGCGCTCTTCGGGTACAAGATTATCATTAGACATAGGTATATTTTACCGCTTAGCTACTTGACTGATTCGAGCTGGCTGATTGCGTAGTTATGACGGTACTCTTTAATAAATCCTTCTTGGTAGGCTCTGCAGACGTCCATGTTGTAAATGCGACCCTTGTCCTTAATATACTCACGCCAAGACTCTAAAGCCATTTGGCTTAGGTCTTTATGCTTAGGGCTATAGAAATGCTTTAAATAAGTAATGTAACGTTTCATTACTTCTTCTCGGCCTTCTTCTTCTTAGTAACTGGCTTCTCTTCTTCCTCTTCTGGCTTCTCGTAACGCATAGGGAAGGTTACAACCCAGATACCTAGGGTAATTAGGATAAGGTTTCCAGTTAGGTCCTTAGCAGAGCCTTCTAGTACTAGCCAAGCTACAGCCATACCTAGTAGTGTCCACGCTTGGTCGATGATGTCTTTAAGTAGTCCTTTTAGGAAGTTTTTCATTATTACTGCTTTCTTCTTGATGAGCCAGAACCAGATGAGGAACTGGAAGCTGATGAGGATGCAGCACTGGCGGCGGCACCCGCGGCTGCTTGGATAGCTGCTCCTGTAGCAACAACTGTTGCAACGACTACCTTCTTGGATTCTTCACGAACCTTTGGAGACATGTCGGCACCTGCGTTGCCAAAGAAGTTGATAAGTTCTGCAGCTGCTGCAAGACCAGGGATAGCTGCTAGCTCAGGGCTTAGTTCGATGTCATCTTGCTCGGCAGCAAGGTAAAGAGCGTCCAACGCTTGCTGGTACTCTGGGCTCCCTGCTTCTGCTGTTTCAAATGTTTCAAGAGCGGCTGCAACTAGTTGCTCTGCTTGAGCCTCGGTAAGTTCAGTCGGGTCTACAGCGTCAAGGTTTACTTCCATCAGGTTCTCGGCAGATAGTTCAGCTGGGATTTCTTTAGAGCCTTTTTCTTCTGGAGCAGGAGGTTCTTCATTAGCAATAGTTTCGATGCTGTTGAACTCGATAGAGGTAGGTAGTTCGGTGTTCTGGACTTCTAGCATTGAAGATGAGTAAGAGGTCAAAGATTCTGAAACGGTCTCATCTGCAACTTCCTTAATTGAAAGATTGGCTGCAGTTACTTTCTGAGCAGAAGCTAGCGACGCACTTATTGTAGTTAGTTCAGATTCCTTAGTAGTAACTTGAGCTTGAGAGGCTGTAACTTCTGATGAGGCAACATCTACTGATTGTTGAGAAGTTGTCAAAATGTCAGTGGCTGCCAGTAAGGTTGCTTCGGCAGAAGCCTTAGTTGAAATTGCAGTTCCTAAATCAGAAGCTGCTGAGTCCTTGGCTGTCTGTGCTGAAGTCTTGGCTGCTAATTTGCTTGACTTGTCTGATGTAGCAGTAGCTAGATTGCTAGTTGCTGTCTCGTGCTTTGTTGTAGCAGTATCTACATTGGTAGATGCTGTCTGGTAATTAGTGACTGCTTCGTCATAGTTATCTTGAGCAACGGTGAACGCAGCAACGGATGAGTTGTAGGTAGATGTTGATGAGTTGTGTGCAGCGATAGCTGAGTTCAGATTAGTAGTAGCTTCCTCCTTCGCTGCAAGTAAAGTTGCTACTGCTTGTGTCTGCTGCTCTTGTTGAGAAGTTAGAGCAACGATTAAGTTGGAAGCTTGAGTCTTCTGATTGTTTAGAGTTCCGACTGTTTCCCAGATGGAATCTCTGTTGATTAGTGCTGCGTCGTAGTCTGCTTGTGCTTGCTGTACTTCAGGATAGGCAGCATTGAGAGTTGTTGCTGAATCAATAACTGCGTAGTATCCAGCTGTTGACTGTTGAGCCGCTGCTTGCTGAGATGCTTGGGCCGATGTCCAGTCAGAGTTAGCAGTAGTGTAAGCATCAAGGGCAGCGTTATAGTTTGCCTGTGCTTCTTGAAGTGCTGGAAGTAGAGCAGGGTCATTGATAAGAGGAGCCACTTGATTAGGGATAACCTCTGTGACATAGTAGGTCTCAGTAGTATAAGTGGTCACCTCTTCGTAGGTAGTAGTGGTTGTTGTAGTTGTACCTAAGTTAGCTGCTGGAACAAGTTGGTAGCCTGTCTGTGGGGTGTAGTAGTAAAGCCAGACTGCTGCTCCGCCGCCATTCTCGTAATAGTAGAGAGTGATTGAGTGAGTAGAGCCTGCCTCGAAATAAACAGGTACAGATGTAGAACCGCCTCCACCCTTGTCATACCAGTCGCTAATAATTTGAACTCCGTCAATTAGAAGGATTGTTCCGTCGTCTGCTGGAGAGTAGAACTGGTAGTTGCCAGAGGTTGGGAATGAGATGTTTCCAGTAAAGCGAACGATTACATCCTCTGAGCGTCCTGAGCCTAGGACTTGCCCCCCTCCCCATTGGAAGTTAATGTTTGGAACTATGGTTGTATAGAAAGGTCTCTCTGTTGCTGTTGGAAGCGGTGGAGCATTGTTATAGCCTTGACGGTTGAATACGTCAGCGGTTAGACCTCCAGTAAGAGTTGTCACATTTCTTGCAACTGTTTCAGTGTGTGCAACCTGTCTAGTGTAGGCAACTTGCCAAGTCGCTGGTGTCCACGAAGGGTCGGAGATTAGTTCATTGTCATAGTTCCATTGTGCTTGGCTTAGTGCGTTCTGAGCTAAATCTAATGTGCTTTGTGCTTGATAGAAGGCAGACTGTTTTTCTATGTAGTTGTTGTAGGCAACATCGTACTCAGCTAGATACTTGTTGTAGGCAGTGACTACCTGAGTGTAGTTTGCTTGAGCATTGGTGAGGGCTGCTTGCTTAGTATAAAGATTAGAGGTGCTTGAGCCTAGCTCGGAGTTTGCTTGGTAGAAGTTGCCCCAGGCTGTATCTAGTGGAGCAAGGGTAGCTTCGTAAGAATCCTGAGCAGCCGTGAGTTGTGCGTTGGTGTTATCTAGGGCATCAACACTTGAGTTGTAATCAGAAGCTGCTTGGCTGAAGGTGAGCTGAGCAGCGGTCTTAGTAGCAAGTGCTAAGTCTAAGTTGGTGGTGGCTTCAGCAAGATTGGTTTCGGCCGTTACCAAATCGTTATAATTGACTTCTCTACTTTGATGCGAAGTTGACAGGATGAGCTCTGCGTTTGCTAGTTCCTGCTGAAGGGTTGACTTTAAGTTAGATGCATTGTTATAAGCAATAACCGCTAAGTCGTAGTTGTCCTTGGCAATACTTAGAAGTTCAACCGCTGTTGTGTGGTCATTGGTTGCAGTTGTTAAGTTGTTGGTGGCAGTGGTTAAGGTAGCCTGAGCATCTTCTTTAGCTGTCTGAGCAGTTGCTAGGTTTGATGAGGCTGCAGTTAAGGTGGCAGTCTTATTAGTAAGTATAAGTTGGAGAGCGTCGTACTCTGCCTGAGTTAAGGTCTTCTGACTAGTTAGGGCAGTCTCGGAGTCGATGGCAGTATTGTATTTAGCAAGAGCGGTAGCAAGAGTTTGGGTTGCCTCTTGGTATTGGGAGTAGGCGGTCTTGGCTGTTGCTAGCTTAGAGGTGTAGGAATCAACCTTTGCCTGGGCTGCGTCAATACGAGTCTGAAGCTCCACGGCATTGGCTGGATTTTTAGGAAGTATGTTCTTTAGCGTTGCTAGTTGACTTTTGGCAGATGATAGATTAGACTCTAAGATATTGATGTCCGCTAAAGAAGGAGTTTCAGATGACCATTTCGTTTGTAGGTTTCGACCTAGGAAGCTATTTGATTGGTTTAGCAACCCCGTTTGTAATCGCGATTGTGATTGCAACGGTGAAGTTTGTCCGTGACCAACGCCGCCGCTAGACGCGAAAGCAGACTCTGCCATACAAATTGGTAGGCTAACAAGAAGGGCCGCAGTGAATAACTGTGGTCCTTTCTTTATGATGCTTCGGTGCTCTCCCTCACCCTTTTTAGGGTGTAGCACTTAGGCTTACTCTTTCTCTTCTGGTTCTCCCCAGACATAGACTTGAGTGGTCTTCATTAGGTCAAGTACATCTCGGGTCAGTGCCTCAACCGCTAGCAGAATGTCAGCTTTCGCATCTGGATTATTAGGGGGCTCGAGTTCAAAATGTACTTCTTGAACAACTTCTTGACACAGTTGGAGGCGCTCAAGGGCTCTCTCAAGTGGGTCTCTGTTGTCTTCCATGGTTTAATTATAAGGCCGAAACGTAATTCTGAATTGCCTGTTTATAAGGGTTTTAAGGGGTTGAAGTATACCATACTGAGGGTGTAGACTAACATAGTTTAGTATAATAAGTCAAGGAAATATGGATAGGTTTAGGAGAGGTTGTGGAAAAGATACTAGCAAGAAATAATGAGTTTGACTATGCAAAAGGTGCTAATGACTCTTTGTATGTATTAGCACTGAAGTTGGAGTTTCTCTATGAAAAACGTGCTAGTATGTCAACTAATATATACAGAACAACAGAATCAACTTATAAACCCCTACGTGTATGTACATACGATATTGGAGTAGTAGTAAACCCAGTTGGTTCTGTTGTTCTGTTATATAAGTTCTTTCTGTTAGTATTGGTGGATGGATTTGACAAAACTCACTTGACAAAACTTTTTAGAAAAAGCCGAAAAGAACTTGCACAAGCGGAACAAAAGAGATAGGATGCACTTATGGAAGAAAACGCAATGTCCTTCTTCGACTTCACAGAAGATGAAGCAGAGAAGGCTCTAAACAATATCGAAATGCTGAGTGGTCGTAAAGATGGTCGTATCTGTCTTTGTGGTCACTCCAACGGAAGACACTCACTGGTCAACGGCATCTTGAGCTGCCAAGCAGCCAAACAGTACTGCCCATGTAAGAGTCTCCGTCTAGTGGTTGAGTGCTCAAACACCCGACCATTCCTACGCAAGACTTCTGGAGCAGGACCACTTCATGCACTAAGTCAAGGTATCTCCTCTGCCATCAAAGCAGGCTACGAGATTAAGTGGCTAGTTGAGATGGAATGTGACAAGTGCCACAAGTCCGTCCCAGTCAGTCCAGTCCCAGTTAGCCAACGTGGTGTTGAGATGGATGAAGCAACTGGGTACGATGCTTTATTGTGTCGCGATTGTAGGACTGCCTAATGACTCCAGCAAAAGCATGCACTGCTGTCTATATCAATCAAGCCCGAGATGCACATAATCCAGGCGGTCCAGCCAACACCATCATGGTGAAGAATCTAGACGAGCACAAAGACAAGATACACGAACTGTTCTCTGAGGGTCTAATTAAACTAGACGAGATTAGAGTCTTAACTAGTTGGAGTCTCGGCAATCACATCTTTGGTGGAAAAGATTACATCCAGTTCACGTTCTATTGCTACTACACAATTAGAGCATCAGACCAAGTGAACATCGATGAACTTGTGGCAAAGGCTATTACCAAACTACCTGAGTTAAATCTAGGACTGACCCACCACATCACACATTACAGCGATGAACTTAGTGGTGAAGGATTGCTAGGACCTTGCAAGAGATGTCAGGGTAGTGGAAACTTAACTAGTTACAGCTCATATCGAGCAGACGTAGAATATGATTGCCCAGACTGCGGCGGTCATGGAAAGAAGCTAAATGTTGAAACTGATGAACAACAAACAAGTATCTCTATGGCTTAATGGTCAGTTCTTAAATCTTTACTCACACAAGACACTCCCGACCGAGTCAGTAGTAGAGATGACAAAAAGAATGACTCAATACTTCCAAGGTGATGCCACCAGAGAAGACCTGAAGAATGCAAGAGTAAGTCTCATGTCTGAAGCATTAGTTGACCAAGATGACTCCGATACACTACTGTCCCTATCTGAGGCAGATGTTGACTTAGCCTACACACTTTGGGTACTTGGCAATGGCTAAAGCATCTGCTCAACCAGATAGGTCTTCTACTACTACCGTTACATCGATAGTTAGAATGCAACCATGCGGTTGGTGCAACACCGGAGACCACAAGACTTGTAAGCACGAAATACGCTATTATGAGAAACTGTGGATTTGCGGTTGTGAATGCAATAAAGATTGGATACCCTCAACCGAGAGGTCTAATAATGAAAACAAGGAGAACCATGAAGAGACTGTGGAACAGGTTGTTCAAGAAGAACAGCAAGTCCAAGAACCTGAAACCCCCGAAGGCACTGAAGAAGCTAGTTGATAGCATCGAACGTGACGACAAGGGTAGATGGGTAATCCCTACAGAGGGAACCAAACTTCCTAGAGACTTTACAGAAGAACTGAAAAGGTTAAAGGAAGACTTAAACAAGGCAACTGAAATTGCTGTACAGGTAACTGTAAAGAAACCAGCACCTAAGAAGCCAGCACCAAAAAAGGCAACACCTAAAAAGAAAGACACTAATGAATAAAGCAGCACTAGAGTCCTACCTAAGAAATCTATTAGGTCAGGCAATCGGAGCAGTTGTAATCGTTGGACAGACTTCGGGAATCGTATCCCCAGTCGACTTCGGCGTAGCAGAGTGGCTACTTGTAGCTAACGCTTTGTGGGCATCTGCAATCCCAACCCTCCTTCGTTGGGTAAACAAGAAGGACCCAGCATTTGGTCGAGTAGCCGAAGTAGTTGCAAAGGAAGTTAGCACTAAGCTAGTCACCGAAGCAGCAAAGGCAAAGGCTGTAAAGCCAGCTACTAAGCCAGTTGCAAAGAAGCCAACCCCTAAGAAGCCAAAGGCTTAAATTGGATTTGGTGGCTCCAAGAAAAGCAGCCGAGGAGTTCGGAGTAACTTCTGGGATGATTTGGTATTGGCTGAAGAAGGGTCGCATTAACCGCTACCCAATTGAAGGCAATACCAGAAACTATCTTGTGAGCTTGACCGAGGTGTGGGAGGCTATCGAATGGAAATCAAACCTAATCGATAGTCACCCTAACCTTGTCACACGGAAAGAAGCGGCAAGTCTAATCGGAGTAGTCGAGAAAGAAATCTCCTACTATGTCAAGATGGGTTATCTAAAGCCCCACTACATCTTTGGCAACGGCAAGCATTACTTAGTGGAGCGAGAAGAAGTTTTAAAGCAACCGAAACGGATTGCTGATATGTACTCTGCACCTGAACGGAAGCAGAAGTTGAGAGAGCTAGCCTTATCTCAACCGCGTCAAGGCAAAGCCTTCGCAAAACGCCAAACCGACTAAGTCCCATTTTGGGACCCCCACCTGTTAGTCTTGTATCAAGACTAGAACCGAGACAGCGTGGAAAAAGAAAAAGCAATCAAGATAAACTACGCCGCTGAATTAGCGGGGGTGTCGCAGAAGACTATCTACAACTGGATTAGCAACGGATACCTGCGTATGTATCACCCTGGATTTGTCTTGTTTTCTGAAGTGCGGCGAGCACAGATAGTCATAAATAATCTTAAATCAGAGCAGTCTCGTAACCGAGTTAAGGTATCAAACCGAGACAATCTTGGACGCTTTACTACCAATCAGCAAACCGATTAGTATGCTACATTATGAAATGTTGTTTATGAATGGAGAAAAGGTAGCCGTCGCCCTCTCCACACGCAAAAAATCGTCTCGAGAAAATTACTGTACACTACGATTTGTACAACCGATTAAGAAAGAGTAACCTTACCAGCCATGATAAACTTGATACGAAGGCACCTTCGTCACAAGTCCTCTCCCCAGCTGGCGAAGGTGTCTTCTTTACTTCGGACCACTAATACGAAGTTAAGGCCAACCGGATGACCGACTCAGAACTCATCAATGTTTTTAACCCAACCGGCGAGCAAGAAGAACGCGCCGAATATGTAATCGACGAACCGCTAGACCTACGTCCTGACCTGACCCTCATCGGATTAGAAGAAGTTGACAAAGGTGTATGTGAGGATACATTTGAGAACCGACAAGTCTTGCGGCGAGCAAAGCTAAACTGGGACCCTGTCTACTCAACCAACGGAATCCCAACGGGTCTCATTAGGGCCCGCTCCCAACAAAGTACTATCGAGCGTCGTATCCTCTCACTTAGTGAGAAGAAGCCAATCATGGTTGACCCTGACAACCGCAACTCTGATTACCTAACCGGCCTGGACTTAGTAGCTGAGGAGAAGACCGACTACCTGGTACCGCCTTGGGTTATCGGAGCTACCCGACTTTGGATTAAGGAACAAAACGAAGGCGGCCCGCGCAGCGAAAAGCGCAAGCCGCTAGCATTGCCGCACCGCTGTCGTCAGATTAAAGACGACACCATCCGATGTATGCTATGGTCCAGCGGACGTCCGAATGATGACGGCTTGTGCCGCATCCATCTTCGTAGTACGAAACATAAGACTAGTGATGACATCGAACGGGCCCGCACTAAGTTGCAGCAAGCTGCACCGTATGCAGTTGACATGCTTGAAGACTTGATGGAGAACGCTGAGTCAGAACCGGTTAAGCTCAAAGCAGCAACCGAGATACTTGACCGAGCCGGCGTGCGCGGAGGAATAGAAATTGATTCAACCGTCAACATCGACTTGAGACCTGCGGCTAGCATCATCAGTGAGCGCCTTAACCGCTTAGCCTCAGGGGCTATCGAAGCTGCAGGTAAGCTAGCCGCTGCAGGTGTTAGAGTAGAGACCGAGCAAGATATGATTGAAGCTGAAGTTGTTGAAGACAACGGCCAGGAAGAAGAGCGTTGAGCAACATCGAATTTATAATCGAGGCGGCCCGCCTTCACTACGCCAATGTCACCTCTGACATACAGAACGCCAGTACCCGCCTCGAGCACATGAGATTAACCGCTCTAGCTCAGGAAGCTAAGAACCTGGTAACGGAGCTGGAGAACTTCGCATTAACCGATGAGCAGCGAGCAGCGAGCTGAAGAGCTCAGCCGCAGAGAGTAACTTCACATTAATGTTTCGAAATGACAAACCGGCCAGGGCCCAGGAATTCATCCAGGCAGCAAAGAACTACTTAGGCTACGTAGCGGGACCGATGCTGCGGAACCAGTTCGGCGAGCGCGTAGGGTATAATTCACAACCGTGGGCTGGAGCATTCATTGACGTCGTTGCACGTGAGTGCGGCCTGCAGTTACCATCTTGCGTTCAAACCGCATCCGGGCTAGCTGAGCTCATCAACAACGGATTAGTACGAAGTCGACCGCTGCCTGGGGACCTGGTCTTTTTTGCCTTCTCCTCCGAAAACGCGGCGAGCGCTTTTGCAATGCCGCATGTTGGGATAGTCATCGATACACGTGAGTACAAGTCAACGGGTAGATTCCTTACCATCGAAGGTAACGTACGGCCAGCTAATGCAAAGTATGGCCAGGATACCGACGGCGTGCACCAACGGGTCCGCTACCAGGGAGACGTACTTGCGTACATTCGTCCGAAGTTCAACGGCAGCCGCAGCGGCCTGCATCCGGTTCAACTTCTCATTAAGGTTATTGCGAAGCTGAGCTCGAAGACGGCCCGCCTGGAAGCAACCGCTCTTGAAGAAGCGGCCCGCGTACCTAAGGACGTGTCAACCGCTGCGCTGAAGCCAGGTCTACGTAACCGCTCCATCGAAGTGGTGCAGCTAGCACTGGGTGTAACCGTTAATCTGAAGTCAGCGACGCCAGGTACCTGGGATGCTGCAACCGCGAACGCCTTCGCTAGGTATCAACGTCGCATCGGATATGTTGGAACCGCTGCCAGTGGTAACGTTGACCGAGTCACGCTACAGAGACTGGCCGCTGAAACCGGACTCTTCCAGGTAACTGATTAATCCGAAGTTAATGCGAAGCTGAAGCTCGAGCTCCGGCCGCCGGCTGAACTTCGCACTAAGGATGAGAAGTTCTCCTCTTTTCTTTTTCCGACTCGCCGTCAAACCGACTTGACATAATCTGCAGTGGTTGCTATAGTGAATCCATCACAACCGAAAGGAACCACAATGCCTAAGTACTTCATAAGATTCGATGTTCGCGAAGACTGGAAGGGCACCTTTGATGCCGACAATCTTGAGCACGCCAAGGAACTAGTTCGCCAGTTAGCCGAAGATGAGATTGGCACGGATGAACTTCCAAACTTCGATGACCGCAACATGGGGATTTCCATCGAGGTCTACGAGGACAGTCTTGAGGAACTACCGTAATGTGCTACGCATGCGATGACTTTGAATTCGAGGAACCGTGCCCAACCAAGTTCCCAGGATGCCAAGGTAACTGTTACGGCTTCGACTGCGCGGCATGCTCAGCGAACACGCTTCACCTGGACGAGTACTACATGGTAACCGATGAGGTTTGGGAAGCGGCCTGGCCTCAGGACCGCGGCATGCTTTGCATCGGATGCCTTGAGTCGAAGTTGGGAAGGACCTTAACCGCTGCTGATTTCACGGATGCCCCAGTCAATGACGGAGTCTTCGGCCAGTCCGAACGGCTAGCGGCCCGCTTGGCCGCGGAGTAACTTCGTACTAACGGCTTGCCTGGAAGACGGCGAGCGCCTTCCCCAAATCACTATCTCGAACAACGGGTATGCTAACCGTATGAGACACATCGAGATTCACGTAATCGAAACCGAGTTAGACGCGGCAAGCGCAGTTGCATGCGGCCTGCTCTCTGACCCGTTCTTCGTAACCGTCTGTGCTGACTGCGGAGATGACGTTGGGGGACTCGACATCTTTGAACCGTACTGCCTAGTACTCGATGAGGTAACCGAGTGGTACCTGTGTACTTACTGCGCTGAACCTGTAACCGACCCAGACACTGTCGACTCCGACTACTACTCACTCGTTGAGGAAGAACTAACCGACCCTGACGAAGATGACGAAGATGACGGACGCTTTGTAGTTATAGATGACTAGTTGTAAATCCCGTTTCGTAGCAGTGCCTTCCACCGACTTCTAACTACTAATAAGAAGTATAGCACTCGACCGACATAAAGTCAAACACTTAGATACTTCTAAATAGAGAAGACATACTTTTAGAAAAAACGAATACAAGCGACTAAGACCCTCTACGGAAAAAACGAATACAACTAAACTCATCAGCCGACACTCTGATTAGTAATAAGAAGTTGCTAAATGTCCGAGGGTGTGCTACTCTCTCTGGTATGGAAATCACAACACTAACTAGACACGAATACACCACAGAACGAGTTGCCAAGCACACAGGCAGTTTGGAGGGTTGCTATGACGACTTCCACGTTGGCGAAGTCAATGGCGTAGTTATCTACATAGGAACTGACTACGCTGGCACGATTGACCCTGCCAAGAACCCTTTGAGGTTCTCGGACTACTCTGCGAAAGAGATGAAAGGCTTTCAGGAGTATTGGGGACATTGGGACGCTATCAACAAGCACCTCCACAACAAGACCACAAAACCGGGCTGGGGTCTTATCAACCTAGTTGTCTATGGCTTTGTAAATGGCATACAGATTGGCGACCCTACAAATGTTCTACACGCTGTTCCAACAGGTTTCACGCCAGAGGCAAACAGGATAGACGCAGGGGAACTTGTCTGGGTAGAGGTAGAACAGGCTGTAATGGATTGGCTCAACTATCCAGATAGCCAGCCAACACTTCACGCAATAGCAGAGGCAAAGCGTAAGGAGGCTGTTGCTCTATTCACAGCGAGCCTAGACCTAATCCAGCCTCTCGCCACGCTGATAAAATAAATCAGAAATGAACTTGACAACTTCGCATTAGTAGTGTAAAGTCGTCAGTAGTTGGAAACCTCCAACGCACAAACTCCGAAAGGACGGAAATACAAATGGCAACAGGAACTATCGTTGGCAAGGGACTTTACTTAGAGTTCGTTCCAACAGACACCACCACTCCTAGCACTAAGGTAATGCAGGTGCTATTCACACCAGAGGGTATTGACGAGGCTGGCAACTATGTTCAGTTCTCAATGCACTCTCGCACTATCTCTGAAACTTCACCTCGCAAACAATGGAGGATTACGAAGTGTGGCACAGAGAATAAAGAGTTGCTTTCACTTGGCTCTGTTGGACAGGTCAAGGCACAGGAACTCGCTGTCCAAATGGTAGAACGCTTTGAGAAATCACTAGAACGAGCAGTTATGCCAGACAAGACAAATCCAACTTGGAAACTTCGGTCTAAGCCAATCGCTGTGGAAATCACTTCCTTTGACTTGTCTGAAATCACAGATTGGAAAACCCCTCTGCCAGCACTACGCAGAATACAGAAATGTCGTGTAGCACTTGACTTCCCCGAGAAGTTAGTGTAAGGTCAATACTACAAACCGATAAGGACGGAAAACAAATGACTACAATCGCACCAAGCACCACTCCAACTACCGAGTTGGACGACATCTATCCAGACCTTGCTAAACTTGTGTATGGAGTTGCTATTCAGACACTAGACGCTGGCTCTGTGCCAGCAGGTCTTGATAGCCTACTTCCTACTGCTGGTCGTGCTAACCTCCGAGCAAAGGGAGGCGACACCACCACTAGCAAGAAAGCAAAGGTAGAACTATTGGCAGAACCAATCACAGGTGCTACCACCTACACCAGACCAAATGGTCGTGAGTATTATGCTCGTCAATGGGGCGAACACTCTGACGTGGAAGTCTGTCGCAAGGCTCGGGATAACAAGCAGTTTATCCTACTATACGGAAATCCTGGCTGTGGTAAGACAGCACTCGTTGAGGCTAGTTTCGGGGACGACCTATACACCATTATTGGAACAGGCGATACAGAGGTTGGCGACTTCCTCGGTGGCTATGTCCAAACTCCAAGTGGAGGCTTTGAGTGGATTGACGGAGTTCTAACCCGAGCAGTTGAGGAGGGCAAAGTCCTCCTGATTGACGAGGTTGGTCTGATTGACCCGAAAGTTATGTCGCTGGTCTATGGACTAATGGACGGCAGAGATGAACTCGTCATTACCTCCAATCCAGAACGAGGCACTATCAAAGCCAAGCAGGGGTTCTATGTAATCTGTGCGACTAACCCTAACGCTGTTGGAGTTCGTCTATCAGAGGCTCTGCTATCTCGCTGTGTTATTCAGGCTGAAATGACTACTGATTGGTCGCTTGCCAAGAAGTTAGGTGTGCCAGCCTCGGCTACCACGCTTGCTCAAAACCTGTCTAAGAAACAACTAGCAGGTGAAGTATCTTGGTCGCCACAGTTCCGAGAGTTGGAGGCGTTTAGGGACTTGTCCAAGACCTTTGGAACTAAGTGGGCAGTTGCCAACCTAATCGCAACAGCACCCGAAATGGATAGACCTGTCGTGATAGATGTGGCTACCCGAGTATTCGGTGAGGATTGCCGACCAGCCAAGATTTAGCACTCCGTCCTGTGCTAATAGGGGGAGGTCAAAGAAGTTGCGAAATGGACTTGACTTCCCCCGACAACTCTGCTACTATCTTACTAGGTCAGAAACGCTGACCAGAAAATCAGGAAGGATTTTCTAATGGGACACTATTCCAGACTAGCAACACGCACCAGCACCACGCCTCCTGCTTGGCTCAAAACCTGCTCGCAGATTGGCACACTCGCTAACACTTGGGCTAATCGTGGCGACCTCGCTGTCTATGGTGGTGAGGACGCAGGTATGGGTGAGGCTCTCGCTTGCTTTATTCACAGCACAGCAGAGATTGAGGTCAATCTACCAATCGCTTTCGGTAAGGCAACCACGCCTGAAATGGTGGGCGACCTAACAGAACGCTACAACCAATACGAGTTCCCCGAGGCAACAGGCGTAATCCTCCACGAGGCGTTTCACGCTAGATACTCGGAGTGGAACTACGAACTTATGGACGCTGAAACTAAGACAGAGCCAAAGGTTCGGGACGCTTTTATGTTGTTGGAGGAAAGTCGTATTGAGGGGCTGGCTGTCTATCACTTCCCCGAGAACGCATTATTCCTACGAGCCTCCTCAATGGGGCTGTCTTTCGCAGAGGCAGAAACCTCTATGGAAAAGATGTCTAAGACAGGTGCTTTCGCACACCTCGCAGGTCTGACCCTTGCCAGAGTTTCGGCAGGTGTCCTTGACGAGTTTGATGTCGCTGGTATCTACAACAGAGTTGCCGAGGTCTTGGGCGAGAAGTGCCTGAAAACTTTGGAGGCTATCTGGGTAGAGTTCCAGACACTAGACAACACGCTAAACGCTGACCTACTTCGTGGGATTGACCTTGCTCGTAAATGGATAGAGGCTATCAAGGAACGAGCAGAGGAACGAGGCGAACCAGCAGAACCAGAGTTCGGTGAGGGTATTCCTATTCCACAGGAACTAGCAGAGGCTCTGTCCGAGATTATGGAGGCTCTGGGTGAGGCTATGGAGGAAACCAAGTCTGCCACAGCAGAGGCTCTGGGTGAGCAACAGCAGGACGAGAACCTGAAAGAGGAAATCAAGGAACGCCAATCCAAAGCCAATACCAAAGAGGAACGCAAGGCAGAGGCAGACAGGGTGTTCTCGCACAACTCCACTCTCGGTCAATCTGGTAGCAGTTCCCGATTGGAAAGCACTCGTCCCCCGAAAGGTGAGGAACGAGCAGGGGCAGTAAAGTTGGCACAGATGTTAGAGAAAGCCAAGTATGTAGAGAGGTCTGCCACAGAGATAGCAACCACTATTCCACAGGGTCGCCTACGCACTCGGGCTGTCGTCCAAAAGAAAGCGTTGGAGGCTAAGGGCATTAGGTCTGACCTCCCGACTTGGAGGGCTACCAAGCACAAGCACACCACAGACCCTATCTTGTCTATCGGTGTAATGGTAGATGTATCTGGCTCTATGGGTTCGGCTATGAACCCTATGGCGAGTATGGCTTGGATTTTATCCGAGGCTGGTCGCAGAGTTCAGGCTAGAACTGCTATGGTCTATTATGGCTCGGGTGTCTTTCCAACTCTCAAAGTTGGACAGCACTTGGAGGAGGTCAAGGTCTGGACAGCACCAGACGGAACAGAGGAGTTTGGTCAGGCTTACAAAGCACTTGACGGAGTTCTCGGTCTGACTTATGCCGAGGGCGTGAAGTTGCTCGTAATCGTATCTGACGGACACTACCGACCAGACCAAGAGAAACAAGTGGTCAAGGCTCTCGCAGAGTGCGACAAGGCTGGCGTGGGAGTTCTCTGGATTACACCTGCCGAGTGCCGAGGTGGAAACACCAGCCTCATTAGTGGGACAAATGCCACGCACCTAAACATTACGGACACAGCCTCAATCGCAACTGCTATCGGCAGGTCGGCAACCGAGGCTCTGACTAAGATTGGAGGGCGAGTGTAATCGGCTCGCCTCCACAAGAACCCGATAGGGATTGAGCAACCGAGGAGTTTCCGTCCCCTTTCACCTCAACTGCTCTCGCTATTGGTAGAGAACCCCTGACAACTTCCCCTTTGGTCAGGGGTTTTCGCTTACCCTGACCGACACACAATGTGTCCAGCAAAAGCATCTCTGCTGGAACTTCGTATCAACTAATCCGAAGTCAGCCTGAGCTGCCGAGATGGTCGCCTTGTATTCGTTTTTTCCAAACCGACACGCCTCCTCGCCTACTTGACAACTTCGTATTAGTTATGGTAAGGTCGTAGTATCAACCGAAAGGGAAACAAATGGACGACAGAGAAATAGCAACTAACGCATTAGTCCTACTAGGGGCAACTGCCGAGGGCTGTGCCGAGAATGGATTGGCTAATCCAATCCTGTATCAAAGTTTGGAACTAGCAATAGAACTAGCAGAACACCTAGACGAACCTGACCTAGTAGTGCTACTCAAATCAGCGTTGATTGGAGTGGGCGAGGGGATTGAGGAAACTATGGCTATCGTCAAACAAATCAAATCGCAGTTTGACTTTATGAACACAAGCGAGTATAATCAGGACACGACACCTAACAAGGAGGACAACTAATGCCAAACTGGGTCTATACATCTATGGCAGTATCAGGTAAGAAAGACGACCTGCTCGCCTTTGCTAAGAAAGCCAGCCAGCAACACGAAACTCTATGGCTCACCGAGAGGTGGAAACGCAACGAGGACGGCACGAACACCGAAGTCCCCGAGGAGGAACGCAAGATTGAGAAAGAACTATCTCCACCAAGTCCTATCTCGTTCTGGAACTTCTTAGCACCAACAGAGGAGGAACTGCCTTACTACTTTGGACACGCAACCAAGCCAGAGGACGAGGCTGACCCTGACGCAACTTCCGAGGAACGACTAGCAAAGGCTCTGTTGTTTGAGGGCTCGGGCTGGTATGATTGGAATGTTCGCAACTGGGGCTGTAAGTGGGACGCCAATGACGAGGAACTGGACACCGACCTAGACACGCTACAACCACACGATAGCCTGTCGTATCGTTTCTCTACGGCTTGGTCTCCTGCCGAGGGCGTGTTTCGTGCTATGACCGAACAGCACCCCGAACTATCCTTTGAGTTCTCTTGCGAGGAGGAACAGGGCTGGGGCGTGGTCTATGACGGCGAGAACGGCTCGCTATCTGTGGCTGACGAGTGGGAGATACCGAACAGCCACGCTGACTATGTGGCGAGGGATAACGAGGACGGCTGTGCCTGTGCGAGAGATGACGACCAAGAGGATTGGTATTCCGATTGTCCTAGACCGAGTGTTGAGGTTGTCGTAGTGGTAGAACACCGATACAAGATTACAGCACCGACCATAGCCGAGGCTTGGGAACTTGCTCTCAACGGCAACCCTGCTGACCTGACGGCAAGCCTGATAGAGGGCGAGACTACTGCCTTTGTGATAGGCGAGGACGGCAAGCGTATCTACCCGACCTTAGAGAACGCATAACGGCTCGCCTTGACTAATCAGACGGATTGGTGTAGGGTAGCCTTATGAGCAAGAACGCAACCGAGGAGTTTGTAGATGTCCTGATTACTTGGGACACCGAGCAAACCGATACAGATGAAGTCGTAGTAGCAATCGGGGACGGGTCGGTAGTCTATGACGAGGACTTCGCCTTTGACCCCCGAGTGTATTTCTACTTTGATAACCGAGAGCAGTTTGAGTTAGCAAAGACCAAAATAATAGAGGACATAAACTTCCAAATCCTACGGGTTTTGGACTAGCAAGAAACGGAGTAAAAGTGCCAAAGACAAAGCAGATAGATACTTGGGAGTGGTTCATAGAACGCTACCAAGAACTCGGCTACAAATCACTAAATCAGTTTGCTATCGCAGAGGGCTTTCAGAAGTCCAGCCTTAGCAGATACTTCCACAAGCAAAGACAAATGCCAGCAGATACCTTGGTGGCTGTTTGCCTTGCTCTCAAAGTCAAGCCAGAGGATTTGCTGGTTGCTCTGAACGAGTGGAAACGCTAGACCAACCCCGATAGGGAAACACCTGAGCAAGTGTTCTAAACTGCTCGCCACAATCTGCCTCCGTTTGTATTCGTTTTTTCCTCGGACTTGCGAAATGTCGGAGGCTGTGATACACTCGCTAATGTGAAGTTCTCCGATAGGACGACACACCAGAGCAAATGAACTTGACAAAGTTTCGTAAGTCTGGTAAGTTCTAAATGTAAAGCCCAATGATACTAAGTAGATAAGGAAATCAAATGGCAACTACAAAGAGCACCACCACTAAGGGACAGGTTATCCTGACCACCACCAATGAGCCAGAGGTTCGCCTCTCGGCAAAGGGACAGAAAGCAGTTCGGGAACTCCGAGACGCACACAACTTGGAAAAGCAAGTTGCCGAAATCGTCAAGGCTAGCAGAGATGTTATCCTCAACGAACTAGGGAACGAGCAGACCAAGTTTGGAACAGACGCAAAGGGTAAGCGTCTGGTCAAAATCCACCTCATTACCCCGAAAGACCCAACACGCTACAACACAGCAGAGTTGGTAGCGTTCCTCGCAAAGACACAGCCAGAGGTTCTGGAAATGTTTAGAGCAGAGGACGCAAAGGCGACCACCCGAGTTCTTACTCTCTAACGAGAGTAAGCCAGAAAAGCCCCGACAGACAGTTATCCCCTTTCACTCTGTCGGGGTTTTCGCCTATCTGGTTTTGGCTCGTTTGTATTCGTTTTTTCCTCGCATCTAAAATCTTCGGGTTTGACAACGACACACTAATACGAAGTTGTAAATGTCAGAGGTTTATGGTAGAGTGCTGGTATGGACAAAAGACAAACTAACAACTGCGAAATCTGTGGCGAGTTATTTACTGACCTACCACTTGACGAGGAGTGTTCTTGCTCAAAGAGAAAGGACGCTGCTTTCTATGTCAATAGTGATGGTGGCGAGTTCGTGTGGAACCCTAAACTCAATGAGGACGAGGGAGAGAAACACGAATACTATGTTGTGCGTAATGGGGAAATGCGTATCAAGGCGACAGATGGCAAGGGTAGAGATTATGTCCTACGCTACACAGAGGACTTAGAGGCTTTCGGTATCACGACAGACGAGCAACTTTACGAGGCAAGCACAGACGAGGAAAACTTCTATTGGGATATGAACTCTTGGTTTGAGGTCTGCTGTGATTTTGACGAGGCTTACTCTGATGTCTTTGACGACCTTGACAGAGCCATAGCAGAGGCAGTAAGATTACGAAAGGAAGGACACTAATGAAACTACGAATAGCGTTTGGCGACACTCTTAGAGAGATACGACAAGACCAACACAGAACTCTTAGAGAGGTGTCTGTAAAGTCTGGCGTGGCACTTGGCTATGTATCGGAAGTAGAGAGAGGGCAGAAAGAGGCTTCATCGGAAGTCTTGGAAAGCCTGACCAACACGCTTGGCGTGTCTATGGCTGACTTCCTAATCCTTACAGCGTTGCGTCTAGGTGCTGTCGCTGTCCCCGACACAGCAGAAACCCTACTTGACGAATACACCGACCTTGTGGTAAGATAAGGGAAAGGAAAGGACGACAATGAGCAGACAAGTTTATTTTGTAATCGGTGTTGATTTAGACGACAAAACAGTTTTCATAGATGACGGCACATTTACGGCTCGCTTTGGTAAAGACGAGCAGGTATGGGACACCGATAAACAAGAGTGGCGAGAATACGAGGGCGAGGAACAAGAGGAATACGACCTCGCCTTAGAAATCCTCAACACCGAGAAGTTGAGGGACGACTAATGGAATACGACCTATACTCACCCGAGAGGAACTTCTCGGCTATCCCTGACCTGAAACTTGTAAAGATTACAGGGGACGACAGGGACAGAAGTATTCACTTCCTCTGGCGAGGCGATAGACAATGGCTCGCTATGAGTAAGGATAATCCTTACGAGGATAACTGCTGGCTTGTAGTCAAGACCGACTACACAGACGAGTTTCAGGAGTTTCTTGACGAGGAACTCTCTGGCTACGATAGCCTAGAAAGCACCTTTGAGTTATCGGACATTATTCCAACCGAATACTCAATAGAGTTTGATAACTAAATAGACTTGCTTGATACACGCTGAACCATTTTGGTGCGTGGGCAGAACTAACTACCTGCCTATTATCAAGGAAACCGAGTGAAATCTCGCTAAACTACGGACAACACGCTCGGTGGTGAATACGCCTCTGGTGGAAGTAGCAGGTCGGGTCTAGAACTGACCAAGAGTTTATTCTCAATGCGAAATAGCACAATGACGCAAAGTAGCCCCTTGTGTGTTCGTCCGAACCTAAGACCAGATAGCCATAACGCTTTCTGGTCTTTCTCTTTTTGGTGAGGTGTTGTATTCGTTTTTTCTCTACGCCTACTGTGGAAAGAGGGAACTTCGCATTAGTGTTTCGTTCTTGACAAATGTCAGAGGAGTATGCTAGTATCACTATGTAGTCAGAAAGTCTGACACAGAAAGGGTCTAGTCCTATGGGATTGGATATGTATTTAGAGGCTCGCAAGTATGTAAGTGGATACTCTCACAGACCTATTGACGAGCAGAACGAGTATGAGGAAGTGCTGAACTCGGTAGGTATGTCAAGAACAGACCTAACAGCAGAGGCAAGTCCTTTCGCTAATGTAAGTATAAATGTTGCTTATTGGCGTAAGGCTAATCAGATACACGCTTGGTTCATCAACAACTACGCCAAAGATGGTGTAGATGATTGTAGCCCTGTCCATCTTGGCGAGAGATACCACCTTAGTATTCTAAGAAACCTCTGCCAAGAGGTCATTGACGACCACAGCAAAGCAGAGGAACTTCTGCCTGTTTCATCTGGCTTCTTCTTTGGGTCAGACGAGTATGGCGAATACTACTTCCAAGACTTAGAGAACACCATTGAGCAGTTGGATAAGTTGCTCTCTAATCCTAAGTTTGCTGAGGGCTGGGACTTCATCTACCAAGCAAGTTGGTAGCCACAAACTAAGCACGACCCCTTAGCACACGCTAGGGGGTTTTGCTTTACCTGTTTGCTGGCGAGGTGTATTCGTTTTTTCAGACGACACGGCACGGCACGGGAACTTGACTAAACAAATGAACTATGATACTATGTAGATACAACGGGCGAACAGGAAGTAGCCTGAAAGGGATAAATGGAAACTACAACTATTACGGGTCTGGTAGCAACCACACCACGACACCTAGTATCAGCAGACGGCTTGCCGATTACTTCTTTCCGATTGGCGAGCAGTAATCGCAGGTTTGACCGAGCCACTATGGAGTGGGTGGACGGCGAGACTAATTGGTATACGATTACCTCTTTCCGCACACTCGCAATCAACACCGCTACATCTATCAGCAAGGGCGACCGCATTGTTGTATCAGGCACACTTCGTATTCGTGATTGGGACAACGGCGAACGGGTAGGAACTAGCGTTGAGTTAGAGGCGAGCAACATTGGACACGACTTAGCGTGGGGGACTACCACCTTTGTCCGAACCGTTCATAAAGCAGACACCGAATAACCGAACGGCTCGCCTAACGGCGTGGGATTGGCAAGCCTAACGGCTTGCCTTTCTGCGTTTGACGGCAAGCCTATTGGCGAGCAGACGGCAAGCCTAACGGGTGTGTCAGGCTTGACAAAGACCGACCGCTATGGTAGGCTAGCAGAGCAGACAACCCTGCCAACCGATAGGACAGAAATGACAACCGCACTACCCGAACTAACCGAGATGACCACCAAGACCGACCAACCGATAGTCGCACTCTACAACCGAGACGACAGACTAACGGGTATCGTAAATGGCTGGAAAGTCGCTGACGGAGTAATGGAAATGGACGAGAGTATCAAGCGAGCAGTAGCGACTAGCGAACTGACTATGGCTGAACTCGTTGAGATTGACCAGAGTATCGCCAGACTTCGCAACTTGCGTGGAACTCTCTAAACAAAACTAGCCAAGTGGAAACACTTGGTTTTAGTTTTAGCCCGAAGTGTATTCGTTTTTTCCCTGCGTAAATTTTGCTGAAAATAAAATCCTAAATGAGTTTGATTTTGTCGGGAGTATGTGGTAGGGTATAAATGTAGTCAGAAATACTGATTATCCAATCACTCTGAAAGGGTGTGGTAAAAGTGGAAACACTAAACCAAGTAGTAATAACAAAGTCGGTCAATGGCGTAGAAGTTGCCACGCTATCTGAACTAGGGATTTTGCTAGGCGTAAAGCCAAGCACTATCTTTGTCTGGATAGATAAATACAAGAACTTCCCTAAGCCTGTTGCCGAAATCAAAGGTGCTGGTCGTAATGGGCGTTCTCGCTTGTTCCCGATTGACGCTGTTCAGGTGTGGCACAAGAAACACATTACGACACGCAAGGCTAACGAATGGACAGGTATTCTTTCCAAGTTGAGCCAAATCTCAAAGGCTAGTCCTGCCACTTACAAAATCATTCTGGAAATGATTGACGAAGCGTCAGGTCGCAAGTAGCCACACGACACTAGACTTACCCCCTGCTAATCACAGGGGGTTTTCTGGTTTTGGGACACGACTAGTTTGTATTCGTTTTTTCCATCACGACACACTTCGCACTAACACGCTTGACTTTATTTAGAAACTATGCGATAATAGAGATGTTGTCGGGAAAGGCTCGGCACGGAAAGGGATAAAGTGGGCGACAGGTCTGCGATTATCATTGAGAGTGAAAGGTTCATCACGCCTATCACGCTATACGGACACTGGTCGGGCAGGAACAACCTTGCTGCTGTGGCTAGTGTGTTGGAAACTACGGACAGGGTTGGCGACCCGTCTTATCTCACGGCTCAACTGTTTTACAAGTTTGCTGTGGAACTTGGCAAGTATGACGGAAATCTGTCTTTCGGTATTGACGCTTTCGGTGGGACACCACAGGAAATAAATGCGACTATGGACACCGATACGATTGTCGTAAATGCCGATAATGGAACTTGGCGTTGGGCGATACCCGTAGAGTAATCTTTATACGAACGCAGGTTAGCACTCACGCAACACGAGTGCTAACCTCTTTTCGTTTTTGCTTAGGTAGAAGTTGTATTCGTTTTTTCCGGCAGCGACAGATAACTTCGCATTAGCGACACGAAGTTAGACAGACTTGCGTTTGTCGCTAGTGTGTGATACAATGAAGTTATTACACAGGCGAGAAACCTAAGTATCGCTGAAAGGGAAACAATGACAGAAATAGAAACAGAGATACAAACTCTCACGGCAGAGTTGGATAGCGATTGTTCTTGCGAGGACTATGACGAGGACACAGACACAAGCAAGCCTAGTGAAAGTTGCTTCGGAGATTGTTGGACAGAAAGTAAAGACGACTTTACTGAACACTTGCTCAAACCTTACCTTGTTGTAAAGGGTTGGAAAATGGACACGCCTATCAAGGTTGCTTCATCACGAATGACTTGGCAAGGCATTAGAGGTTGGGCATACACTACGCCTGAACGCTTGGTTGATACGCTTACTCTCAATGGAGATTTTCGCCTAGTGTTTGAGTTTGACGGAAACGACCTAACTGCTATTCGCTATTCTCACGACGAGCCAATGGGAACAGGTAAGTTTGAGATTGAGTTGTCTGACGAAAGCGACGACGACTAAACACGACACGAGAAAGGTCGCTGACTTCGGTTGGCGACTTTTTTTGTATCTGCCGATTACGGAGTTGTATTCGTTTTTTCCTCACCCCTGCCGAACACGACTTCCCTGTTATCTATTTGTTATAAAACTTTCTACACTTCGGGAATAAATGAACTTGACTTTTAGTTATACTCTATGTAATAATGTAGTTATGGACAACGAAAGGGAAACAATGAACAACTACGAGAAGTCATACAGCAACGAGCCGTTTCTAAATGGTGCGTTAGACATACCTATTTGGAGTGAAATACTGCCGAACTTTTGGCTAGGTGGAACTGCCGATAACGATTGTGTTGGCGATAAGCACTTTCAGTTTGATAGGCAGGACATCTCTATCAAGCCTAGAAACTTTGATAGCGTTTATACTTTCTACGCTTACGCTAACCCTGTTGATTGGCTAGTTAGAGAGTTTAGGTTTGGCTACTTTGATAGTGGCGAAACTGACTTTGACTTAGACGAGTTTAGGCGTATTGCTCTAATGGCTCACGCTGATTGGAAGCGTGGCGAGAGAGTGCTAATGCGTTGCCAAGCAGGTCTAAACAGGTCAAGCCTATTCTTTGCCTTAGTGCTTATGATTGACGGCTACACGGCACAAGAAGCGATTGACTTGATACGAGAGAAGCGACACGATAAGTGTCTATTCAATCCTCACTTCGTAGCGTGGTTGCTCAAACAAGACTTAGAGTTTTGGCGAGCATAAACTCACGCTAAGAAAACCTAACCCCCGTGAAAACTCACGGGGGATTTTCTTAGTGCGAAGTTGCGAAGGTGTATTCGTTTTTTCCTTACTCTACAAACACGGTGGAAGTATTACTTGCGTAAATCCATAAGGTATGGTAAGATAGTTAGGTAGTCAGAAAGTCTGGCACAATAGAAATCCTGAAAGGGAACAATGCTAAAAATGGAAATAAATGGGACAGAAGTAGTTAGTCCTATGGAAATCGCAAGTCGCTTCGGAGTTAGTTTGCCTGCTGTTTATGTCTGGGCAAGGCGTTCGGATTTTCCGACACCACTACTAACGACAGGTGGCTCACAACGACCACGCCACATTTACTCGGCTACCGAGATTGAGGCTTGGGTCGCTGAACACCTTGACGCTAAGGGTGGCAGGGGCAAGGCTCATCTAATCGGGCGTAGAGTTCTAGGGCTGGCAACATCTAACCCTGAAATCTACAAGCAGATTGAGCAGTTGCTAGAAAGCACCGACACCGAATAAGGCTCTGAAAGAAACACGCTTACCCGAAAGGGTAGGCGTTTTCTTTTTTTGCTAATGCGAAGTTAGCCGAGTGTATTCGTTTTTTCCTTACACGCTGTCTAGCACGACACGCTAATAGTATGAACTTGCTTTTGTCGGTAGTATTTGGTATAATAGTTATGTAGTCAGAAAGACTGATTACAGAAAGGGAAACAAATGGAAATCGCTTTACTAGGTTTCTTAGGTGTTGTATCGCTTATGACTATCGGTGCTTTCTTGGTCGTAGTCTTGTGTGCGTTTATCATCTACAAGATAGACCCGACTTATGACGAGTTTGGTTTCTGGGGAAACTTCCGTATGGAACTCTCCACTATCCTTGCTGGCAAGTTTGGCTACGAAGTATCACGACAAGAATACAAACAGGCTTACGACTTAGGTGTCAAAATGAGCGACAGAACTCTACAAGGTAGCAAGAACAGACACCCTGCCAACAATGATGGTAAGTTGCCTTACGAACTCTACAAATACTAAGTAGAACTCACCGAGAGATTACCCCGTAGAGATACGGGGTTTTCTTTTACCCTGTGGGCTGGGAGTTGTATTCGTTTTTTCTATACCACTAATACGAAAGATAACAACTTGATAACAACACGATACAAAGATAGTAAATGGGCTTGTATTGTCATTAGATAGGAGTATAATCATAGGTATAGGAAAGTTTCCAAAGGGGAAACTGAAAGGGACAAAATGACACTAGTAGCAGATACCAAGATTGGCACAGCAGTAGAAACCAAGATTGGCACAGCCGAGTTGAGTGCTGGTAGAGAACGCAAGAACTTCTACAAAGACGGAACTAGGGTTGCTCACATAGACAGGATTTACGCACCGAGCAGAGTGTTTATTGACTTGGGCGAGAGTGTCTGGGAACACCTGAACAACAGACACAATAGGGATTGGCAGACCCTAAAACCTATCGTGGCTGGATTGCTCTGGGCTAATGGGATTGCCTTTGAGAAACTATCGTGGAACAAGAACGCTGGTTGTAAGATGTGTGCTTGCTCTGGTGGGTTCGTAATCACAGGACACAAGGGACAAGACTTCTGGCTCACGATTAGATAAGCCAAACACGAAAGCCCCTGCCGAGAAATCGGTGGGGGTTTTCTCTTGCTATCGCTAATGCGAAGTGTATTCGTTTTTTCCAGATGGCACGGGGCGTGGAGTTTCCGTTATCTGTTTGTTATAAAGTTTTGGGAAGATTTGTATCACTATTTAGGTTTCTATTATTGTGAAGGAAAGGAGAGATACTATGGAAGACAAACTAAATCCTAAGTTTGGACTAAACACCGAGAACCCTGATGTCAAGGGTTTCTTAGCGTGGCTATTCGACCCAGAAGTCGATAAGGCTATTGAGCAGTTCATACAGGACACTAGCAACGACACCGAGTAGGTGTAGTCCGTAGCGATAGGCACAGATAATCTCTGTGCCTATTTTGCTATCTTGATACGAAGTTAGGGAAAAAACGAATACATACCCTAACCCTCTTTATAACGAAATGATAACAACACGATAATACTTGCTAAATGGATTTGACTTTTCCTAGTGGTATAGATTAGGATTACTAATGTAATCGGAAATCAAAGTTGGAAAGTCCAATAGAGAGATTACTTAGACCTCACGAAAGGGGTTGGTAGTATGGCTAAGACAGCCATTACTCCGAAGGTAGTAGCAACTGCTACTACTTCCACCACCGAAGGCACTCGCAAGGTGTCTAAGGTTCTAGTTGCTAAGGTTGCCGAAATGGCTCACCTTCGCACCGAGATAGCACGCTTGGAAAAGTTGGCTAACTCACTTCGCAAGGAAGTTCTTGCCGAAGTCGGTTCTGACCCTGTTGTTCTTATTCACAACAACATCAAGGTTGCTAAGGTGTCTGTGGTAATCACGGAACGCCCTGACCTTGACGCCCTTCGTTCAGCGTTCCCTGACGCTTGGGACGCTGTGAAATACGACAGCCCTGCTGTAAAGATTTCGGTTATCCACGAAGTCTAATCAGTAGTCCCGAAGTCCCCTAGCCGAAAGGCTGGGGGATTTTCGCTATCGGGTTTTGGCAGGGTTGTATTCGTTTTTTCCACACGACACACGGGGGGCAGATTGGATTTGACTTTGTCTGTGCTATGGTGTAGTATGAAGTTATGAATACACAAATACAGCAAGACGAACTAGAACTCCCGACAGGGCGTATCTACTTTGACGACATCATCAAGACCGATTTTGGTCTATTCCAAAACCTAGATGCTTTGTTGCTCTGGGCTAGTGAAAACCCTAGTGAAGTATCTGGCTACGAAAGTAGAACTTTCCTGCGTTCATACCGAAACAATAATGGTAATCTCTCTGTGGTCTATGTCTGTAAAGACATTGACGAATGCGATTGCTCTTGGCAGTTTGCTACACACTTACACGAAATCGCTGTAAGACACATCAAGGAACAGGGTGGAACAGACTTCCCTGCTGAACCTGACTTTGATACAACTCCACGCAAGCAAGTTGATTGCGAATACCTAGTTGAGATTGAGTATCGCTATGTGGAAGTTGGCGTAGTAGTCAAGTAATCTGCGAGAGAGTGGGCAGGGGAAACCCTGCTCATTTTTTTTGTTAGTCCAATGTGTATTCGTTTTTTCCTAGCACGACACGCTAACACGGGGGCTACTTGCTTTTGTCGGTGCTAGGGTGTAAGATAGTGTTATCGGAAACTCCGATAGGAAATGAAAGGGAAACAAATGAAGTATGCGTTTCGCAGATTACTTGCTGGTATCGTAATCGTGCCACTAGTCGCTATCGCCTATCTATTCGGCTACGCTATGCTGGTTGGTCTGGGTGCTGAACCTACTGCTAGTGCTAGTGAAGTCTGGTCGCTAGGGTTGCTGTTCGGTCTAATCGCTACGCTGGTATTCGCTGGCTCGGCTCTGGTAAAGGCAGGTAAGTAATGAAGTATCTACTCGCTGGGCTAGGGGCTTACTCCATTGGGGTTGGCTCTTGGTTCTACAACGCTAACAACACGCTAAACTCTCTGTTTATCGGCTGGGGGCTGGGCTTGCTCTTGCTAGTTGGCTCTATGGTTCTATTCATTGGGGGCGACAAATGACTAGGGAACTCTGGTTCGCTGTTGTCCTAGCGTTGCTCGTTGGCTCATCTATCTTGCTAGGCTGGTGCTTACACGCTTGGCATTACAGACCACGCTATCGCAGAAATCGCAGATAGGTTTTAGGAACTCCCCCGATTATGTCGGGGGTTTTCTTTTGCCTGTTTCGGTTCGGGGTGTATTCGTTTTTTCTTGACATACGGCAAGGATTATAACGAAATGATAACGCTACACTAATACGAAGTTGCTAAGTTGCTTTTGTCGGTGGTAGGTGGTAAGATTGTATTAGTTAGAAAGTCTAACTACTTATAGAAAGGGGCGACCAAAATGGTTGCTGGCGTTATCATCACAACTGAAATGAACACCACAGAACTTCCTGACACTTCATACGAAGCGATTAGCAAGGCTGTCGGTGGCTACATACAGATAGTTCCACTACAAAACGACTTCGCTGGATACTCAATGTATCTACACGAAGAGGGTAAGTTGATTGGTCTTCCAATGAACGACATCGCAACTGCCGTTTGGGAAAACTCATACGGACACACAGACATCATCTTAGGAAATGTCGTAATCGTCAATGCGAACACAGACGACGACGGAAACGAACTTCCTATTAGCGAAGACGACGCTGAAAGCCTTATGGCGAAACTAAGACTAGTCTTTGTGAAATACGCTACGAACTAGCCAAGCAAGTAGTTAGGCGATTAGGGAAACCTAGTCGCCTTTCTGCGTTTTTGCGTGGGGGCAGGGTGTATTCGTTTTTTCCATTACGACACGCTAAGGGCTATCGTGATTTGTATTTGTCGGGGTAGTATGATACAATCGTATTGTTAGTTGGAAAGGCTGACTAACTGAAAGGGAAACAAATGGCAGTAATAGATTGGGACGAAGTAGATAGTGGTCTAGTAGGTGCTAAGGCTATTGCCTTTGATACTTGCCACAAAATCTATGTCCTTATGGACGATGAGCAGGTTGCCGAAATGCGTGGCTACGGATACGGCGATGAACCAGATAGTTTCTACACTTGCGATGAAATGTCGCATAGCGAAATGCTGGAAAAGCTAAAAGAGTGGTTTGAGAAGTCTTGCCCCCTGAAGTTCATACAAGCAGTAGAAACTAATCACACCGACCCTAACGCTGGTTTTACCACGCTGATTGAGCAGGGTGCTACCGAATACGAACTTTGCTACATCTGTGGAGCCGAAGGTTGCGAAGGTGAGTGCGAAGACGAAGACGACTACGAAGACGAAGAAGACGAAGAGTGAGCCTGATAGCAATGCGTAAGTGCGATTGCTGTAATGGCGAGAGTGTCTTCACTTGCGAGAGTTGTGGAAACGGATTGGCAAGCGAACGAAAACCTTTCGTTGATAGTTCTGGGATTGAGTTTGACCCGAACACCGAACACGCTATTTGGGTTTGCGTGGATTGTGCCGAACGCCTAGCCTAGTCCTAAGAAAGTCCCCTTGCGAAAGCAGGGGGATTATTCTTTGCCCGATTGGTTGCGAGATGTATTCGTTTTTTCCTGTGGATACGGCAGACACGACACGCCTTAGCCTTGACTTGACTTTATGTTAGTAGTTTGGTATAATGAGAGTATCAAGTAAGTTGCTTGATAGAAATGGGAAACAGATGTCAGTAAAGTATCCAGAAGTCAAAACTGTAAAGTTAGTTGGCGAAGACGGAAATGCTTTCGCTATCTTGGGAAGAGTTGTGAAGGCTATGCGTGTAGCAGGTCTATCTAAGGAAGTCCAAGACGCTTACTACAAGGAAGCCACTAGTGGCGACTACGACCACTTGCTACAAACAACGCTTCGCTGGGTAAAGACCAAGTAAAGAACCCGTCGGGTATTCGGTCAATACTCAAAAGCCCCCTTACTCTCACACACGGAGTAGGGGGGTTTCTTCTTTTGCTGTGGTTGTGGTTGCTGCTGAAAAAACGAATACACTTCGCACTAGCACGGGGGCGACACGCTTCGTATGTGTTTGCGTATGTCGGGGGTGTAGAGTATAATAGTATTAGTTAGAAATACTAACTAGAAACGAAAGGGAAAGAAATGGGTCTAAGCAAAGACTTCTATTCGGGGTTTGCCTTTGAGGAACTCGGTCGTATGGTCGGGGGACACAAGGACTACTTCGTTAGTGAGCAGACTATCGCTATGGTCTGGGCAGAGTGCCACAAGAACGAACGCCTTATCACGCTGGCTGGTATGTATCTGGTTGGGTCAAGCGAAAGGGCTGAACGAAACTTACAGAAACTACAAGACGAACTCCGTCTTGTGTTCATTGAGCGAAAGGTAATCTAATGGAAGTCGCAGTAATCGTAGTGCTAATCCTTATGAGTGGTCTGGGTGCGATAATCGGTGCTTGTCTTACGACAATGAACTTACGCAAGGCTTTCATCTTTACTATCCACAATGCTACGGACTATGTAGTAGATGTTCGTATTGACTACTCCACTAAGGAAGTTGTGGTTGTAGATGTAGCCAAGCAACCTGCTAAACCAAGAGCCAAGCGAACCAAGTAAGTTCGCATACGGGAAGTCAGTAATGGCTTCCCGTTTCTCTTAGTGTCAAGTTGTATTCGTTTTTTCCTGACCTGTGGGACACGGGTCGCTCTTGACTTGACTTTACTAATGCTATGTGATACACTTATCTTATGAATAAGAAAGCGAAGCCAATGAACAAGGCAAACCAAGCAAGAGCCAAAGTAGAGCGTTCTGCTCTGGCAGTAATCTTGCGTGAGCGTGCCAAGAGCAACGCTTCTGGTGTTCATACCAACAAGGCAACAAAGCGAGCCAACACCCGTTCGGCTCGTAAATCACAAGCACTTAGAGAGTGGGCATAAATGGAACTAACTGACCTAGAAGCAAAAGCAGTAAAGGCTATTTACAGCGACTATCACGATGGGGCTATGGACGCTGACGAAGCACTACACGCCTTAGAACAACTCATCAACAACGACAACGACTAAGAACAGAGAGAGAGAGCCTATGCTTCGGCATAGGTTTTCTTTCTGCGTGGGTAGCAGTGGAAAAAACGAATACATACGGAGAGCAACACGCCTATCCTATGGACTTGACTTTTATCCTATGCTTTGATACAATAGGGGTATAGAAAGAAAGGGGTAGCAAGTGGCTACTAAGCAAACAGCAACAGCAAGCATAAAGTTATGGGACTTTACTCTAACTATGTCGGGTGGCATTATCGGCGTATGGAGTGAATGGACTTACACACTAACCTATGGTTCTGGACAGAGCAAGACCTATCACGACGAACACGGATACTACACAACAGACGAGTTAGATGAAGCCCTATGGGTAGAAGCAGTTCGCATTGTTGAGAAGTATGGCAGAAACATTTCAGTTGAGGTAGCAGATGTAGAAGTCTGCCCTGATTGCGACGAACGCATTACAGACGACAACCCTCTCATTGACGAAACACAATACAGCACGCAGTTCGGTTCTTGTATTGGTTGTTGCGACCCTACGCCATAACACGACCTAACAAAACGCCACTTAGTCAAACGACTAGGTGGCTTTTGTCTTATCTGGAAGTTGTGGCGAAGTGGCAGTGTATTCGTTTTTTCCTAACAACATCGCATTAGTGAGATGTGCTTGACTTTGTCGGGGGTCTGTGTTAGAATAGTATTATCCAAATGAAAGGGGATACAAATGGCAGAGCCATTGCTACACACACTTCGTCAGTTATCGGCAGACACCGATGTAGAAATCGGTTTGCTTGCTTACGACGAGCAACTCATTCGCCTTATTAGAACTTCACACAAATACGCAGACTTGCTTGTGTATGTGGATAGCAACTACTAAACAATAAAGCGAAACTAAAACCTGGAAGCGAAACTGCTTCCAGGTTTTACTTTTGCCTAATGCGAAGTTGCTCATCTAGTTCGGTGTATTCGTTTTTTCCGTGAGTGTGCTACACGGGTCGCAACACGCTAGTTCTATGTGCTTGCTTTTGTCGTAGGGTTGTGGTATAATAAGATTATGAAATGGAACGAAATCTAAGTAGTTCCGAAAGGGAAGCAAATGAACATTTATGAAATCGTAGAGAGTGGTCAGGTTGTATTATCTGCCGATGAGGAAATGGGAGTTCTAATCACTTGGAACGGCAACTCAATGCTAAACCTCTGGGTAAGAGATTACTCAATGGGAAACTGGGACAACACCGATGTTAGAACACGCTACGACATTGACGGAAGTCTAGGCAAGGCATTAGAAGAAAGTAGCGAGTGGCTTTTAGAAATGGAACAGGGTCGCTACGAGAACCACTAAACAACAAACTAACAAGGAACGCCCTCGCAGAAATGTGGGGGCTTTCTTGCTTTTGCTGTGGGTTGTTAGTTCGTTGTTGCTGTGGTGTATTCGTTTTTTCCGTAGCATACGACACGACAAAAGATTATGCTAAATGGATTTGACTTTACGATAGGCAACTGCTATACTGAGAGGGTAGTCAGGAGAACAAGGGGTTCGAGGGCTACGAAAGGGAAACAAGATGTCTAAGAAAGTAATCGTTCTAACCTCTACCTCTCAAGGAGAGCGTGGTCAGGCAGGACACAAGAAAGTCTATGAGATTATCGTAGATGGCAACAAGGTAGAACTTCGCTGGGGCAAGGCAGAGGAAACCAAACGACAGACACAAACCAAGTGGTTCTCTTACGAGAACGCCGCTTACAACTTCGCACTAGAAAAGAAATGGGCGAAAGTTGATAAGGGGTATGTAGTCGCTTACCAAGCGATTTAGCCACGAAAGACTTGTCGGGGTATTGCCCCCCTTTCCCCCGACAAATGAGAAGCCCCCGACTAGTTCGGGGGTTTCGCTTTTTTGCTGTGGGTGTTTGGCTGTGGTGTTGTTGTATTCGTTTTTTCCATAGCGTTCATACACACGGCGAGTGGGGGGGGGGTGTGTTGTTGGCGTTTCGTGTTGCTTTTGTCGGTTGTGTGTGGTATGATAGTTATAGACAATCAAGGTGGTTGTCTGAAAGGGAAACAAATGAAAATCTATTCACTAATCATCCACGATGAAGTTGCTAATGTTCATCCTGTTTATGAAGTTCATTCTTGGGAGAAGGCAGAAGAAATCATCAAGAAAACAATCGAACTAGCAGAAGGCAAGCCTTTTACTTGGGAAGTTGTCGGAAACTCAAACTAAGTTAGTCAAAGTAGTCCCCCTGCGTATGTGGGGGGATTATTTTTTTGTCTGTGGGTGTGCGTGGTTGTTTGGAAGTGTATTCGTTTTTTCCGTAGGTATAGCAACACGGCGAAGGGGGGGGGCGACTTGACTTTGTCGTATCTATGTGTTATGATGTAAATACAAGGGAAACGAAATAGAAGTAGTTTCGTAAAGGGGTTCTAAATGAGTTGTAAAGATTGGTCTATCGCAGTAGTAGCCGAAAAGCCTATGTGCGACATCTGCCCTAAGTTTGGGTTTATCACTAAGGTTGCCGAGTATGACGCTAGAACGCAGTTCGGGGGAAACCCGTGGGCGTTTATGTGCGAGAGTTGCTACGGCTACTTTGGGTTTGACCGACTAGGTCTAGGCTATGGTCAGCGACTAATAACAGAGAGCGAACACACTCACGAGTGGATAGAAGTAAATCTCGCCGAGTATGAAACTTACGAGTTTAGCCAGAGCGAGCCAGATACTACGCTATGTTCGCAATGTGGGCTACATAAGCCAGCAGAATAAGGTCTAGGGGTTAGGTCAAGTGCCTAGCCCCTAATCTTATGTTCGGGGTCTGTGGAAAAAACGAATACACCTCGCTTGGCACGGCTACTAGCTTTTGCTGTGGTGTGCTGTCTTACTTGACTTTCTTATGTTTCTATGTTAGGCTCTCGGTAGAGCCTGAAAATCTCGGGTTCTAGAAAGTGGGTTCCAATGTCCAAGCCAGCCAGCGATAAGCAGGTAGCGTTTCTTACCACGCTCGCAAGCGAGCGTATCTACGAGGGTGCGACCGAGTTCGCTACCCTTACCTCTGCCGAGGCTTCCGACCTAATCGGTCAGTTGCTAAACGCACCACGCAAGTCCAGCACCTCTACTTCATACGAGCGTATTACGGAAGAGGGCGTGTATCAAAACGCCGAGGGCGACATCTTCCGTGTCCAGCGTTCCCGTGAGAGTGGCAACCTCTACGCCAAGCGTCTAGACATCTTTGAGGGTGGCTTTGTCTATGAGGCAGGGCTACTTCGCAAAATCACACCTAGCGACCGACTAGGCGTTGAGCAAGCCAAGGCTCTTGGAGTTCAGTATGGCTTCTGTGTAGTCTGTGGTATCTTGCTTACCGACCCTAAGAGCGTTGAGCAGGGTATCGGTCCTGTGTGTATCAAGCGTGTCTAACGCCTAGCGTTAGTCAAGACCCCCTTGCCAAACGGCAGGGGGGTTTTCCTTTGTCTAATGCGAAGTTGTGGCACGGGGGGAGATGTATTCGTTTTTTCTGTGGTGCTGGTTTTGGGCTGTGGTCGTTATCAAGTTGTTATGTATTTATTATGCGTTTATGTAGAAAATGTCTGTGGAGTAGGCTATAATGGTATTAGTTGGAAGTTAGCGAATGTCTAACTCAACTGAAAGGGACGCAAATGGCTAAGCCAAGTGTGAAGTTAGTTCAGGAATGGGAAGTTGCTTACGAGAGTGGGCTAGTGAAAGTGTCTTACGGCACGGCTGTCTTTGAGCAGGACTATTGGAAAGTGGAAAACAGGATTATCAACAAGGTTCAGTATTTCTACGGAGAAACTGCGTGGTCGGACGCTAGGCGTAGAGCAAGCGACATTGACTTTGGTGCGTGGAGTTTCTAACTAAATAATCAAACAAACAAACTAGGCAGGGTTCTCCTCTCTGCCTAGTTTTGTTTTTGCCTGTGGTAATGCGAAGTTGCGTGCGTGCGTATGTGTAAGTGCGTGCCTGTGGTTGCGTTCGTGTATTCGTTTTTTCCTAACTACTACGGAACGAAACACGGGTGCTAGTTCGTTATCTGTTTGTTATAGAAAGTTAGTGTATGAACTTGACTTTATCTTAGTTAGGGTATAGACTACATTTGTAGTCGCAAGGGCTACCAGATGAAAGAGGGAACAAATGGCAACTATCAAGATTACTTGGGTATCAAAGGGATACTTGGGCGAGTTCAGGGACGCAACTATCCTTGACCTAATCAACAAGGGCTACGATGTTCGTGGCAACGCAACAGCAGAGTTGGACTTTGACTTTCCAGAGGGCGACACTCTAATCTGTAATGCTATCTACGCAAACACTAACTCCTACACAGGAAAGTTTTGGGACGCATTACAGGCAGTTATTCCAGCAGACAGACCACACACGGCTCTAAGTATGGGCGACAAGGTTTCTATTGACGGACGAGAGTATGTTTGCTCGGAGTTCGGTTGGAAACTTGTAGCCTAGCCAAACAGCCAAACAGCCAAACAGCCAGCCGAAAGGTTGGTTGTTTGGTTTTTGCGTTAGTGCGAAGTTGTGGCTGCCAGGAAAAAACGAATACAGACCCTAGCCCGACACGCCCGACACGACAAGCAACTTGACTTTATTGCTGTGGTATGTTAGACTACAAATGTAGTCAGAAAGATTACGGAACTGAAAGGGAAACAAATGAACCTACTACAAGCAGAAATCCTAGTTATCGGACTTGAGTTTGAGATTGCTATGGACGGAAAGATGTCTGTTAGTGCCGAACCAGCGATGAAGTCTTTGGGTCGCCTGATGAACATTGACGCTTATGCTCACTTTGGTAAAGGCGTAAAGGGTCGCCAAAAGGCTCTTGAGTGGCTCAAGGAAGCGATTGCGGAAGCAGAGAAGCAAGAAGCCTAATACGAAGTTAGAAGCCCCCTACGGAAGCGTGGGGGGTTTTCTCGTGCCTGTGGAGTTATGAACACCTGTGGATAACCCTGTGGATAACTTTGGTGGGGTTTGTATTCGTTTTTTCCTAATCACGCTTGCGAGTTGCCTCTACAATAGGAACACGCTTACATTTAGAAAGAGAGGCTAACTATGGTTTGGATACAAACAAACTTTACCGCCGAAGCAATGAACACGGGCAAGCCAGCGACAGAAACCCCTGTTGTAGCGAAGCCTGAACCTGTCGTCAAGAAGAAGGCTAAGGCTGAACCTGTGGCAGAAGTAGTAGCAGAAGTAGAAACACCTGCGGTTGAGGTTGAGGAAGTAGTCCTCGCTGAACCAGAGGTCGCCGAGCCAGAGGTCGCTGAACCCGAAGCAGAGTAATCACGGCTTATAGTAAAGTCCCCCTTGACTAGAAATAGTTAGGGGGATTTTCTATTTGGTGTTGCTTTTGTCTGTGGTATGTGATAGACTATAAATAACAAGGAAGCGACGGCTAACTTGGAGTATGGCTGAACAACCTCAATCGTCAGATGGGGGGGTAAGGCAATGTCGGATACTAGCGTATCGTCTTAGCGGACAAACGGCAGGTGTGCTGAAAAGCGGGCTTAGAACCGAACTGACTTGGCATTGGTGGTAAAACGCAATCCACCTACTCAACTACAAACATAAACGGGCTGGTGTGGCGTTTATGTGGCTAACATTAGTGGCTACCAGACAGAACCCTTAGCGGAAACGCTAGGGGTATTTCTGTTTTTGCGATGTCTGCGGTTGCGGTATGTATTCGTTTTTTCCTAGCCCCTCACGAGAGGCGACACACGCACGGCAGGTGGAGTTGCTTTGTTTAGGTGTTAGTGGTATGATTACTTTGTAATCAAGCAACGAAAGGGAAAAATTGGAAAACAGAATTACTGAAAAGCAATTAGGGCTTCTAAGAAAACTAGCCAAAGAAAAATACGCACCAAGTTTGGTTGCGGAGTTGGAGAAGTTTCTAGCAACTGATTTGAGCAAGCAAGGGGCTAGCAACCTTATTGAGAAGTTCCTAGAAGCACCGAAGAAAAGCGAAAGTCCAGAATACAAAGCCGAACTTGCCGAGAGAGCCAAGCAAGCGAGAGAACGAGCAGAACTAGCCGAGCAAGCCAAGCAAGCAGAAACCGAGAACTGCCGAGAGTGTAAGCAGGGACACCCTGTCGCACATTTCAATTGTAGTTTCCCGAACAGGATTGGACACACTAGGCACTGCACCGCTGACTTGTGTTTCTAGTTAGCAACTAGGGAAGTCCCTTAGCCAGAAATGGTTAGGGGGCTTTCTTGCTTTTGGGCTGTGGCTGTGGGTTAGGTGTATTCGTTTTTTCCTAGCCTCAACTGCGACACGACACGCATACGATAATGACTTGACTTTCTGTTATCTGTGTGTTAGAATACTTATGTATTCAAAGGGAATACAAAAACGAAAGGGAAACACAAATGTCAGTAAAAACTCTAGTAGTAGAAATCCACTACCAAGACGGCAGACCAACTCTAAAGCCAATCTACGAGTGCCACAGCGTAGAAAAGTTTGAGGAGTTTGTGGCTTGGCACAAGGAAAACCTACCAATGAGAACCACCACAACTCTCAAAGCCTACGACTACAACTCAACCACCCCTGAACTAACAGAGATGATTATCAAGTAAGTTAGGCAACCGAGAACCCCCTACGAAAGTGGGGGGTTTTCTTTTGTCTGCGGGTGCGTGTGTTAGTGCGAAGTTGTAGAGTGTGAAATCGGTAGCGTAAGAAAAAACGAATACACTACGGACACGACAACACGGGGGCGAGTGTGGCTACTTGACTTTTGCTGTGGTAAGTGGTAGAATAGTATTATGGCAAAACTTCTAGTGCTACAAGGCTTAGTGGCTTCGGGCAAATCAACTTACGCTAAGGGACTTCTATCTATTCACCCTGCGGGCTACGCTATGCGTATCAACAATGACGACTTATCTACGGCTATGTTTGGCTCTGCGTTTGGCGGTGGTGCTAACACGGCTCAACTGCTAGGCAAACTTCGGGCGGACTTAGTTCGTCTAGCGTTTCGCAATGGTTTTGAGTTAGTCATTATGGACAACACAAACCTAAACCCGAAAGCCGTCAAGTCATTAGAAAGATTGGCGGAGAGTTGCGGTGTTGAGTTTGAGTTGGACAACTCGTTTCTAAGTGTGCCTATTGCGGAGTGCTTGCGTAGAAATGCTCTGCGTGAAAACCCTGTTCCCGAAAAGGTGGTTTTAGAAATGGCTCGCCTTATTGGAGATGATTGACTTTTGCGTTTCTATGTGGTAGAATACTTTTGTAGTCAAAGGGATTGACTACTGAAAGGGAAAGATGAACAAGTTCGTTATCACAAAGTCAATAGCAGTAGTCAAGGCAGTTGCTCGTGGTGTTGCGGTAGCAACCGAAAGCAAGGCGACCACAAACCGAAAGGCGAAAGTTGCTAACGAGGTAGCCAAGTGCGTTGCCGACTTAGGACTAAACCCTGTTGCGAGTGTGAAGCGTGTTGTGCGTATGGTGGAAACCCTGCGGTAAGACTTACAAAGCAAACCCGTCTAGCGAAAGTTAGGCGGGTTTTCTTTTGCTTGCGGTGTTTGCTTCGTGCGTTGTTGTATTCGTTTTTTCCTAAGTGCTTGCCTAGTGCGACACGCTAGAAAGAAAGTTTGTAAATGAACTTGACTTTTCTGCGGTAGCCTGATAGACTACAAAGGTAGTCAAGGCAAAGGGCTAAGACACAGATGAAAGGGAAACAAATGACCACAGCAACACAGACCACCGCAAAGGTAATCTCTAAGGTTGAGTTGAGTGCTAAGGGCGTAAAGGCTCTACAAGCGTTCAACAAAGCAAAGGAAGCGGAAGCAAAGGTAAAGGCAACTAAGTCAAAGGCGGAAGCAATTTTGCGGACAGAGTTGGGCGAAACCCCGAACACACAAGCAACTATTCAGGGCGTAGTTGTTGCCAGCGTAGTTGGAAGCAAGAATACTTCGTTTGACCGAGATGCTCTAAAAGAGTTTCTAGGTGAAGAGAAATACAACGAGTTCCTGCGGACAACCGAATACACTTACATCAAAACCGCTAACTAAGTTAGCAAGCGAGCAACCGCTAACCGAAAGGTTGGCGGTTGTTTGCGTTTTTGTTTTGCGGTGTTGCGTTTCGTGCGTGTGTTCGTGTGTCTGCGGTAAGCGTGGAAAAAACGAATACACTTTCGCCAGCCAGCCACGCCACGAAAGCGAGTGTTTGCTTTTGTCTGCGGTTAGTGTTAGAGTGTAAGTATGGACATTAGATTTTATGCGTGGAAAGCAGTCGCTAAGGTTGCTAGGTATTTCAGCAGAGTTGGGTATAACCTATTTAGGCGAGCCGAACACTTCTCTTATCTTTCAGGTAAGAAAGCAAGCAAGTATAAGGCTTGACTTTACTGCGGTAAAGTGATAGAATAGTATTACCAGACAACACTAAGAAAGGGTGAAAATGTCTAGCAACTATCCAGACGGCTCTATGATGGGTTCAGGTATTTACGCAAGCGAGGTTTCGTATGAAGAGTTTGAGTGCGAAAATGAAGAGTGCGGTAAGACCAATGAAGCAGGTGAAACTTCTACTGACGATTGGGGAAACTACTCTATCGAGTGTGAGTTCTGCGGTGCTAACTATTTAGAGAGTTCTCTAAGTGATGACCGAGATGACTACTTAGCAGACTACGACCCGAATAACTAAATAGACTTATGCGGTAAGGCGGGGAAAGCCGAACGCAACTTTACATAACTAAATAAACTTCTGCCTAACTTGTTTCCCCCTTTCCGTTAGGCAGAGAAAGAGAAACGGGACTGCCCCCTAACTAACCCGTTTCTCCTAAACCGCTAGGCGTTTATTCGTCTAGCGGTTTTGTCTTTGTCTGCGGTGTTTGTTTTTGTGTGTTTGTTGTATTCGTTTTTTCTTGTGCTTGTGAAACCGCTTCCACTACGCAACTTTGTATTAGTAGGTTGCTTCGCTTCCTTCGCCTTCGCTTCGTGTTGTTGCTTCGCTTCGCTTTCGTTCGCTTCGCTTCTGCGGTGCTTCGCTTAGTGAGTTGTTTCGTTATCATTTTGTTATAAAGTCGTTATCGTCTTTGTAATCTTATTACTTGACTTTTATTCTGCGGTAGAGTAGAATAAGAGTATGTAGAAAATCTACATAGAAAGAAAAGGGAAAGATGAACAACAAGGCAAGAGATACCCGAGCAAGTTGGGGACTAGTTTCATTTATGTTGGCATTGTTTATTGGTGCTGACGCTTTGGGAAACATAGACACTACGGACTATTACCACGACAGAGCATTAGGTTTCTTTGTTCTGTTCTTAGGTATTACTTTCGTGCTTTACACTTGGAACGCTATTCAGTATGCGGTATTCCTAAAACGCAATAGACGCTAACAACTTCACAACTTAGCAACCGCCTAGCCGAGAAAGGTTAGGCGGTTCTTTGTTTTTGTTTGTGCTTCTTTCTTTTGCTTCGCTTCGTGCTTCGTGAGAGGTTGAGAAAAAACGAATACGCTTCGCAACTTTGTATTAGTGTTTGTCTGCGGTGCTTCGCTTCTAGGTTCTTTCTTTGCTTTGCTTCGCTTCGTAGTTCTTTCGTGCTTCTTTGTCTTAGTTGCTTCTTTGTCTGCGGTGCTTGACTTTCTTGCTTCTTTGTTCTATGTTTGTTTGCTTCGCTTCGCTTCGCTGTTATCATTTCGTTATTATTCTGTTTGACTTCTTTGCTTCTTTGTTCTATGCTTATTCTTTGTTGTTATCATTTCGTTATCTTTGTATGTTCTTGACTTTGTTAGTCGTTTGTTCTATGCTTACTCTTTGTCTGCGGTAATGCTTCTAAGGGGTTGTTTGTTATCATTTCGTTATAAAGGTATAAAAAAAGTGCCTTTGTAGAATAAGCAAGGCGACACTTTCAGGGATAGGCGTGTGTGTTTGTATCATCTAAGGGGTCGTGGCTTCTATGAGCCTTATAGAGCCTTTTGAGATAGGGGACTTTCAGGATTATTTGGGTTCGTTATCTGTTCGTTATCTGTCTGTTATCTGTTCGTTATGTGCGGTAATGCTTCTAAGGGGTATTTCCTTGCTTCGCTTCTCTTAGTTAGTTGTTCTCTTTCCCTGTGCTTACTTGCTTAGTTCTATGCGGTAATGCTTCTACTGCTTGACTTATGTGCTTCTATGTAGTAGAATAGTGTTATCTATTCGTTATCTAATAGACTTGACTTTATTAGAATACTTTGATAGAATAGTATTGTCTGCCTCTTTGACCTGACTTGACTTAGTTAGGTTAGGCTTCCCTAACTTACTTCCCTGCGGTAATGCTTCTACAAGTTAGTTAGTGCTTCGCTTCGCTTCCCTACTTAGTTAGTTGTTTGACTTATTCGCTTATGTCTGTTAGAATAGTGTTATCTATTTGTTATCTAACTTACTTGACTTTGTTATAGTTTTATGTTATAATAGTAATGTCTATCTATTGACTATCTCAACCCCTACCCCCTGCCTACTTAGGTTAGGCTTACCTTACCTACCCCCTGCCTAGCCCTGTGCGGTAATGCCCTTATAGGCTTACTATTCTCTGCGGTAATAGTGGTAATGGTTCGTTATCATTTCGTTATCTATTAGTTAGTGCTTGGCTTTGCTGGGTTAGTCTAGGTTAGGTTAGCCTTACCTAACTAACTAAGTATTAGTTAGTGCTAACTAGGTATGACTTACCCCCTTGTATGTATTACCTACCTACCTATACCCCCTACCCCTACCCCCTTATGCTTACCTATCTCTGCGGTAAGTGCTTTATAGGTTGTTTGTATCCTAATGACTTACTTACCTAGGTAAAGACTTTCATCACTTAGATAGTCATTGACTTACTTAGTCATTGACTTACTCACTTAGTCATTGACTTACTCATCTACTCATCTACTCATCTACCTTTGTAGTGGATAGAGTGCTTAGTGCTAAGTTGATAATCGTTAGTGTCCTAATGACTTACTTACCTAGGTAAATAATAGTTAGTTAGTGCCTAGTTCGTTAGTGTCCTAATGATAGTCGTTCGTATCCTAATGATTTCATAAACTAATAAACATAATCGTTTGTATCCTAATGATTTAGATAGTAAAGAGAGCATTGACTACCTTACATAACAATAAATAATAATGTTATGTCAAGTAAGAATTTTCGTAGCATAATACAGGAAACGATTAGCAGGAACCCCAGATACTGCAACTGCCGTCTGACCCGCCAAAAGCACTAGACGCTAAGGTATCAACTCTTCGGTACAGTAGAGCCAGAATAGGTGCTAGTATGTACCTTATGGATAGAAGACCAGCAAGGAAACAGCCCCTTCCCCCAAAGGAAGCCGCTTACCTCAATACCCTCAATCAAGACGACCTTATGGCTCGCGCTTACGAACTTTACACTGCAGGCTGGACGCTGCAAGCTATCGGCGATGCCCTTGAGCCACCACGTCCCCGCAGTACTGTGCGGTCTTGGCTCCTAAGGTACCAACTCCCTGAGTCAGGCAAACCATCTAAGGTCCCGTCCCCTCTATACAAGACACATAAGGACGGCTACCAGAAGAAACGCAACTCGCCGGGGATTCTTCCAGACGAACTTGAACTGATTCAGCAACTTGCCCCCCGTGCCCGCACATTCCGAGCCAAGATGTCATCAAACGACTCTGCCAGGGTTGCTAATGACCAGTTGACAGCTATCTGTATCCGCCTATATGATACTGGAGTCACAACTTCCGAACTTGCAAAAGCTGCTGGAGTGACGTATCGTGCAATGGTGAAACGTTTAGGAAAACGCTAAATTTGACACCAACCCCGAAAAGGTGTGCTAGTCTTTTACATGGAGAGCTTATCTCGCAGTAAAAGCGAAGGTAGGCTCTTTCGCATAACTGAATAAAGTGTCACTTCGACAATAAACGACCCCAGTGCTAACTAACAAGGAAAGGTAAGGTCGCTAAATGAAAAAGTCCATTATTGCAGCAGTTACAGTGCTGACTTTAGCTGGATGTTCAGCATCAGCAGTAGCTTCAACTATCGCCCCGAAAGACGAGGCGGTATTGCAAATTACTAATGAAAAAACACACAACGTTCTTGAGACCAAAAATCTCATACAACTTGTTAAGTCCCAACGTAATCTGATTCAAATGAAGAAGGTTATTAAATATCTGAAAACTCGTGAGCACCGCACGTCTTACGTTTTTTCGGGTTCCAGCCCTAGAGGCTGGGATTGTTCAGGTCTGGTCCGATGGACCTATGAGAGGTTCGGCCTGGAATTACCCCACTCCGCCAATAAGCAAGCCCATATCGGCAAGCGTGTATCTAATCCAGTTCCTGGAGATATTGTTGTGTTCGCCTATAAAGGCAGTACCAATTTCTATCACGCTGCTATCTACATTGGCAATGGTAAAATCATCAATGCTCACTACGAAGCTGGAACTACAATCATTCAACCTTTGAGTGATTACAAGAACAACCAGATTCGTTTTGTTCGGGTGATTGAACAAGCACAGGCAAAGGTTAATGGAGGACTGAACCCATAAGCTTGAGCCCTGGGACATGGCTTAAAACTGTCCCACTTTACATTTTGTGTGCTAGGGTTGTGGCATGACTACAGAAATCCTAGTGGGCCTAGTTGCCCTAGCTATTATCGCCAGTGTGAGTATCTTTACTTACATCATCATTGTGGCTCGCCGCAATAAAGCTAAGAGGCAGCTACAAACTCTTCTTGGTGCCGTCTACCCATCCGCTAACAGAAAGACAAAGTAATGACCCGATTCCTAACATTCTTACGCTCACTGATTTGGACCTCGGTTCTGTCAGTGGTTGCTATCGTCGCCGCAGTTATTGCGACACTACTCCACCCAGAGGCAGCTACCCTGAGTATCGTTCTAGCAGTCTCAGCTGTAGCTCTGGCACTACTCTCTAAGGACTAAATATGGACTGGTGGTTTATTGCGCTGACCATCTTTGGTCTAGTCGCTATCGTAATAGTCGCAGGCATTGCTTTCGTTTTACTAGAGGCAGCGTTTAGCGGATGGGCACAGGCTGACATTGATGGTCACGATGACTATGACAGCCTAGACGACCTAGATGACATTTTTAGAAAGAAGAATTACGGTGATTAGTCTTATTGTTCACAATGCAGAAGAGTTCCAAGCAGCCCTACCAAGAACAGGACTGTTCGAGATGTTTGATTGCGCTATTGAAATCAATGCTCCCCAGAACTACCCAGTTCACGAAGTCGAGCAGATGGTTAAGATTCTTCAATACAGCATCAATGTCACCGATGTGAAGGTTTTAATCACTCCAGAAGATGGCGATGACGTACACGTAGTTATTACGGATACGCCTTATAACCCAACGAAAAGAAGAACCCCGGCTCGACCAAAGCCTTAAAAATCTGGAAAAATTTTTCCAAAAAAATCGCTCTGGACTTGACATAACGAAACTGTAACACTTACACTGAAATAACGACGTCTATACAAGGAGAAAAAACATGGCTACGCCGTACATTAAGAAACACCAGGTTCTTCCTGGAAACATCAAAGCTGCATTTGACAGCATCATTGATAGCGATACAAGAGACGCACTTATCTATGACCTTCGCAAGGTCGAGTGGACTCTTGAGTCAATCGCGTCTGCATCTGGACTTACTCGTGAACGAGTACGTCAAATCTCTCTTACAAAACCTGCAGAGGCTGTACGAGACGAGAGTCTAGAAATCCCTACTCCGCCCCTAAAGCCAGAGCGTGTACGCCCTGTCTATATCGAGCCAGTACCAGAGACTCTTGCACGCCTACTAGAACTACAGCCGTTTGCACAGCTTGTCCGCTCTAACGGAACTAAGTACCGTGCAGAAGCAGAAGAATACACAGCACTACTTAACCACGCCCACGTTGTTGAAGGTGTAACTCTTTACCGACTAGCTAAGCGTCTTGGAGTTACTCACGGTGCACTGCGCTTCCGTCTAGTTCGCTACGGCTACAAGACTCCAGTAAACGCAACCTCTAAGGTTTACACTCCAATTCTTGCCGAGAATCGAGCCAAGTAATGTCCCTTACTTTAGAAGTTCTACACGAAACCCCTCTCCAACATGTTCGGGAGCAGGGGCTAGGACTCAACTTCCGAGTCCTAAATCCTGAAGATGGTTTCCGAAAGGACAACTCACTCTGGTTCGGAACGTGTGATACTTGCGGAGAGCATGTTTCAAACTCTTTGCACAAAAAGTTCTGGGCGCATACTGCGGTTCTAGAAGTTAAGTATCACGCAGATGGAAAGAGTATCCTTTCCCAGAAGTCAATACAAATCGACTACTGCCCTCTAGGTGATATCGTAGTGGACTAGAATATACCTATGGGTAAATCAATCATGGAGCAGCTTGCTCTTCTGTCACCGGAAGAGCAGGCTCTCGCTTTACAGGGTATGGACCCAGACCAACTCCTCTGGGACTGGTCTGTTTGGGGCCGCCCCGAGCAGCAAGCACCTGAAGGGGACTGGAACGTTTGGCTTGTACTAGCGGGTCGTGGTTTTGGTAAGACAAGACTTGCATCCGAATGGGTGCGTGAACAGGCTCGATACACAACTACTGGCCAAAGACGTTTCGCACTTGTTGCTCGTACTGCTGGAGACGTTCGAGACGTTATTGTTGAAGGTGAGTCAGGCATTATGAATGTCACGCCGCCATCCGAGCGTCCACTATACGAGCCGTCCAAGCGACGCCTAACTTGGCCCAACGGAAACGTTGCCTCACTCTTTACTGCTGACGAACCAGACTCTCTCCGTGGACCTCAGTTCACTCACGCTTGGGGAGATGAGATAGCTGCGTGGAGACAAACTCCAGATGCCGCAGGTATGACTGCCTTTGACAACCTTCGTGTTGGTACTCGTCTTGGTACTCGTCCAAAAATCTTAGTCACTACTACCCCGAAGCGTACTCCGCTTCTTTACAAACTTATTGAAGAATCCCGAACCGACCGAGTTGTTGTTACTAAGGGTTCTACCATGGACAACGCTGGAAACCTCTCTGGTGCTTATCTAGACACAATGCTTGGCGTTTACGAGGGAACAGCCCTTGCTCGTCAGGAGCTTTATGGTGAAATGCTTGAAGCTCTCGAAGGTGCCATGTGGACCGAAGAGTCCATCGAAGCTGGACGCCAGATGAACATGCCTCAATCAACTCCCCTACGATGTATCGGCGTTGACCCGTCTGTTGCTGAAAACCCACGTGACGAATGTGGAATTGTTGTTGTTGCCTCTACTTCAGAGCATGACCTGTACAAGCGTCAAGCCTGGGTTCTTGAAGATGCCAGCATCCATGGCTCTCCAGATGTCTGGGCTAATCAAGTTGTGAAGATGGCTCGTAAATGGGGCTGCCCAGTTATCGCCGAAGTCAACCAGGGTGGTGCACTTGTAAGAAACGCCATCAATACAATTGACCCGACTGTCAAGGTTCTTGAAGTTCACTCTAAGCAGGGTAAGCAACTTCGTGCAGAGCCAATCACTATGGCGTATCAGCAAGAACGTGTTCACCACGTTGGTCACGCACTTACCGACCTCGAGACACAAATGATTACTTGGATTCCAGGAGAGGGCAAATCTCCTGACCGCGTTGATGCACTCGTTCACGCACTAACTGCGCTGCTCATCAAACCACCAGCAGGATTCTCTGGCGGAAAGATTCGTGCAAAGTCAATGGCTAACCGACGCATCGGTGGCAATGGCGGATTTAGGGTAAGATAATGAGAATAATTACAGATATTTTTCCAGCACACTTGGTGGCGGTACCCGCAGGCGTTTTTGGGTCTCCTTGGGAGATTGAAAGTGACCCACCTAGCCCAGAGGGGCACTATGTTGGCAAAGCACGGGTAGTTTTGACCGAAAAGATGATAGTTGTAGCAGTAGATGGTCCCGAAGGAGCAGTAATTGCCTTCCGAGAGAACTATGTAGACTACATTAAGTCTAATAAACAGACCGAAAATAGCTTTATAACCACCGAAAGTGGAAAAATGCTAGCTTTCAAGAAGGATTTAGGTTGCGGATGCGGCTCTAGACTCCGTTCTTGGCACGCATACAACACTTTGACAGCTCTGGAGGGCTAAATGACAGCAATAGACCCGTTCACATTCGTAATTCTTGCCCTAGCGGCGTTCAGAATTACCCGTTTAATCACTACAGACACCATTTTTGACCCTCTAAGGGAGAAAATCTGGAATAAGTTCCCCCCAAACCGCATCAACATCGGTTACCTCATCACTTGTGACTGGTGTACAAGCATTTGGGTTGCTCCAATCGTGATTTTTTCGTATCTTCTTGTTCCATCAGTTGTATTTGTGGTATCATTAGTCTTAGCAACCTCTGCCGTTGTTGGATTTTTAGCCGCACGGAGTTAATTCCGTTCCGTTATCGAAGACAGGGAGTCCCTCTTGGGCATTTTCAAGCGTGAATCTGGTAAACAGACACGTCAACCAACTTCTAATGGAGTTCGCGCTACCAATCCTGGTGCACGCCCATTAAATCCAGCACCACTCTATAGAGACTCTTTTGGAGTTGTCTACCAGCAGCCACTACCTTTCAACGAGCCTCGACCTCTTACTGCAGCCGCTGCCCAAATCAAAATTGGTGACGTAGGAGAGGCTCAAGTCTTCAAATCTCGCCGTCAGTCGGCATCTTCTGCTTGGCAGAAGGAAGCTTGGGAGTATTACGACGCAATTGGTGAAATCAAGTACGCTTTTAACCTTGTTGCCTCTGTTGTCTCCCGTATTCGTCTTTACGCTGCCAGTATTGATGACCCAGCCGAGGCCCCTGTTACTGTACGCAAGTCAGAGGTGGTAAGTCCAGAGCTTGCAGCCGCAGCAGAGCGTGCTCTTGACCGACTTAACAGTGCTTACGGAGGTCAGTCAGGTCTTTTGAAGGACACTGCCCTAAATCTTCAGGTTACTGGCGAATGCTACCTAGTTCAGGTTCCAGAGCGTATCGGAACTGGACTTCCAGAGTCATGGGACATTCGTAGCACCGACGAACTTCAAGTTGACGCCAAGGGTAACTACATGATTAACCCTCGCCGTGAAGTTGGCAATGGTGGTGGCAGCGTAATGTCTGCAGGTAACGCAGAAGTCATCAGACTGCCTAAGACAGCCTTCATTGGTCGTATCTGGAAGTCGCACCCACGTTACTCACAGGAGGCTGATAGCTCGCTACGTGGCCTTCTAGACCTATGTGCAGAACTACTACTCTTGAACCGCACATTCCGTGCAACGGCGCGTTCCCGTCTGAACGCTGGTGCCCTTTATCTTCCAGACGGTCTCTCTGTTGCAGCGTCTCCAGACCCTGACTACCCATACGACGAGAATGGTGTCTACAACGAGAAGTACAACCCTGAAGAGGCTGCCGACGACTTTGAAGACCAACTTATTGATGCAATGCTTACTCCTATTAAGGATGAAGACTCTGCCTCAGCTGTAGTCCCACTTATCATTCGTGGTCCTGCAGAACTTGGTGATAAGATTAAGCAGTTCAAGTTTGAGCGCAGCTTTGACCCTGCTCTAGCAGAGCGCTCAGAGCGTGTCCTAGAACGCATCATGCAGGGACTAGACGTCCCTAAGGATATTGTTTCGGGTCTAGCTAACGTCAAGTATTCAAACGCTCTACAGATTGACGAGAGCCTCTACAAGGCACACATCGAGCCATTGATGTTGCTAATTGCAGATGCTGTAACAGTTGTCTACTTGCGCCCATACCTAATCTCGATTGGCTACTCCGAAGCTGAAGTTAGCCGTCTTGTTATTTGGTATGACCCAAGCCAGGTTGCTACTCGTAATGACCGTGCAGCAGACGCAGACGCTGGTTTTGATAAGCTTGCAGTTTCTTACGACAGTTGGAGACGTGCTCACGGATTCTCAGACCAGGATGCTCCAGATGCAACTGAGCTTGCCCTGCGTTTGATTATCAACAAGGGTGCTATCACTCCAGAACTTACTGAAGCTATGCTCGGTGCCGTTTCTCCAGACCTTATGGAGAAGGTAAAGGGCGTTGCTCAGCAAAACTCGATTGCTCCTGTTCCGCCTGAGATTGAGCAGGCACTTAGTGGACAAGCACCAGGAGCTGCTCCTGAAGGAGCTCCAGCAACCGAAGCGGCTCCTCCTGGACTCGCTGAACCTGCACCAGCACAACCGACCGTAACAAACACCGAGGCTTCTCCACCCCCACCAGGGCTAGCCGAACCAAGCGCATAGGAAAATAAAACATGGAGCACGACGCAATTTCTATTAATTTAACTTCTTCTAAAGGAAGTCCGGCACTAGCACAGGCACTGGCTAAGCTTCTTGGCTCGGTTGTTGTCTTCAAGTTCACAGCTCATGGCTTCCACTGGAACGTCAAGGGCAAGGACTTCCGCGAGTACCACGACTTCTTCGGGGCAATCTATGAAGACGTTGATGGCTCAATTGACCCAACAGCGGAGAACATTCTTAAGCTTGGCTACGATGCTCCATACATGCTAAGCGACTTTATTGAGCTATCATGCCTTGCTCCCCGAGAGCGTGTCACTACTGGCGACTGCCACCAGATGGCTCAAATTCTTGAGGCTGACAACGTTAAGTTGCTTCAGGAACTCGTTGGAGCTTTCGATATTGCTAATAGCTGCAACGAACAGGGAGTTGCAAACTTCCTTGCAGAGCGTATTGACATGCACCAAAAGTGGCAGTGGCAACTACGAGCAACACTAAACATTCAGTAATCATTAGGTAGGAAACTATATGTCCGGATATCTGTCAGAAGTACTAACTGACGTCACTGCTACCACGGCTAGTGGCGGTACTGGTGTATCTGCACCCGTGCTGAAAGAGGGAGATATTCAGCCAGCAAAGAAGAGCCCCACTCTAAAGCCGAAGAAGGTTCAATTCTCTAAGGCAGTAGAATCTGCTCTAGCGCAGAAGTACAAAGAATGCAGCACTGTTCTAAACGACGGGTCTAAAACTCCACAGCTTGATGCGTTCCGTGTAGTGTACCGAAGAGGAGCTAGCTCGTACGACAACGCTGACACTGGAACACTTAGCCGCCACGACTGGGCTATGGCAAGAGTCAATGCTTTCAGTGCTCTAGTTCAGGACGCTGCACTTGTAAGCTCTGCTTACAGTTCCGATGATGACTTGCTCCCTCCAACGCACTCACGTTCTAACGGAGCAACGCAGAACTATTCTGCTGACCTAACTGTCTCGATTCTCCCTGAGGACGAGTACGAATCTCAGGAGCAGGCAATCTTTGCACTAGCAGAGTTGTCTGGTCTTGGCTATGAAACAATCCCCGCTATTCGTACCGCATGGGTACGAGCAGCTAACAAAAATGAAAACCCATTTGAGCGTGCAGCAGTACTTGCTTCTGCTCTCTACGACAGCCCAGATGCTGACCTGCTCCCAAAGAAAGGTATTCTCTAAGAATGAGCCAGACACCAGAAATTATTGAAACTAACGAAACGGTTGAAGAGTTGAAGCCAATCACTCGTCAGGAAGTCTCAGCGATGATTGCATCGGCTAACGAGTCAATCATTGACGATGTTCGTCAGGTACAGCCGAAGCTTGTGAACCAAGTTATCGAACGCACTTACCTAGATACTGAAGGTCTTCCAGTACGTTCACGTAACTTTGCGATTCGTCGTGCAGTTACCAACTACATTGACCTACAGACCAAGGGTCTAGTTGCTAGTGCTGCCCCTAACCATACTGACCTACTAACCCCGGCTAACCCGTACTCAACTGCGGCTACAGTTTGGGACGAGGATACCCTACGTCAGAAGCGTGCCACATGGGCTGCAGCTGAGCCAGGCGTATCCGAAGAGCACCGTGCACTTATTGCTGCTGCTTACATGCAGAAGCCAGGTTCGGTAGAAGCTCTTCACGCCGAGGTTCGTCTAACTGCCCTTACTGCTGGTGGTGCAATCCCTGCTCAGGTTCTAAACTACGGACACGCACTTACAGCTGGTGCAGCTGTCAACACTGCCCCTACTAATGACGAAATGTATGAGTACTACGAAGAGTCTCGCGCTGCGTTCCTAGAACTGCTAGATGCTCAGTCTGCTCTTACAGCGTCTGGCTCTGCTCCGTTTGACTGGAAGGGTGACCTTACTCGTCGCGTTTACCGTGGCGACACTCGTCACCAGATTCTTAGCCACCTAAGTCAAGACGAAGAGTTTGCTCAGAACGTACTACTGCTAAATGAAGACCTATCTGACACAGACATGTACACCCGTGCAGGTCAAGCTCAGTTCCAAGTTTTCTATGACGCACTCTGTGAACTTGCGGATGCTCCTCAGGTTATTGACCTTCGTGAGCGTGCAGCTAAGGCTATCTCTAAGTATGACGAGACTGGCGAAATTGCTCAGGCAATTGTTGCTGGTGCTTCGACTAACCACGTCCTAAGCAAGCTTCACCAGCTTGAATCATGGAACCTTGACAACGACTATCTAAACGTTGATAGCGAGTCAGATAGGGCTGCAGAATTTGCAGTAATCTATGAGTCAGTTCTCGATATCGATGGTGAGTCATACGACTATGACTCACTCAGAGAAGTACTTCCAGAGAAATAACCTATTCAATAGTTCTATACACTTGTACTAGGTTAAAAACTTATTCGGGTACATTTGCCCGCTACCCTGAGACACATAAGAAGGAACACGATGTCTGATTACCTAGACAGCCTTTACTCTGGCTTAAACGAAGAAAGCCTTACAGCGATTACTGCTGGTATTGGATTTAATGATGGAGCCAACAAAGGTTTCTGGCGCAAGCAGCCTCGCAAGAAGTGGGGTAAGGGCAAGGGTCAATGGATTGAGATGGGTGCACGACTACGTGCCCTATTCAACATCAATGGTAAACTTCAAAGCGTTACTGGTCGCTCTGCTGGTTCTGATGGTACCCCTAACGGTGTTCGTTTCCGTCCAGACCCTGGACAGCCTGGTGTAGACAGCAACCTACTCTACGGTGTTAACACTGCTCACCTAGAAGAGATTCAAGCTACCCTTCCAGACAACTATGTTGAGAGCAAGGGTCTTAACGCCAACCGTGAGCAGACTGGAACTGGCAGCGTAGTTTCTACCGCCAACATTCCAGACATAAATGATATGGAGACTGCTCCTGTAACTCCTGATGACATCAGAATGATTGAAGAGGGTGTCAACTCTAAAGAGGGTCAAGAAGCAGAGAACTTCAAGAACACTGACGAAGGTCAGCAAGTTGCCAGCTTAGATGACGTAGATGAGTCTGATGTTCTCACTGGCGAAGAAGTCAACCAGCTAGTTGACGGAAACGCTCCACGTAATCTGGCAGGTTATAAAGGTCTAAAAGAAACTTCTCCTGGAAGTGGAATTTGGGATTACAAAGAAGGTAAATATAACTACCGACTAAAGCAGAACAAAGCTGGACAATGGGAAATCTATGCTGATGGTGCTAACCCTGACTATGAATATGATACTCCTGCAGATAGACGTAACATGCGTTACATGTTTGAAAAACTTGATGCTGGAAGCTACAGCAGCGTGCAGGACGCCATGGATAATTTCTTTGGCGCAGAGTACACCTCGAAGAAGTCTAAGAAATCTAACGAGGACGTCACCGAGCCAATCGCTGTCGTTACCAATCCAGAAGATGTAGCTGACCTCACCCTAGGTGAGACCCCTCTTATGGAAGCTGGTCTAGTCAAACATCCAGGAGAATATCCTGGCATAACAGAGTATTCAGACGGTGAAGGTGACCTAACCCCAGAAAATGCTACCTTCGGTCTCGAGAATCTAGGCGGAGGTAACTGGGAGTTTACTAACTACAAGACTGGTCAAATCTTCCCGATAAAGGCTGACAATCTTGCAGATGCCGAAAGACAGCTGGCCGACTATCGTCTTGAAAGAGGCGATTTCGACCCAGCAGTTATTCAAGCCCGCAGTGATGAGGAAACAGCTAACGCTCGTGGATTCACTGAAACTATGCGTGGCAGCCTGCAAGGCATGAAGGGTCGCAATATCAAGGGTGGTTTTGCTAAGGCTTACCCTAACGGAAGAACTGCAACCATTGTACAAGACGATGATGGTTCCTGGCACCTAGAAAAGCATGACGAGTTTAATGGTGGAATCCAAGAAACAAAGCGTTTTGAAGATGGCTACTTTAGCTCTGGATTAGACCAGGCCCTTGCAGAAGGTGACGCTTATCTAAACGAAGACATTGCTTTACCAATGACTCGTAAAGAGTTCGGTGATTACGTTGAGAATCGCTATGGCGATGCCGAGCGTAAAAAGCCGGCCTTCCTAGACGAAGCTGCCATAGACGAGGCTTTTCAAAGCTACTCTGACATGTATAAAGAGAGTAAGGCAGACAACGGCTGGGTATCTAAAGACATGGACGCAGATGCGCGTTCTCAGGCATTCTCCGAAATGGATGACATGGCAGTGGCCGAAGAGAGAGACCCTCTAGGCGACGGTGGTTTTGACCAGCTAGTCAAAGATGCCATAGATGGTAAAGATGTAAGTCTAGATGGGCTGCTCAATGAAAAAAGCAAAATGGATGACCAAGACGGGGACGGTACTCCAGACGATGAAGACCCTGACTTCGACCCTGACCTAGAAGATACAGACCTAGAGCTTACTAGCGGTGACCAAGACCCTGAACTACTTAGGGATATTGTTCGCAAAGACCGCGATGAGGCAGAGAATGTCAACATTGGCGATGTAATCATGGGCCCTGATGGTATGCCTGTTCGTGTTAAGAGATACGACTGGGACGAGTCTGACTCTGACGAAGAGTCTCCTGGATTGACCATTACTGCTACCGATGCTAACGGTGAAGAAGTAGAGTTTTACAAGGGTCGCTACGACAGCGTTTACTACCCAGAGTTTGCACCAGAAGGTGCTGCTCCAAAGGCCAAGCCTGCTGATAAGCCGATTACTCCAGCTGATGCCACTCCAGCAACTCCTACCAGAGTTGCACCAGATAGCGCACTAGAGGTTGATGCTGGTCGAGTTCAGATTGGCGACAAGCTTTACAGTCCAGACGGTTCTACACTTCTTGGTGAAGTTACTCAGACTCGTAAGAAGGGCGGCAAGACTGAAGCCCGCCTGAGCCTAGATGGTAAGGACGAAGGCTTCCAAGAGCTTGGTCCAGTAAACCTAGTCGATAGAAACCCTAGCGTTAATGCTCAGAAGCAGGCAGAGAAAGACGCCAAGAAGGCTGAAGCAGCTCGTGTCAAGGCTGAGAAGAAAGCCGCTGACGAGAAGGCTGCAGCTGACAAGGCAGCAGCTATGAATGACCCACGCACAGACGAGGGTATCGAGAACCTAAAGGGTATCCTTGAAGCTGCTAATAACCCAGAGCGTCTTCAGCCTGCAATCGATGTTCTAAATGACCCTAGCCTAAGCAACGACGAGAAGGCTACTGCTCTTGTAGACGCTTTGACTACGAAACTTGGAATGCTGAATGGTACAGATGAACAGCGTCTGAATGCTCGTAAGGCAGAGCAGAAGGCTATGAAGATGCTAGAGGATGCTGGCATCCCTGGCTCTAGCCGAGAAGAGCGTCAATCTTCTGCGGCTGTACGTCGCTCTAGAAGCAACATTCAAGGAGACAGCAACCTTAAATTCCCTGAAAGTAACACTCTTGCTGCAGAAGTTGCTGACATGAAGAAGCGTCTAGACGCTGGAGAAGATGTTCCGCTTGCGGAAACTGACGCTTTGAATGACAAAATTGCTGCTCACCGTGACCGTTTCTGGATGAAGGGCGACTCTAGCGGTAAGCCACTTCCAGGTGAGGCAGAGCGTGTTGATGAAGAGATTCGTAAGGCACAGCGTGAGGGTACTGCTCCAATCCCATTCGTAAGAAAAGATGGCTCGGAGATTCGTCCTGACGACAACACTGCTGGCACAGCTACTCCAGCTGCTCCTACAACTCCTGGAGCAACTTCAGCTCCTACAACTCCAGCAACTCCTACCCAGTACAAGACTCCTGCCCCAACTCCTAAGGCTCCAAAGCACCCTAAGCCTGTCAAGAAGAGCCCTAAGGCTAAGCCAATCGGCACTCCTGACGACGATGGTAAGCCTATCAAGGGTGACAACAAAACTGATGCAGATGTCGAAGCAATGCGTAACAGAAAACTGGAAAACGCTATCGATGCAGATGGTAACCCAGTTTATGCCAAGGACGTTAATGGGAACATCCTAACTGACAAGAAGGGCCGTCCAATTCCTCTACAGGATACAGACGCTATTCTTGCTGCTCTACGTGCAGACTACCCAGACGCCAAGCTAGACAACTTCGGTAACATTGTTGTCCACCGCGAGAAGTACAAGGCTGATGACGGCTCAGAGAAGATGTTTGAAGTCCTTGTTCACATGAACACTGGTGGTAAAATTGGTCTGTCAATGCGATTTACCGACCCAGCTACTGGCGAGGTAGAACACCTAATCCACCACGATGAGCGTGACTCCTACATGGGTCTACACGGTAAGACAAACGGTATTCAAGCTCTTATCGATATCGTTCAGGGTAAGAAGCCTAACACCGACCGTAAGACTGCTACCCGTGGATACAACACCGCTGGACTAACTGACTACCGTCAGCGTGCAGAATACTTTGTTCGCCAAGGCCGTCTGCTTACGCAGGGTCAGGTATGGGACAAGTACCTTTCAGGTATGGCTGAAGAAATTAACACCAGCATGGGCGGTAAGGGTAAGGCATATCTAACAAAGCGTAGAAGTGAAGTTGCTTCTGCTGCCGAGGCTCTTCGCCAAGGAGATAGAGAAACCTTCTTCCAGCGTGTTCGTGCTGCTGTTGGTCACACTCCTGTTCACCCTAGCCAGAGAGCGGAAATGCGTAAAGCAATCCGTGACTATCTAGAGCGTGAAATGCCTGCGATGTCAGCTAGAGAGCGTACAATTCTTGCTCAGTATGTTGACAGACACCTAACCCGCCGTGGCGAACTAGTAGACCCTACTGGTAGAGATGTTCCATTTGTTTCTCGCGAAACAAGAAAGCTCGAGCCAGGCCTTTGGGTTGACTACGTAAACAACTTCGGTGAGAAATCTCGTGGTCGAGTAGTTAGCCTAGACGAGCCTCAGCTAAACGATGCTGGAACTGAGTACTATGACAACGTAACTATAGAGTTTGCTAACGGAGAGCGAGTCTCTATGCTTACTTCACAGAACATGATTCCAGTTCCTCCGAAAGAACAGGCTAAGGCTGCTCCATCTAAGTACATTAAGAATGTTCAGGGTGAAGAGATGCGTCGTCGTCGTAGGGAGCAGCTTGGAATTACCGCAGCTAGAACTACTGGTGTTCTAAGATTCCTAGAAGATGTTAAAGCAGAAGAAGCCGAAATGGCAGAAAACGCTAACAAGACTGGTGGCAAGATTGAAGACCTCGGTGCTGGAGATACTCTCTTCAGCAAGGATGGTGACCCTCTAGGTCCAATCATCGAGAAGATTCCTATTGTTGGTAAGAGTGGTAACCCAGGTTACGCTGTTATCTTTGAAAATGCCGATGGTGAAGAAGTTCAGGTTCGTCTACCTCTAGGAGAGTTCCGCGGCCCAAAAGCGTAAAGGCTTCTGAGCCAACGTCTCGGGATGCCGAGGCATCCTCAGAGGCCACTGGTCCGAATCTCAATGAGAAAAACGCTATGTTTAGGGACTTTGACCTAGACGAAGGCGGTAACCCAGGGCAAATTAAGCTGGTATCCGAAGAGTCTGATTCAGACTTTGACGATGTTGAGGTAGACACTTCTTACTTGCGAAAAGCAGCCGCTTCGTCGCCTACTACTGATGCAGTAGATGAAGCCTTAGCTCCATTTGTAGATACTTATGGATTGGCGGCGGCTCCTTCAGACATTATGTCGCTTAGCCAGGCTGCTGATACTGTTAACAAGGCTGCAGCAGAACTACGTGCTAACCCAAGCGCAGAGACCAATAAAAAGTATAAAGAATCTCTACAAGCCTTCCTAAATCACAGAGCTTATATGATTCAGCGTGCTCACGAAGAATTTATTATCCCTGGCGACATGAAGAAAGACTGGGAGCTCCCAGCTGACAGTCTTCTCTCGGTTTCAGAGCTAAAACTTATAAATGCTGCTATCAAACCATCTAAGTTATATGGTGCCGGAATCGGTGGCGGACGAGTACAGAAGTTCTCTCCTAAGGTAAATCGTAAGAACGCACCGAACTGGGCAGCCACTCTAGAGACAGCCAGAGAGATGGACCAAACCAACAAGAATAACCCAATCAAGGACTTAGCTCCAAACTGGGAAGTTCAGTCGTTTGAAGATAAGCTAGTTGCTGGAGAGAGCGATTTGCTTGATGCAAATGGTGCACCTATGGCTGGACTAAGGACTGGAGTATCGGTTCACATCGTCAAGCTACTAAGCCGAGCTAGTGTTCTGCAAGAAGTACGAGACTTTATGACTGTTGGCACCATGCAGCTTAAAGATTCTTCTGGAGTTTATGCTGGAAAACTTACTATCAACAGCGGTCTTACTAAGGGCAAACGATACGCTACCGATGAAGAAATTAATGCCGCACTTGCTAGCATTATGGATGCTGGTGGGAAGCTACACCTCCCGGGTACAGCAGGCTCTGTTGCTGCTGGTGATATCCTAAAAGACAATGGTATGGATATATTTATAACATCGTCCGGTAGAGAGCTAACTTCAATCACTTCTATGCATGGCACCGAGCGTAACGCACTTGCTTATGCAACTCCTTTGTTTGGAATTACAGTGTTTGCTGATAGAGTTAGAGACTCTCAGGCAAGTACTGATAAGGGCAGAGGGCAGCTAGATGGTTCCCCAATGGACTGGTGGTCTTCTAAGATTAACCCGAATACCTTGGAGACATGGGACCACACTATGAAGCACGAAATTGGCCACATAGTTGATGCCAGAAGTAGCACCCTAAGCAATGATAATAGCTTTGGCTCCATCGGTTCTCCTAGCCAATATGGTAGAAAGAACTCGAAGGAGAAATTTGCTGAGCTATTCGCCAAGTACATGCGAGGCGAGCCAGTGTCAGACACATTTATGGCTATCCTTAGAAATAAGGGGCTATTGAAGTCCCAGCAGAGCAACTGATAGGATTAGACAATGAGTAAATATCCGCAGCCACCTTTTGACACTAAAGATGTTCTAATCGTTGACACTGTCAACCCAGAAGACTCTTACGAGAGTGTTGTAGATTTAAACGATTTCTCTAACGAGAAGTTATCTGAGCTGTACTTCGTTCATCCAGTAGCCAAAAAATTGCTAGACTGGCGATACGAGAACAAGGTCGGCTTTGATGAAGACGAGAACCAAGACCAAAAGGACTAAGTATGCTAAACTTTATTCTAGAGCATACGTCGTCCGACGCTAAATTAAAGGAAAATAATGGCTAATTACGCTATCGATATGTATGTATACGTTGACCCGGATACACGAGAAGTAAAGGGTATGTACCTGTACGGCGGTCTGGGAGCTCTAACTCGCCTAGACGGAGACTGGGAGCCAGTCAACCGCGAGACTGACCCAAACATGGAAGACTTTGAAAGCGGCTATGTTGCTTACTCAATCGACTTTGAAAAAGGTGGAGATGAAATTCTTCTTGACGAGGAAGACGATGAGTTTGAATACGTCCACCCACTAGTCAAGGCATTTGATGAAGGTGAAATCACTGAAGACATGGTCAAGCAGTACGGTGACCTAGCTCACGACGAAACTGGACATAATCCAGAACTAGGTCTCAACTAATAACTAAAGGCTAAAAATGGTAAATTTCGTTGGTCGCAGTGGCGAACTAGCTTTATTCAGCAATGGTTCGGATGCTGCTGTAGTTAACACCTCCCTCAACTTAGTTGTGGGTGTCGGTGAATACTCTGTGCTATCTGCCACGCGCGAATGGCAGAGTACCGACGAAGTCATTTCTAGTTCGGTCATAGAACTTGCAGCTGGTGCCGTTACTACTCTCGACATCAAAGTTATAACTGCTGCCGCTGGACGTATGTATACAATTCCAGACGGTGCAAAAGGAGAAGCTAAAAAAGCCCTTGAATGGCATAAAGAGCATCATCGCGGCGGAACTCCTGTAGGTCTAAATACTGCTCGTACTCTTGCTAAGGGCGGCCAGATTGGTATTGAAAAGGTACGTCACATAGCTAAGTACTTTGCCCGTCACGAAGTAGATAAAAAAGGCAAGGGCTACAAGCCTGGCCAAGACAACTTCCCGAGCAACGGACGAATCGCGTGGGCCTTGTGGGGCGGTGACACCGCTTGGCGTTGGGCTAAGGCAATCGTTGAGCGTGAGAACAAGAAAGCTCTTACTGCTGGCGGTTATGCACTTCCTGGATATCACGACAGCGTAGAAACTTATAGAACAGCAGATGCTTATGACTCAAGCATGGATGCTTTCAAGATGGCTCACGAACTTGAGCCAGAGTATGGTCCAGAGTTTATGGCTCGTGTTCGTATGGATGGTTCGGGTATTGACCGACTATATAAAGTTGACCACGATGGCACCGTCTGCGTTTGGGATGGCAAAGGCTGGGACGACTTAGGCCACGTTGAGGGCGACATATGGAGCTACGACCGTGCTCTAGATGACCCATATGACCACTGTGAAAAAGACCACTTTATAATTGACCCGGAGTCAGCAGTTGCTATCTCTGGGCACATGCAGGAGAATCCATTTAATAGAGTATCTCTTGAAGACATAGATGCTTATGAGGCTAACCTCATGGCAGATGGTATTCCTGACGAAGACTGGCAAATGGTTGACTATGCGTTGACAGCTGCTGGCGACTCTATGTCTGGTGCCAAGGGCGCAAAGCCTACTGGTGCAGTTAAGGCTGGCGATGGTCAGTACACTGCAGCAGAACGTTCTAACATTGCTACCTCTGCTCCTCGTGATGCTACTGGTAAGTTTGCTAAGTCTGGTGGTCGTGCTGTAGTTGGAAACAATCCAGCAACTGGTGCTGGAACTATTGTTGGACGAAGCAAGACTCCTGGAAACATTATGTTCAAAAAGGATAGCGATGGACAGACCATTGACGTTCCTGCTAAGTACAGTACCCCTGAAGATAAGTTCCAAGCTCCGACCCCTCCTACTGGCGTAGATTATGGTAAGCCACTAGACACTTCTGGGATTTTAGGCGAGCCACGTACTCCAAATGATATGCCTGGAGCCCAACTTAAAGGCACTCTCCCTCCAATGACTCAGCAAGATATGAAGAGCCTACTTAATGACTGGCCTTCATATGTTCAAAAGCAGCGTGCGTCCTTCACTCCTACTAATGAGGCAGATGCTCGTAAGTATGCTCAGGAAACTAAGCAGAAAGTTCGTGAAGTACCGACAGTAACTCGTACCCCTATTACTACTTTTAAAGATGGAAAGTTAGTTCAACAAAATAGAGTTACAAAACAGTCAAGTCCGTCAGCTGTTGATAAGTTCTTACCTAACCCAGTTAAACCTGGTGTACCTAAATCTCTACAAGTACCTAAGAGACCAGCAGTGGCTAAGCCAACTGGTCAGCCTGGTGCATGGTCTACTGCAGTTAAAAAGGCTCCGTCTCCATACAAGCCGATTGGAAATAACAAAACTGCAGAGAACGCTAGAAAAGGTCTTCTTATGGGCCCGCTTTCTGGTCGTGGACCAGTTACTAAAAGTTCAAGTAGTGCTGGACCTGCTCCTCAAGGGAATTTTGTCCGTGGTCAAAGTCGTATGGATGGTAGACCAGGCTCTACAGTAAACCCTAAAGGTCAGCCTGGGGCATGGGACACTGGCAAGAATGGTACAGGTAGACCTGGTATTAAGTCTGCTGACCCTCGTAATGCTCCTGGCTCAAACAGGCAGACAACGCCAGCATCTAAGTCTCAGTTTGATGACAAGGGTCGTTACGTAGTTCAAAAGGGAGATAACCTATGGTCTATCTCCGACAAAAACAAACCTAAGGGTCAAACTACAGCTCAGTACTGGAACAAGGTTCTTGATGCAAACAAGGGCAAGTTCAAGTCAGGCAACCCTAGTCTCATCTATTCTGGTGAGCGTGTAACTCTGCCGGGCGTAGGTAAGCCTATGAGCCCAGCCGAGAAACGTAATGCAGACGCTAAAGCTTACGGCCAGGGCATTATGCAAGGTATTGCCAAGGATAAAGCTCAAAAAGCTGCAAAGCAAAATTCAGATGCCAAGCAGTATGGTCAAGGTATCCTTGCTGGAAAGGCTAAAGCCAAGGCTGAGGCTGACAAGCGTAATGCAGACGCCAAGGCATACGGTCAGGGCAGAATAGCCGGAAACGCTAAGGCAAAAGCCGCGGCAGATGCAAAGCGTAATGCAGACGCCAAAGAAATTGGCACAGCTAAATTGAAGGCTGCTGCAAAGGTCAAAGCTGCAAGCGATAAGCGCAATGCTGATGCTAAAGCATACGGACAGGGTATCAAGTCAGGTATTGCTCAGAAGCGCAACGCTGATGCCAAAGCTTATGGGCAAGGTATCTTGTCTGGTAAAGCTAAGGCTCAGGCTCAAGCGGATAAGCGTAATGCCGATGCTAAAGCTTATGGTAAAGGCATTATGTCTGGACAGGCTAAGGCAAAAGCAGCAGCGGATGCTAAGCGTAATTCAGATGCTAAAGCTTATGGACAGGGTATCAAGTCTGGTATTGACAAAGCTAAGGCAGATGCTGCAAAGCGTAATGCTGACGCTAAAGCATTTGGTGAAGGCAAGAAAGCCGGAATTGCTAAGAAGCGTAATGACGATGCTAGAGAGTATGGTCAGGGCATTATGAAGGGCATTGCTAAAGACAAAGCTCAACAGTCTTCACTAGACGACAAAGGTCGCTACGTTGTAAAAAAGGGCGACAGTCTTTGGTCTATTGCTGATAAGAACAAGCCTTCCAACGAAAGCACTGCTAACTACTGGTCTAAAGTTATGAAGGCCAACCCGAAAGAAAACTTTAAGTCTGGTAATCCAAGCCTTATCTACTCCGGTGAGCGTGTGAACCTCCCAGGCGTAAAGAAGAATGCTCCTAAGATGACTCCTTCCCAGAAGCTAAACGCTCAGGCTAAAGAATATGGTGAAGGTAAGTTGGCAGGTATTGCTAAATCTAAAGCCGAAGCCGCTAAGCGTAATGCCGATGCTAAAGAAATTGGTCAGGCTAAGAAAGCCGGTATTGCCAAGAGCAATGCTCAAAAATCTGCAAAGGCAAATGCTGATGCTAAAGAACTAGGTAAAGCAAAGCAGTCTAGTATTGCTAAGTCTAAGGCTCAGAGTGCCAAGATTAATGCTGATGCTAAGCAGCTGGGAGAAGCTAAAAAAGCTTCTCAGCCAAAAGCAACTCCTAAGCCTTTCTTGAATCCAGTAAAGCCAGGAGTTCCTAAGTCTCTACAGAAGCCAGCCCCTTCCAAGCAGCCTCAAAAGCCAGCCCCCTCCAAGCAGCCCGAGAAAAACCCTATTAGGGAAGCACTTGAAGGTATTAAGAAACGTACTACCTATAAGCAAGAGGTTTTTGTACCAGCTTCAGAACAGAAGGCAGTAAAACGTGGCAAGGCTGGAACTCGTAAGCGTAATCAGGGCTAAATAGCACTAACCAGTCCAAAGTATACTAATACTAGTGAATTTTAAAGAAGGTACTCAGATGGCAGAAGCACCAGCGGTCGCCCCTAAAGCACAGGGCGCACCCGAGGTTACCCCAGCCACATCGGATGTTCCGCCACTATACATGGCTATTGTGTCTCCTGATGACCCGGCTGCAGTTATGCAAGTTGTTGCTCTTACCCCCGAGAACGCTGAGTCCACAAACCCTATGACATTTAAGCGTGTTGAAGGTCAGTGGGTTAAAGATGAGCAAATTCTTCGTGACCTAAAGTCTGCCACTCCACCACCTGTAGTTCCTCTTGATGCAACTGTTCTTGATGGTGTGTTACAACAGGTTGATAAGGCTAGCCCAGCTGTTACTGCTTCTGGCTTAATTGCTGTCTTCCGCCTCACCGACCTAGATGAGATTCTAGAAAAAGAAGACGAGCAAGAAACTTCTTATGTTGATGCACTTGTAGCTTCAGTTTTTGCTGGAGTTGAAGAGTATGCTTCTGATGAAGAAGACTACTTTGCTCTACTTTCCACTGAAGAATATGCCATGCTTGAAGCAGAAGGTCTTCTAGAGGAATTTTCTATTCAAGCAGCTGGCGGTCTAGACCGTAACCGTGGTAATGCCGAAGAACTACGTCGTTACTGGACTAAGGGTAAGGGTGCTGCAAAGATTCGCTGGGGTACCCCTGGCGACTGGACCCGTTGTGTCCGTCATTTATCTAAGTACATGGGTACTCGTGCAAAGGGCTATTGCCAGCTTCGTCACAAGGATGCTCTAGGTTTCTATACAGCTACCCACGCAAAAAATGACCGTGCTCACGACTTTGCTGCGGATGAGTCATTTGAAGCAGCAGTTATTGAGCAAGCTTTCCTAACTGCTCAAGCTAATGTTGCTCGCTCACGTATGTCTTTGACAGCAGCAGCCACTACCGCTGAGCCTATGTATGGTGCAGAGTTTTCTATCCCTCTAGTTCTTCCAGAAGACCACGAGTCGGGAGATGGACGTAAGTTTAAGACAGAATCAGTAGAGATTAGAGAACTGCCTCTACCTCTTCTATGGCAGTACAAAACTGGCGAAGGCCATTCAGGTTCAGTAGTCGTAGGCCGTATCGACTACATGGAGAGAATTGAAGGCGGAATTGGAAATGCACGTGGTGTATTTGACAATGGCCCTCACGGTAAAGAAGCCGAGCGTTTAGTTCGTAACGGATTTCTCCGTGGCGTATCTGCAGACCTCGACCAGTTTGAAGCAAAAGAATCAAAAGCGGAAGGTTCCGCAGATGAGCTTGGCGACGAACTTGGAAAGAACAAAATTACCATAAATCACGCCCGTGTTATGGCTGTTACAATTGTACCCAAGCCCGCTTTTCAAGAGTGTTTAATCATGCTTGTAAAAGACGAGGAGCAGGAGGATGACATGATTCCTAAAGATGGAATTTACGAAGAATCGGTTGATGCGCAAGAGCCAGGAGCATCGTTAGTTGCATCTGGCTTCCTTAGTGCACCAATCCCGACTGTACCACCGACCGATTGGTTTGCTGACCCGTCTCTAAGCAAGCCAACCCCACTGACTATTACTGAAGATGGCCGCATCTACGGTCACGTTGCTGCATGGCATGTAAACCACATAGGTCTGCCAAATAATACTAAGCCACCTCGCTCTCGTAGCAACTATGCCTACTTCCACACTGGCGTTGTACGTACCGATGCTGGTAAAGATGTTCCAGTTGGTCAGCTAACTCTTGCTGGTGGACATGCATCTCTACATGCCAGTGCATCCCAGGCAGCTAAGCACTACGATGACACAGCTTCTGCTATTGCAGACGTCCACGCGGGTGAGGACCGCCACGGTATTTGGGTAGCTGGCTCTCTACGTCCAGAGGCAACTGAATCACAGATTCGTGCACTTCGTGCCTCTGCTCCTTCAGGTGACTGGCGTCCAGTCGGTGGCTCACTTGAGCTTGTTGCTGTATGTCAGGTAAACGTTCCTGGCTTCCCAATTGCTCGTGCTCTTGTTGCATCTGGTTCTGTTATGGCTCTTGTAGCTGCTGGTGCATATGAAATGGCTATGATGCGTTTCGATGCAGCAAGCAAGCTAACTGCTAAAGCTGATGCACTTGGTGCTCTAAGCTCTAGCGTTGAAGACCTAAACATTCGTGAGCGAATCTCGACTAAGAAGATTGACTCCGAGTTTGGATACGTATCTCGTGACGAGCGTCAAAAGCTTGCTTCCGAGGGCAAAGCACTTCCAGACGGCTCTTATCCAGTAAGCAATGTAGATGACTTAAAAAATGCTATTCAAGCATATGGACGTTCTAAAGAAGCTGACCGTGCCAAGGTTCGTCGTCACATAATTAAGCGTGCAAACGCTCTCAAGGTTCGTCACATGATTCCAGAAGACTGGAAGACTGCTTCTTCAAGTGAAGCTTATTCAGCTCTATCTAACATGCGTTCAAAGATTGAATCCCTTACTGCTGCTATACCCGCTCCAGTTGAGATTAGCGATACCGACTTAAAAAAACTTGAAGACGCCAAGATTGCTGCTGACTTAGAACGTGAACAAGTACAGGCAGAAATCAAAGCTCGTAAAGACGGTTCAGTTCTTCCAAACAATGCCCTACCTAAATTTGACCAGGAAACTGGACTAACTAAGTTTATCCCTGGTAAGACTCAGCCTCGTGATGCTGCTGGTAAGTTCCGTAAGGTTCTTGCTCGTCTAAAGCAGGACCTAGGTGTTGCTGGTCTACAGGAAGCTTTGAAGCAAGTAGAGAAGACCGAGAACTTAGAGTTTGCTGGAAACTATACTCAGGCCGCGGCTTCTGCTCAAGACCTGCTTGGAACTATTGACCGCCTCGACTCAGGTGCTCTAGATGCAACTAAATTGGAGAATGTTCGCCTTACCGCGAAAGACCTTGGAAAAGTAATTTCTAACCTACCGTTGCCATTTACTAACCAAGCACAAAAAGTTAGATTTTCCGACCTTCCGCCTGCACTAAAGAATCTTGTCGATGACATGATTACTCGTGTAGAAGGGAAGATTGGTAAAAAGGACGCAGATGTTGCAACCGCAAAACTGCGTTCCTACAAGTCCGGAGCCGACGTTTTCTCTCAGTCTGAGATTTCATCTGAGATGGCTACGTTGCTCCGACTCCTTACCTAAAAAGTAAGGTAAAATTAGGTATAGGTGGAGTGCCTCCACGCCAAGTTGCGTGTGTAGTCCCTCGGCCTGACTGTTCACCAATGAATGCGAACCCGCATTCAGTAAACAAAACTGGCCTAGGAGGTACAGTGGACCACATCAATGCACAACTTGATGCGCTAGCGGAGCTAAGTGACGAACAAGTCGCCGAGCTTCAGGGTGCAATCATAAGTGAATTCGAAGTAGTCGAAGGCGAAGAGCCTACTCCTGAGACAGTTGATGCCATGACGTCACTAGCTGACTCTCTTGACACAGTACGTGGTGAGCTTTCGCGCCGTGAGGCGCTGGCTGCCGAGCTAGCTTCCGCAGCAGCAGAAGCCACCGCACGTGTTAAGGGTTCAGATGACGCCACAGAAAATGGAGAGGCTATGACTGACTATGCAGAAGAAGAGGTGCCAGTGGAAGAAGTTCCAGCTGATGCACCACCAGCGGAAGAGATGCCTGCAGAGGCAGCTCCAGCTGAAGACATGCCTGTAGAGGAGGCTCCTGTTGAAGGAGCTCCCGCTGAAGGTACTCCTGAGGAAGAAGTCACAGAAACTCCTGCAGAAGAAGATGAAGAAAAGAAGAAAAATGCTTCCGAGTACTCAGCTGAAACTACAGACGCATCAATCGTTCAGGAAGAAGGCACCGAGCTTTCGGCCACAGATGGAACTCCTGCAAATGCAGAAGCTCCAGCAGAAGTATCTGAAGCAGTCGTTGAGACTGTTGAAGGTTCTGAAGCATCAACCCTAGAAACATCAACAATTGAGCCAGAGGCTCAGGAAGGGCAGGCACCCGTGACCGCCGCAGCAGAAGAGGGCTTCTCAGCCCCTGCAGACCGTCAGCCTGTTATCCAGGTTACAGAGGCAGCTCCAGTGGCAATCACTGCAGGTGCTGACATTCCTGGTTACACAGCTGGCTCAACCATCAACGACATGAACGAAGTAGCTCAGGCTATGGAAAAGCGTATCCACTCGCTTCGTCGTGTTAACGGAGGAGACGGAGAGCAGCACATTGTTGCTTCCCTAACCACCGCGTACCCAGAGTCACGCACTCTGACAACCGACGCAGAGTCAAACCAGCTGAAAATCAACAGCGTTGTAGGCCCTGAGGCACTTGTTGCTTCTGGTGGTCACGCAGCACCTTTCGAGGTTAAGTACGACATCTATGCAATCGGTTCTACAAACGTCCGCCCAGTGCGTGACGCTCTGCCTAAGTTCCAGGCTGACCGCGGTGGTATCCGCTTCGTAACTCCACCGAGTTTCGCAGCTGACACCTACAACGCTGCTGTCGGAGTATGGACTGCCGCTACTGACACTTTGCCTTACGCTAACACCAAGGCTTCGTACACAGTAACTGCTGCTAATGAAAACACCGTCTCAACAGACGCTGTTACTCTACAGCTACAGTTCGGTAACCTAATGACCCGTGCTTACCCAGAACTAATTGCTCGCCACAACGAGCTAGCTCTAGTACAGCACGCTCGTGAGGCAGAAGACAACCTGCTAAGCAAGATTGGCAACGCATCTACAGCTGTTACAACCACAAGCCTTATCGGTTTTGGTCGTGACTTCCTAGTTCAGATTCGTCGTGCCGCTACTGCTTACCGCAGCCGTCACCGCATCGACCCTAAGACCAACCTAAAGGCGATTATCCCAGCTTGGGTATACTCCGCTATGGCTGCTGACCTAACCCTGTCTATGCCAGGTGATGGTACTTTGTCAGTCTCTGAGTCAGAAATCAATGGTTACCTTGCTAACGTAAACGTAACCTTGACTCCTACTCTAGATGGTACTGTCTTTGGTTCACAGAGTGCTGGCGCACTTCTTGAGTTCCCAGACTCATTCGTCTGGTACCTATTCGCAGAGGGTACATTCCTCTTCCTAGATGGTGGAACTCTTGACCTAGGTATCATCCGTGACAGCTCTCTGGTTGGCACAAACGACTACAAGATGTTCGTTGAAACTTTCGAGAACGTTGCCTTTGTTGGTATCGAAGCTCTAAAGATTACATCGACCATCAGCGTGAACGGTGTAGCCGCTGCTCTCCGCGACACCACTGGTGGCGCAACTGCAGCTGCAATCGAGTACTAAAAAACGCAGTGGAGGGGGGCTCGGCAACGGGCCCCCTAACACAGCAAACACACAGACTTTAAATTAAGGATTTCAGATGGCTTTCCCAAAGAATGGCGTTGTAGAGGCACCAAAGATTGTGCCCTCCGCTTTTGGCCTACTCACTGTAGTCAAGCCTGAAAATTCAGCTGACGAAAACATGTGGATTCGTGGTTTCTCTCAAGAGTTTGAGACTGAAATTTATTCAGCAAAAAACTGGGACGACACTGACACTACTAGTTCTGTAGTTGTAGCTGCAGGTGTCCCTAACTATTTCACCAAAATTGACCCATTCTTTATTGAGGCAGAAGAGCTTCGTTCAGGTTTAGGGTTCCTAGGTCTTGACCGTGTTGCACGCCTAAAACGCCAACTTGACGGTATTACCCAAGACGCTATGGAGAAAGAACTTTGGGACGGCGATATTAGAATTGGTCAGAGCCATCCTAACCGCGCTTTAGTGTCTTCTGGCGTTACCGTGCTTGATGGTACTGGACTCTCGTCAAAGCGTGCTTTGGCAGTACTAGAGCATGGCATCGGTGTGGTATCAGAATCTGGCGAGCAGGGAGTCATTCACGCTACTAGAGATACAGTCGCTATTCTCTCAAGCAACAATCAAATGCTTTTCCACAGCAAAAACTTTGACCACCTACAAACTTTTGGTGGCACTCCACTGGTAGTAGGTTCTGGCTACACTGGCAACGGTCCTCGTATTGCTGTTGCCACTGCAACTATTAGCGGTAGCACTACGCTGACTATCAATACTTCAGGCGACCACTATCTTCTTGCTGGCGATACTGTTCGCTATTCTGTTGTTGGAGCACTAATCAACCAATCTTCAACTTCTACAGCAGTTGTCACTAAAGTTGACGCTGACACAGTAACAATTACTATTGCAAGCGCTACTAACCGTTCTCAAGAAGCGGTTACTGGCTACATTCAGCAGTTGGGAACCAACTCTGCAAAATGGATTTACGGCACCGGAACAGTCCGCACATACGTGGGCGAAATTGATGTCGTGAACGACAATCTAGCGCAAGCTTATGATGTGTCGGGAAATCAAAATGACATGAGACTTAAAGCAATCCGCCCAGCTGCGGTTTACTTTGATACCTCGATACACCTCGCTGTTCGGGTCGACCTAACAGCTTAACCATAACCACAATAACCTAAGGAGAATAGCTCAATGGCTACTCAAGATTATGCAGCAAGCATCCAAGGTGTGTCAATCCGTGTCACCCGTCTGGACGCTGCTGGAAACCTACTAACTGGTCCTCTGGACAGCTACACCACGTCAGCTTTTATGCGTGTTTCGTTCACCCCTGAATATGAAGAGGGCGACGAAATCACCGAAAAAGGTGCAAACGGTGTCATCTGCGTGTCCTACAAGGCTCCAGACACCCTGAAGCGTATCACCATGGAGCTCGCTATTTGTGAGCCGGACCCAGAGCTTTCTGCTTTGCTTTCTGGTGGTTTGCTTCTTCGCAAAGATATCTCAAACGATGGCAATCCTTCCTTCAAATCTGTTGGTTGGGCTGCTCCAGGCGTTGGAGATGACCCAGCCGGTAACGGTGTAGCCATCGAATGTTGGTCACACGCAGTTTCTGGTGGTAAGCGTGCCGGAGTACTTCCGTACTTCCACTGGGTATTCCCATACGCTAAGTTCCGTCAGTCAGGCGACCGTGTAATTGAAAACGGTATGATGGCTAACACCTTCGAAGGCTACGGTCTTGGAAATGTTAACTTTGCTACTGGTATTGATGGCCGCTGGGAGTTCCCGGTTGCTGCAGAGCGTCCATACGCTTATGCACGTACATCATACGCACCGACCGGTCTATCAGGCTTCTATACCTGGTCTGACAACTCAACCAACCAGGTTGTATTCTCAGCTAGCGGTGCTGGTACCAAGAACAAGACCACAATCACAATTGCTAACGTTGCTGCAAGCAACACAACTAACAGTAACAACATCACTATGGGCTTCTCAAATAACCCTGTTCTCTCTGTTGGTGACTTGATTCGTGTTCAGAACATTGGCACCGAGTTTGATGGTGATGTACTTGTTGTATCTTATGCAGCTAACACCATCACCTACACCTCACCTGTAGCAAATACTACGTTCAACACCATTACTACTAACACTGCTGTGGTTACAAACAGCATTGCTCGTGTTCAGGTGCTCAACGCTGCTACCGAGGTTCGTGTATCACCTGTTGCTACAACTGAGACAGACTTTGCCTCAGCAGCTGCAGATTCTACATTCAACGTTCCTGGAAGCAGGACTTACAATGCTGATAATGCTATCGACAACATCATCACAGCTAACGAAACTGGCTCAACAACTGCCAACTAGTAGCTAATAACTCAGTGGGCGGTGCATTCAGTAAAATGGATGTACCGCCCGTTTAGTTTGATAGACAGAGGAAGACATGGCAAATAACCTGTGGATTCAGCCAGAAGAGCTGGGTCACTATGCCAATACCGAGTACGCTCAGGAGGCGTGCGAGGTTGCCTCTTTCCTGCTTTGGGCAATGTCTGGTCGCAAATACACTGGTGAAACTGTTGTAACTGAGCGTTACACTTGTGTACTTCGCAATAACCGTATGGGACCTTCTTCAAAGACAAATTCTCCAGTTCTGTTCGGTGGAGATGTGTTCAACATTCCATCGGGTGACTATGACGAATACTCAGAACTCACCGCAGACGGCCTCTCCCCAGATGCTCGTATTCGACTTCGCGGTCGTCCAGTAACAAAAATTATTGCTATCCGTAACAAGGTCGGAGCAATCATTGACCCGTCTAAGTACTATCTTGTAGACCACTCAACTATCCACGTTGCTGCTGGCACTCCTTGGACCCCATGTAATACAGAAATTACTTACATGTATGGCGTCCCTGTTCCAGTTGCTGGAAAGATGGCTGCACTAACTATGGCTACAGAATTTGCCAAGCTTTGGGCCGGAGATGACGACTGTGCTTTGCCGCAGCGTATTACATCTGTATCTCGCCAGGGTGTCTCTTACACAATTCTTGATAATCAGGAGTTCATTGCTGAACTTCGTACTGGTCTTTACGCAGTTGACCTATTCCTTAAGACAGTCAACCCAGACAACGCTCGTAGGAAGTCAAAGGTCTTTACTCCTGATGTTCCTCGTGCTCGCCGTTACACAGCTAAGCCGTTGTATCTGACTGCAAATGCTCTCTTTGATGTAAAACTAATCCGCAGTGCAGCTGGCTCATGGACATCTGTTGGAACTAGTGCAAACCTAGCTGCATTGGTTGATGACACCGGCTGGACTCCTGTTGTTACTCTTCGCAACTACGGTGCTACTAAATCTGTAGACCTAGACACGTCTGACATAACTGTAAATACCACAACTAATATTGTCACGTTCTCGGTTTCTTATGACAAAGCTTTTGCAGCAATCGGAATGGTTGACCCTGGAACTTGGACGCTATATGCAACCAAGACTATCGCTGGCGTACCAACTGTCAGCGAACTTGCCACGGGTAACTTGAAGATTCAGATGTACGACTAGGAGAGATAATGGCTGGACTCGATGTCAGAATGGTGTCTGACGACGCCCTTCATTTAAAAAACATGATGGATGGGATTATGGAAAGAGTGGAGGCTGTATTTCAGTCCTACAATGTTCCGCTTCCTGGACGTCGTTACTGGATGGTTGGTGACCCTGCAATTGACTGCGAACAAGTTGTAGTCTCTTTTATGCAAATGTACTTGGGTTCCCCGGGCGATGAAGCTCAGCAGCCTCAGCGTTGCAACGTTCCTCGCAGTGCTACTGTTGCTATTCATATTTCTAGAGAAATTCCTACTGTTGGTGTGAATGGTCGTCCACCTACTGCTGCCAAGATTCAAGAAGGCTCCAGTAGTGCAGCTATCGACGCTTGGGTACTCATGGAAACTGTACGTGAGTTTGACATGTGGGATGAAACTGGCTATGGCTTGGGTGTTATTGCTACCCTTGACATGGCTGGACCTGAAGGTGGATTTCAAACTACCAGCCTTCAACTAACTATGGCGGTTCCATAAAATGCCAACTACTGTTGTATATAAATTTGAGCGTATGAGCTGGGAAAAGCACGCTGGTGAGTTTAGGAAAGAGTTTAATACTCCTAGAGTTGGTGTAGTTGGTACATGGCTTAATAAAGAGGGTGTAAAGATGGTTGCCGGAGCTAAGGCTCAGGTCGAGCGTCGCCGTAAGACCCCTGGTATTATTCGTAGACCTACGCATAGGCTGGCTAACTCTATTCACATGCGTCACTTGGGCAATGTTACTGGTCAGTACCTTTGGATTGGTACTGAAGTTGACTATGCCCTATATGTACATGAGGGAACCAAGCCTCACAAGATTCGCCCACGGGAAACTGGCGGACAGCTAATCTTTAGAACTAAGGGTGCTGGTGGCGTTATTGTTCATCGTGCAAAAGAGGTCAATCACCCCGGAATTACCCGCCGTAGACGTAACCCATTCTTGAGCGACCAACTAAAGCATTTCCGTTACTAGTACAATAGTCTTAGCACAAACTGTGTTAAAAGACAATAATACGCATTAGCGAGAAAGAAAACAAGATGAGTAGATTTAAAGACTTTGGCAAGACTGTCGACCTAGATAAGCCAGCAGAACCACTATCGTTCAAACTTTGGGACGAAGAGTTCCACTGTGTCCGTCGTATTCAAGGCCGCGTTATGTTGGAACTTGTAGAGAGTTCGAACGCAGACGACCCTTCAGCATCAGCTAGAACAATCCGTACCTTCTTCAAGAAGATTATGCTTCCAGAAAGCTACGAGCGATTTGACGCACTTCTTGGCGACCAAGACAAAATTGTTTCTGTAGAAACACTTAGCGAAATTGTTGCTTGGCTAATTGAACAGTACGGTGACCGCCCAAATCCGCAGCCAGGGGCTTAGCCACTTGGGCTGTAGACCTCTGGCCATATGTAAACGGTAAAGCAATAGTGAATCACATAAACCTTTTGGAACTAGATTTAGCAGAAATGCTAGATGTGATTCACTATTTTTACGAGGAAGACCTCAACTATTTCACTGTTGAACATGCAAAGATGGCTGAGGTTAGACGTGTAGCGATTTACAAACATCTCTACAATGTCGACTATAAGTACGGTAGTGGTGGTGCCTCTTCTGGTGTTGCCAATGGCGGATTTGATGAAGATAACCTCGAGCCGTTTGACCCAAGTAACGCACCAGTAAAATCGTATTTTCCGCCTACTGAAGTGGATGCAGATTCACGTAATCCTTTTGGTAGCGTACTTGATGCACCAATTAACTAATTAGAAAGGAGGTGAGAGCATGGCAGTAGTCGGCGAAGCCCACATACTCGTCAGGGCCATTACAACTGGCCTGAAGAAAGATATTGAAAAAGGGTTCCAAGGTGTTAAAGGAGCTACCGAAGCAGCTGGTAAAGAGTCTAGTAGTGGTTTTAGTAATGAGTTTGCTAAAGGTCTAAAGAAGTTTAACAACGCTTCTCAGGGGGCAGCTAGTAGTTTTCACAAACTAATGCGTCGTGCAAACATATTCCAAGCTGGAATTGGTGTTGCAGCTAGCTCTCTCTCCGCTCTAGTTGGGGCACTTGGTGCCTTTGCAGGAGCAGCTGGTGGAGCAGCAGCTTCAGGTGTTGCACTTGTTGGAGTGATGGCTCAGCTTAAAGTTGCCACTATGGTCGGCAAAATGGCATTTAAAGGTGTCATGGAGGCTGTTAAAGCTGCTGGAACTCAAAGCGGATTAACTGGTAAAACCATCCGTGAGCTACGTGAAGAGATGCAGCAACTTGCTTTCTCTGCTGAAGAGGCCGCTCTTAGTGAAGAAAAAGCATCTCTAAGCTTGGAAAAAGCTCGAGAAAACCTTGCTCGAGTTCAGAACTTACCGCCAGACAACCGTGCTCGCCGTGAGGCGGAACTTGCATATCAAGAAGCCGACCTTGCATATCGTCAGGCTAAAGATAAGCATTCTGACCTCATGGAGCAGATTAACGACCCTCAAAAAAAGAGTGGCGGTGCTGGTGCTCAAGACCCATATAAGGACTTAACTGCAACTCAAAAAGCATTTGCTATTTATCTCAAGGGCATAATGCCTAAGATGAAGAGCCTGAGAGAAGCGGCCGCTAGTAGCTTCCTTCCAGAGCTAACTAAGCAAATGGACGCCATGATGAAGAATGGCTTCTTCCAACTTCTTGTTACTGGTTTTGAAAGAGTTAGCCAGGGACTTGCAGAGGCTACTAAGAACTTTGCTGGCTCGGCATTTGATGGTACAACTAAGGGTAGCCTTGCTCACTTTTTTGAAAGTTCCCGAGGAACTGTAGGTGCTTTAGGTAAAGTACTTGGCAACATGTTTAAGGCATTCCTTGGACTGATGCAAGCTGCCGACCCTCTTATTAAAAGATTTGTCAACTTTCTAGACAAGAAAAGCTTTGGTCTTGCGGAAAGTGTAGGTAAGAATCAAGGACCACTTACTACATTCTTTAGAAATGCTGGAGATGCCGCTGCCTCCCTAGGTAAAATTTTTGGTAACGTATTCAAGGGACTTACTTCCTTAATTACAGCTAATATAGGTCCAGGCTCCGCCGGTCAGGGAATGCTTGATTGGATGGCCAAGGGCAGCGAGAAGTGGGCGCAGCTTCAAAGTTCTGTCTCTCAAAACAACATGAATAACTACTTCAGTCAGGCTGTTGAAAACTTTAAGTCTATGTGGAATGCTATTAGCGGTTTTGCTAGCATCTTTGCATCACTAGGTAATCAACCAGGAGTGAAAGAGTTCTGGGATACAATTGCCGCTGGTTCTGGAAGCATTGAAAAAATCTTGATGAGCATGACTGCTGCCGGACCCGGCCTTGCAGACCTTATCAGTAAAGTTGTAGAGATTGTTGCCCTCTTTAGCGATACTAAACAGATTCAAGCGTACATTGCTGTACTTACTGACATGTTTAGATGGTTCCTTGAAATTGGCAAGATGATTAAACCAATCGCCGATGCACTAGGTCCAGTAATTGGTGTTGTCGGTGCTTTGGTTACATCGTTCTTGGTTCTTAAAAAAGTAACCATGATTGTATATGGAACAATCTATACCTTTGGTAAAGGTTTGATGTTCTTAAGAAAAGCATTTATGGCGATTAAAGCTGCTCAAGTTGCATACACAGCTGCAGTTACTGCAAACACGGTTGCAACTGGTGCAAACAAGGCTATGAAGAATGCTGCTATAGCGTCATCCGTCAAAGAAGCTTTTATGACATCCTTTGGCACTAAAGCCAAAGAAAAAGAAAGTCTTGCACTTGCAACTGCCACCATTGCTCGTCAAGCTCAAATTATTACAGCTCTTGAAGCATCTGGAGCTAATGGTGTATTAGCAGCTTCTGAGGTTGGAGTTGGTACAGCAGCTACCGCAGCCGTGCCTCCTGTTGCAACACTTGGTGCTACTCTTATGGCTGCAATACTTCCTGTTCTACCGATTATTCTTGCAGTAGTAGCTGCAATTGCCTTGATAGTAGGTGCTGTTGCTATCTTTAATGCTGTTCAAGCCAAGGAAGCAGAAGATGCTCAGAAGAGGGTTGGCGAAGCAATAAAAGCCAATGTTTCAATGGGTAAAGACATAGAGTCCCAAACAATCCACGCTCAAAATACTTGGACTGCAGCTATATCTTCCACTTCACTTGGAACTAAGTCACTAGCAGCAGACGTTACTAACTTGCATAAGCAAACTAAAACCCTGCAAACTACTCAAAAGAGCGGCTGGGACTGGTTCTGGAATGCTACTAGTGGCTCTGAAGACCTTAAAGAAGGTCTTAAGAATATGGGTACGCAACTTGGTAAGTTAGCTAAAAAAGATTTGAAGGGTGCTCAGCAAGAATTTATTAGATTTGCTAACGCTCAAGGAGCGTCTAGAGAAGAACTTACTGTTCAAATGCGAGAGATGCCAGAGTTCCAAGACGAGCTCACAAAAACTGCTGAGAAATATGGTCTTCTAACTGATGCTATGGACGAGAACCAGAAAGCTGCTGTTCTTGTTGACGTAGCTACTAATAGTGGTGCCTATGCTAAAGCTAAGGCAGCTGAGGCCACAGAAAACTTTAATCAAAAGATTCGTGAAGCTGCTTCTACTTTTATGGACTTTGAAGGTCCACTACAGCAAAACTCAGAGGACGTTAAAAAGTGGGCTGAGGCGCAAGCTAAACATTCTAAGTCTGCTACAGATACTTGGAAAGACTACTGGGATGGTCAAAGTTTTAGCCTAGATAAGTACATGGCTGACTTAAATGCTCAAGTTAAAAAACAAGTCGACTGGGCTAGCAATATTTCAATGCTTCAGGGAGCTGTTGGTCAGGGTCTTATTAGTCAAGATACTCTTAACGACCTAAAGCTCAAGGGTGCGGCTGGTGCAGACTTAGTGGATTCTTTAGCTAAGAAATTTAAATCAGGAACTGCGAGTGCTAAAGCAGACCTTAAAAAATTCCAAGCAGCAACTGAAACATCAAAACTATTCTCTGATACAAATGTTGCAAGCGGTTTGACAGATGTGTTTGTCAATCCAAAGAACACCACTGTTTTAGATATGGCCACTGCAAAAGTTGGTAAACAGGCTGGTGGAATTATGGCTGGCGAATATCGTAAAGAGATGGAAGCTAAACTTAAAGCTGGTAAAGTTACCCTTCAACAAATTATGAAGGACCAGGGGATTAAAATGGAAGACATTAGTAAAGAAGTTCAAAAATTAAAAATTGAAGCAGATGTTACTGTTAAGTACACTGGCGATACTGATGGCAAAAAGTTAGGTGGAATGATTGGCTACAAACTTGGTGGAATGATTCCTCGCTATGCCAACGGTAAAAGTCCTGGCTCGTTCCAAATGTTCCCTAATGGAATTCTTAAAGGCCCTGGCGGTCCTAGAAGTGACAGTATTCTTGCCCGTGTATCGCGCGACGAAATGGTTGTCAACGCTGAGTCAACTCGACGTAACAAAGATGTTCTTAACTACATCAACAAGGGTGGAGTTGTTAGTGCTGGCGGTGGTGGAAACTACAACTTATCATTTGTTGTCAATGCGTCAGACGGTATGGATGAGACTCAGGTTGCTAGAATTGTCTTGAGACAACTAGACAGAACTTTAGGACTAGGAGCGTCTAAGTAATGCCTACAAATCTAGTCTTTAATCCTACGTTCTCTGTCAATACCGACGGCTGGGGAGCAGCTAACTCTGCAACAATAACTCGTATTACAACCGATACATATTTTGGTAGAGGTGCTCTACAGGTAACCCGTAGCGCAACTCAGTCGTGCGGTGCTTCTAGTGGGAATGCTCTCTTTGACGTTTCGTATGGTACAAGCTATACGGCTTCTGCTTATGTAAAGGTCCCTACTGGAAAAGCTAGCATTCTTGCTGACATCGTCATAAACTACTATAATTCTTCAAAAGTTTTTGTATCCAGTGTAACTGCTGGAGACACATCTCTATCAAGTACTGACGGCTGGACAAGACTATTCTTAAACTTTACTGTCTCTAATTCGACTGCAGTCTACGCAAGCGTGGCAATCCAGGATAATACTACTTCTCCAGTTTCTGGCGACACATTTCTTATTGATGCTGTAATGGTCTCCACCGGGTCGCTTCTAACTCCATTTGTAGAGCCGGAGCTCCCTCAGGCTGTAAAGAACCAAGCTGTAAACATTGCTCTTACCAAGCTGCCTCAGCCGCACTTAACTGGTATGAAGCTGAAGGGTGATGTTCGAATCAATGGACTAACCCTGAATAGCGTTGATGAGAATGGTATTGTTTGGGTATGTCGTGATATTGAAGGCTGGTGGAACCTACCTAACGTAGAAGTTCCTGATATTGCTCGTGGCTTAGATGATGGCTCTTACAATGTTCGTGGCCGCCGAACTTCTAGAAACATTAGTATTGAGGGCTCTATTCTAGTTCCAGACCCGTCTTGGACTGCAACTGCAAGACAGAAGTTGATGGAGACATTTAACCTTGTCTACAAAGGAGCATGGCTTTACGTAGATGAGTCACCTACTAAAGCAGCATTTGTGCGTCTGGTCGGACAGCCTACTATGTCAAATACAAATGCTCGTGGTCGTATTGACTTCAGTATTCCCCTACGTGCTGGTGACCCAATCAAATATGATTGGCAGGAAACTAACGCGAATGGGTATACTGCGGTTGGTTTATCAAACCTTATATCTAACCCTAGCTTTGGGTCTGGCTCTAACACTGAGTGGACAGCAACTGGCGGAACTGGAACCGCTAGCACCACATTTGCCTATGTAGGAGCATACTCTTATAGAATCAGTGCTACTGGCTCAACTACCATACAATTGTCTCTGTCAAGCACCGCATACTACCCAGCTGTTACAGAAGGATATACCTACACCTTCTCCATATACGGCAGAGATGCAGCTTCTCCAGACAATACCTCTGCGGTAATGAATCCTAGAATTGTTTGGTATGACTCGTCTTATACTCGTATCTCTACCGTATTGGGCCCATTTACAGCACTAACAACTAGCTGGACCAGAATGTCAATCACTGCCACTGCCCCAGATAACGCAGCATACGCTCATTGCTACCTAGTAAGCACAGCCAACATTACAGCTTCAAGACTTGCCTATTTTGATGCTGCGTATTTTCAGCTATCTACTACCGCTACAGACTATGCATTTATTGGCGTCTCTAATCTTCCAATTACCAACTCTGGAAACGTCGATGTTGCTGCAGTCTACAAGCTAACTGGTCCAATAACTGCGCCTGCGTACATTGTATCTAAATCTGGCAATACCACTCAAACGATAACTGTAAACACCAACCTTAGAGATACCACCGCTTCTTCTAGCATATCTGCCAGTGAGTTTAGTGCTGGGTACGCAACTTTGACAACATCTGCAACTAACTCATTCATGGTTGGAGATAAGGTCACCATCGACGCGTCAAATAACTACTATGATGCTACTGCTGTAACTCTTACTGCGGTTACTGATACTTCAGTCAGCTACGCTAACCCGATTGCCAATGTTACCAGTATTACGCATGCTTCTAACCGAGCAGATGTGATTACAGCCACCGCTCATGGTTTAACTAGCGGAACTACTTTCTACATCAACGGTTCTAGTAATCCCGTATTTGACGGTGCCTACACTGTACTGTCATCTCCGTCTCCTGGAGCTACTACTTTCTCCTACACTAAAACTACTTCCGACCAGACTACTGGTTATGGTGGAGCTATGTCCCGTCAGATTGCGTACTCTTCTGGTACAACTGGAACAGTCACTCTGGCTCAGGTAGATACCCTTGAGATTGACACCTACAACAAGACAGTACTTTACCGAGGACTTCCTGATAGCTCCCGTTCTACTATTGCTGTAAATGTTGACTGGATTCAGCTGGCTCCCGGGGACAACTTACACACCTTCTCTAGAACTGGTGGAACAGGTTCAGCCGAGGTCAAATACCGCTCCGGCTGGATAGGGTAAAATAGTCTTATAAAGACGACCCGACGTGAGGATGTAAATGCCAGACTATCTTGCACCTGTAGACAGTGCACTTGGAGCACGCTACCGCTACTATACGGTTAACATTGTCACAAACACCGTTATTGGTGAAATCCCGTTTGAAGACGTTAGCTACGAGCGTTCCGTAAAGTCTCCTGGTGCTTTTGATGGCAAGATTACTATTTCTGACCAGACCAAAAATTTAGATTTATATAACTCTACGCTTCCTGGTAAGACCGCGCTTTATGTTGTTAGAGATGGCACTGCAGTTTGGGGCGGAATTATCTGGGGCAGAACCTATGACTTAAAAGGTCGTAGCCTAGCCGTATCTGCTAGCGAGTTTACTAGCTACTTAAGTCACAGAATTGTTTGGAAGACCTACTCGCACAACTGCACTGCTCAGTTAATTAAAAAAACAACTGACGGCTATGTCCAAGTTGTTATCCAAAACAAGGTTCTAAAATCTGCTCTAACGCTTGCCGATGCTAAAGGCAATCCTACTTATGTTTCAGTGAACTTTAGTGAAAATGTTTATCGAAAGTACAGTGGAAACTATAAAGTAGTTGGCAAGTCTTCTTCTCCTGCTGCATCTGCAGACCCTGGAAGAGTATCTTTCTATATAGATATTCCAGCACTACCTAAAAAGTCTGTTGGTCTTTATGATGGTGTCGGCATCACATTGAAGGCAGATACATACGAGTTCCTACGTGACATCATTACGTCTACTCTTTCTGATTTTACAGACATCGAGTTCCCTAACGAACTTATCGAACCTGGTATCAAGGTCCCTTACGAACTTGCGTCTAAGGAGCTTACTATAACTAATAGTTCTAACGGTGTTGCTACTATTGAAACTACAGCAGAGCACGACTTGGCTCCTGGTCAGCGAATTGAGTTAGTAAACGTTGACCCTATGCTAGATGGGTTCCAGACTATTTCGTCTGTACCTAACAAATTTAGTTTCCAGTTTGTGCTAACAAATCCAGTTAGTAAATACGACAAAATGTCTAGAGTATATCTAAGTGCTATTTCTCCTGCAGTAGCTTTGACATCTAGTGTTGATATGGTTAAGTACCGTAGAGTTATTCAATACTTATCGCAGTACGTTCGGTACGTGAGTAGGTCTAACGGTGTTATCACTGCAACATTTAACTCTATTCACAATTTTAAAAGAGGTGACAAGGTAGTTGTCAACTTTGAGAAAAACAGTGTTACTCAAAAAACTGAAGAAGTTAAGACTAAGAATACTGACGGAACAACCACTACAAAGAAAGAAGTAGTAAACACTTTTGACTTTGATAAGTACAACAACACTGTAACAGTCACTGCGGCTACTCCCACGACTATCGAGTTCTTAGACCCAGACCCAGACCACGTATCCCCTGCGTATAACACTAAAGGTAATGTAACAGCATCAAAAAACTCTGTAAAGAATGCTGCACCACTACCTCTTCTACAGCTATTTCCTCAGAACTCTTCTGGATACAACATTGGCGATGACATTCGTGTAGATGGCGTAGATGAGCCAAGCTGGCAATACCCAATCTATGACGGCTATTACAGCGTTTATGATGTCAACCCTGGCACTACTTATGCGGTTACTAAATACAAAGCAGTCTCGGAATTTATTACTGATGATGAGGACGACGATGACTCTAAGAGAACCGTTGCCTATATTTACTGCTCGACAGACCCTAATGTAGAAGCTGGAGATATGTTTGTAGTTGCTGGTATTACTGGCACTCCATCCATGAACGGCGAGTATGAGGCTTTGTATGATTCAGTATATGACTCTGCTACTAGTTTATACATTGTAAAGTATGTAAAACAGATTGCTGCATTTAGCATTGTTGCGCAAGCAAGCGGTGCAACCATGGTTAAAAATGGTAACCAGTGGATTACCTATCAACCAAATACCAGCGAGCTTCGGTTTAGCCTAAAGAATGAACCAGACGCTGACTCTGCTATTTCTCAATTCACCTACAATGCTGCTGAAGGCACTAAGAAAAACTCGGTTGGTCTAAAACTAAAATCTAGGCATGGGCTTAAAGTTGGCGATACCGTAAAGATTACTTATGGTAAGTCTGAAAAAGATGTAGACCAAAAGACTTATGGTGGTACCGTAATGGTCACTGCGGTCACTGACTACGATGAGTTCTACTACACTCTTATCGCAGGTAAACATACCAATAAGGCACCTAAAAAAGACGTTGACTGGACTGATAAAAGTGGAACAGTCACTAGAGATAAGCATGGCATTCTCACCCCCGCTTCTATCGAGGTAGAAATTGATGCTATACGTACAGATATTACTGCTGCGGGAGCTACGCAGGTTACTGTCTACGCTCCAGACCACAACCTCAAAAAAGGCGACTACATTGCTGTAAATATAAATGCAGCTGACTATAAAGGTGTAAACACTGTAGCAAAGCCAGTCAAAGTAGCCTCTGTTGGTGCCAACTATTTTAGATACACCACCGGAACTGCAGTTATTCAAGGTGACACTTCTACTATTAGTCAAGTTGTCTATGCAAGCAATAACAAAACTTTAAAATTTAAGGCTAGTAAGTACGGAGCCTTAACAGCGTCTACCAAGACAGCAACTCTTTTAGAGCCTAAGCCAGCTACCGGATACGTTATTTTTACTACCTCTGCAAACCATAACATGGTAGTTGGTCAGAAAGCTACTGTTTCTGGTTTTGTTGACCCTACTTCATCTACAACTACTTCTGTTACACGTAATCACACTATTTCTTCATTAAACTTTAACGCTGCTAAAAAGATTGTGACAATTGTATTTACCAGTAATCACAACTTAAGTCTTCTAAATGACCAAGGTGCGTCTTTTACCGTAAGCGGTGCCAACAGCGTAGCTTATAAATTTACTGGTACTGACCGAAATATTGATACCCCTATTAACTGGTTAAACGACACGCACACTATTACCAGCATTCCTAATAAAAAAACTATAACTTTTCAGTACTTTGGTGCTAAATATAATTTTAATGTGTATGCAAACTCAAACGGTATTGGGTCTCCAACTATTGTGCGAACTATTACTAATACACAAGTTACGTTTGACCCTCAGGATTTAACTGCGTTTAACTTTACTGCTGAAATTGCTGATGTCCCTAGTGCAACTAAGGTTATGTTCAAGTATCCAAGTTCAGCGGATAGTGCTCTTAGCTCGTCTATAAACTTGACCGGCTTAGGTATTTCAATTGTTGCGGCTGCGCGTAAAGCTACTGGTGCTGAGCAGCTAGAGGCTGGTGACTATGTATTCATCGACGGGTTTACCGATAGCGGTGAGAATAAGTATTCCAAACTAAACCGTGATGGCTATAAAGTTAAGTCCATAGCAGCTATCTCTGGAGACGCCAACAACGTTTATGTAACTGTCGCCAACCCTGTAAGAGACGACTCTAAGTATGTTGGCTATGCCGATAAGAGTTCAATTACTGGTGTAAAGATGTATCGCGGCTATGAGGTTGGCGGTAGTGCTTATGTGAGCATGACATCTCTTGACTCAGCGGACACCAAAAATAGTTATGTTCTCAAGAACGTAGCTAGAGCATCTGGCTCTAATACTGCAACAGTTACCGTTGGAACGCATGACTTCTCTATTGGCGATTATGTAAATGTTGAAGTATACGCAGATAATCAAGATGCTTTTTCTCAAAATAATAGAGACTGCAAAATAACTGCCACCTCAAATACCACTATTTCTTACACTATGAAAGCTAACAACAGTATTGAGCATATTTCTTACAGAGCTGGTAGAGCCACTCTTTACTTTAAAAATAGCGAGGCTGGTGCCCACAATTACACTGTAGGAGACGTAATCACAATTGCTAGCATTCCTACATATACAGGATTTAATCGAACTGGTAGAACCGTAACTTCAACTGGTCCATTTAGCATTACTTATGCTTTGACAACCGCTGAGGCTGGTCGTACAAGCAAACTAGCTAAAACTGCAGTTACTGCTGGAACAGTTAGCAGAACATCTACTGCTGTGGTTGATAAGCAGGTGTATGGTGTTGTTACTCGAATTCCGGCTATCTATCGTAAACCTATTGCCTATGCCAGAACTTATGGAGAGTTCCCAACAAACGCTAGTATTGGTGGAATAACGTTTTCTAATAATAACTACAGCACCAAGAATCAAGCTACTAGTCCTATTTATGGTAGTGACTTAAAAACAGTAGCCGAAATTCTTGACCAGTACTCAAACAGTATTACTGGTTTTGACTATAGAATTGATGTCTCTTTATCTACTGATGCTAGCGGAAATAAGTCATTTGGTAGAAGCTTTGTACTTATCCCTAACTACCCTCAGAGTTTGACTGACTATCTAAACACTCTTCCTGGAAATAAATTAGCTAAGGGTCAAGTTGCAAGACCTAGCGCGTTTGGGGCAGACAGGCTTGTCTTTGAATACCCTGGAAACATCTCCAATGTGAGCATGGCTGAAAAAGCTGAAAGCTCAGCTACGCGTATCTTTGTAAGCGGTAGCAATAGCAATGCAGGTTCTGGAACAGAGTCAGCCTATGCTGCAGCAGCCGATAAGGACTTGCTTGCTGATAACTGGCCACTGCTTGATAGAAAAGAAGCCGTTACTTGGCCTGCTCAAACAGCCAATACCGCTACTGACACTACAAAGAGCAATAGTAGTTACACTGACGAGTGGGGAAACCATGACGATGAGACCGACTATCACGCCAGTGCCCTGAGATACCTAAATGAGAGTAAGCCACCTGCTGGTGATTTTGTGATTAGCGTAAATGGTTCGCTAACTCCTGTTGTTGGCTCATATAACCCTGGTGAATGGTGCAGTATTATTATTAATGATGACTTTGTAAAGACTCGTTTAAATAGCGTTCTTGAACCCCGAAAAGATGTAATTGTGCGAAAGATTGATGCTGTTAAGGTTGATGTACCTAACAACCCTGCTTTCCCTGAGAACATCAGCCTCACCCTAGTTGCTGATTGGCAGGTGGACTCCGTTGGCAAGTAGAAGAATGCAAAGAACTAAAAGCTTTAGTTCTTATGTAAATTCCTTAAATAGTGATGTTAACAATCTAAAATCTATAAATGATGTTACTAGTCTTAGTGCTGGAGCTATTAGTGGTAACAGTTTTTCTGAAGATATAACACTATTTGGAAGTTCCATAAAAAGCAGTGACTATGTTGGTGGCGAAGCTGGTTGGAAGATTGATAGCAGTGGTGTAGCTGAGTTTGCAGATGTCTATGTTCGTGGAGATATCAACGCTCAGACTGGAACTATTGGATACTGGAACATTAGCTCTCCTGGAGTTATTAGACGAATTGGTTCTGGTACTCAGTTTGGTACTTTCCTAGAGAGCGAAAACGTAGGCCCTACTGACGACTCTAAGACTTCTGGCGTCTATGTTGGTCTATTTAAGTCTTACTTTGAAAATCCTCTTCCTGTAACTAACATAAGACGCGTATCTAACGTAGCAACTATTACTGTTATTGATAGCGGTTTCCAGCCCGGTGATAGGGCAACTATTGCTGTGGTAGAGGACGCTACGTACAATAATGGCGGACTTCCGGTTACTATTATTTCAGTAACTGGTGACACAATTAGCTACATAAATACTGGTTCTGATTTTCCAGCTGCTGGTACTTTAGATACGGCTGACACTAGTGCTACGGGAACTGTAACATTCTACAACCCAGACATCGCTGGTCTGTACATCAAAGACTATGGTAAAGCTGATATTGACTACGGGTACTTCTCTAGTGCTGGTCTAGCATTTGTTAGCGGTAGCCGAGTAAACCTGGTTTACAATCCTAGCTTTGAGTTCGTAAAGTCAGTTGATGTTACTGCCATAACTGGTAATGGCACTAATGTTACATACTCTACATCAGGAAGTAGCGGATTTGTTGGTGGTAAAAAGGTAACTGTTATTGGAGCAGATAATACAACTTATAACGTAACTAATGCTACTATACAGTTTTCTAATACGGCTTCTTCTTTTTATATTGTTAGCTCTGCAACTGGTGCAACATCCACTGCTACGGCTTACTCAAAAGTTTCTACTGCATCTAGTTGGAACTATGCAGCTGCAACTACCGCGGCTATTGACCTAGTTGAGTTTAGTGCTCTTACAAATAACTACTTAACTGCTAGTCAATATGGTGGAGCAGTTTCCTGGTCCAATACCATGTCATCTGCCTACAGAATAGAAGGAGTAGTTGCTTACGGTAAGGGATTAACTTACAACTTATTCTCGAATGAACGTGTGCTAGCACTGTCTTATGACTCGTTTGTTGACTATAAGCCGTTTACTGCTGTAGCTACTGCAATGTATAAAATCAATGGAACTCTTTCTCAGATGGGAATTACCACTTCGGGAGCTCACGGGCTTTCTGTTGGTGACCTAGTATATTGCGACTTTATTGCTTCGCTTCCTGAAGAAGACTGGGAATTTGGTTCTGGAATAGTTACAGTTGCTGCAGTGACGTCTGATACAACAATTAGAGTAAATAATCCTAATGGTAATGTACAGCCAACTTATACCATTACTCCCGCAGCAATAAATGGCAGAAGTACCAGCATCTACAAAGCTATCAGTCCGGCTATCCCTCTTGACCAAATTTCTTTCAAGTTTCCTGGTGGGGCTTCTACATCTATTTCTAACGTTGCTAGTGCGGTAACTACAGCCAGCTGGAGCACAGTAAATAATAAGTATCTTGCTCAGGATGCAGAAGTTTGGATGGCTGAGTATGTTAGACCTACAAATGGCATTCAACCACTAAAACCAGTATCCAAAGTTCCTATTTATGTAGATGCAGAAAAACTTAGATTAGAGTATGCAACTCTTGACTCTGCTAACTTTGCAAATGCTGTAAATATAACTTTGTCCATTCCGGCTCCTGTCTATCAACAAGTTAGAAACGTAAGCACTTACACTACATCTAACATTGCCTATATGAATTCGGTTGCTACCGCAACAGCCATCTCGGGTAACGGAACAACTGTAACCGTAACTGCGCCTAACAATTTTGCAGTTGGCGATAAAGTAACAATTACTGGAGCATCTACAGCTGCCTATAATACTATTATTAACTTACCAGTAGCTAGCGTCTCTTCGTCTTCTTTTACTGTTCTTAGCTCTGCAACTGGTGCAACATCTACTTGTACTGCCACTGCTTATAGACCAGTTCGTCAAATTATTGACTCGGTATCTTTATCTACCGAGCCTGTTGCATTCTATGGTGACTCTTCGTCTGACTACGCGTGGGAAGACCCGACGCTGAATACGGCATCTCAAATCTCGATTCAAGACCCTAAGAAGTGGGTAGATATTGACCTATCTACGCAAGCTGGGTACCTATCAAATCTTGACTACATAAGTCTTAAGCAATCTCGTTTAAATGAGCCTATGCTTGTTCAGCCTAGCATTGAAGCAGATGGGGACTATAGCTCTGACATTGGTAGCATATTCTCTCCAGACTATAACTATGAAAACTTAAAGCTTAGTAGCGGTATTATTTCTGTCTTTGACGGTGCTAACTACAATAACTACGAGTCTCGTCACAACTTGGCTGCTTCAAAAACTAAAGCAGTAAATCAGTTGGTTGCATCTACATCTACTGACTCTTCGTCTATTACTCTACAAACTGATAGCCTTGGTGCTACTTCTATCCTTTTAGCTGCAAACTCTATTTCTGCAATTTCTGGGTCTACTCTTTACGTAAATACAATTAAAACATTACCTACAATCCCTACTACTCCAGTAAGTTTCCCGACCGGTATAACTACGGCTGGCAACCTTACAGTGACTGGTGCTCTTACAGTCTCTGGCGGAACTACTTACTCTGGTGCAACAACATATGAATTTCTAAGAATCACTGGTGCTGGTGGTACTGGTAGTGGTACGCATGGGTTCCAGCTAGGAGCGACCGCGGGTCTAAACATTCAGATGGACCGTAATAGTATTCAAGTCTATAGTAATGGTGTTGCAGCAGATATAGATATAAACGGTTCGGGAGGGGCCGTCAAAATTGGAGATTCTGCATCCGCTGTAGTTATTGAAAATGGTAATTTACTTATTGAAAACTCCGGGGCAGTTCCTAGTGCAGCAACAGTTAATGGAGGTACCCTATTTGTTGATGCAGGTGCTCTAAAGTATCGCGGAACATCTGGTTCTAATGCGACAATCGTAAATGCTAATGGAACTATATCTGTATCAGTTGCAACATCCACAGTTGTTGGTGGTATCGAGCTATTCTCTAGTACAGTTCAAACGGTTGCAGCTGCATCTGTATCAGCTACTGCATCAAGAACTTATGGAATACAGTTAAACTCAAGCG